TGATCTATTGAATTTTGTTGGAAGAAACCACAAAATGCTGTTTTAAAGCTCTGATCTATTGAGTTTTGTTGGCTGTTTTAAAGCTCTGATCTATTGAATTTTGTTGGAGGAGAGTGCCCTCCCTCTCCCCCAATCCCACCCCGTCTAATCCTCTATCTTTCCGCATAGAACCTGCGCCCTACCGCCTCACTACCGGCATACGAAGAGCGCTACAAGCTTATACTCTGGCATGAAGTGTGGGGTGTTTGGAGATAATATCATTCCATAGAGAGAATAGAGAGTCTTCAGCACACGCCCTACCGTCTGCTCCTCCTATCAAGATAGATATTTAAGCCTATAATCAAAGCCAATAAAGAAAAGCAAAAGACCATTACGATATTATACTGATCCGGCCCGTACTCTAACATAGAACGAATACCAACCGACAGAAAATACAAGTCAGCCACTAATAAAAACCACCACATAAAATAAAAAAAATACAATAAGTATGCCCGAAAATACGGGGATTATAAAATCTAACTAATTGATAATCAAGCATACCTCATTTTTAAGAAAAATACAATAAGCCTAATTTTCAATCCATAGAGACGAAAAAGGCGGCATCTGACGCCCTATTTTGGGTCAGAAAACCGCCTAAAGTTTCGTTTTAGACCAATTTTAACGACATGATATAGACAAAATACCGGAATTATATCCAAACAGCCTTATTTTTGTTTCGATTTGAACCAATATACGCATTCCTACCTTGTTTGTCGTCGTGTTCACTCTCAGAATATCCTACCCGTAAATAGAAAGAGTAGGATACAAAAATAGGGCTGCTCCGATATTCGAAACAACCCTATTCCTATTTAAATACTGTTTATATTTTCCTTAACGTACGTTCTTGACGTATGAACTTTACGCTTGCACTTTTCTTTTCCGGTATCGGCATGATACGCTTCTTTAAGATCACGATACAACATAAATTCACGATACGCTCTTTTCCGCTTTTCTTTAGCTTCTTTCCTGGACAGACCGCGGACGTCTACCATATAAGATTTAAATTTCCTTTCCATGTTATTATATTGTTTATAATTTAGAGGTTGCTCCGGAATCGAACCGGACACGCATTCCTATCCTATAGAGATTTTATGCTACAACCAACAGCCCGTAATTAGTACGTAGTTCTTGCGTACAGGCCCGTACTATGTTGTTATTATATTTTCCGTCTGCTACACAATTTAGCCACAAATAAAGGCGATTGTGTCCTTGCGTTTTGATATAAGATGCTCCTACATGATAGGTTACATGCTCATACCCTGTAATTTAATCTACAGCCTTGTCCTATTTTACGTGTAGGCAAGTAAGACACGTTCCCGAACGGAGACAAACCTCGTACAACGGTATATTTTCTAAACTATACTCACATACCTAACATAAACCATACCTATTCGGATAGTCCATGCAGTAATACCGGCCCTTTAATTGCCAACGGCAAGGGCAATGGTATATCTATCTCCAATATGTAAAATAACTCTCTATTTTGTCAGCTTCAGTCTAAAGCATACGCGGGACGTGCACCCACTGACAACGGCGTACAGACACGTTTAACGGTACGCGTCAAACCTTTGGAGAGCTTAACGGCGCTCTCCGTGCCTTGTTACTGCTGGTTGCTTTCATGTGCGAGGTATTCACTTACACACTTTGCGATGGTACGGATTGAGTAAGAAGCGATTCGTGTCGCTACATAAGTAGCTCTATACTCGTCGGTTTCACGAGTGAGCCACTTTGCGCTGTTCTTACCTTCCAAAGGTTCGGGAGAAGCAAACCCAAAAGGCTTATACTCTTCACCGTAGGCGATATTTTTCACCTCTTTATTCTCGATACCTTTTTCCTTGTTAACCTTACTATCTTTGTATATTTTAGAATACAAGGTAAATTTTACGAAGGTATCGCCAACCTTTGGTAACATTTGGCTACACACGGCTACCAGACGTTTTTTATCTTTAGCGAGAGATGCAACCTTTACAGCATATTCGGCTGGTATTTCCAAGGCCTTGCAAATAGCCTTGAGATCAGCTCCATTTGCAAATAAAGCGTTGTATAACTTTACGGCACCAACCAAATTTGCAGCATTTTCTTTGATAACAGCGTTCTGTAGCTTGTTAATGTTTTTTTTCGTAATCATAACATTATGTATTTATTTGTTAAACAAGTGATATTCAATTCAATAGCCCACAACGCAGGCGATTAACAGATACATATATAGTTAGCCCAACGGGTACACTATATAGGCTCATCATGTTAACTTGCGATCTCTCTCGATCACGACGCAAATATACGACATTTATCAATATTACAAATATATATGCTATCTTTTTTTTGTTAATTTGTATTAATTTCGATTATATTATCTGATTATCAGCAAGTTATAAAAAACATACAGGAGCGGTATTACACGCGTACATTAATATGTGGGATATATGCTTATTTAAGTGGCTTATAATCAATATGTTATAATAACACATTGATTATCAATAATTTAAATAAATGATTGATAATCAGAGAGTTTGTAGGTTTGAGGTAAAAACGCGTTTCCGGTTTTCAAGCGAAGGGGGGTGTGGGGTAGAAAACGCGTTTCGGGGGCGGGAGGTTCGTGATAGGTACCCCCTCTCCCACATCACACAAACCTATTTCCCCCCCCCCTCTCCCCCATCACACAAACCTATTTCTGTCTTTCTCCCATCGCACAAACCTATTTCTCATTTTATCATCATCACACCCCCTCTCTCCCATCACACAAACCTATTTCTGTCTTTCTCTCTCCCATCACACAAACCTATTTCTGCCCCTCTCTCCCATCACACAAACCCATTTCTGTCTTTCTCTCCCATCACACAAACCCATTTCTGTCTTTCTCCCACATCACACAAACCTATTTCTGTCTTTCTCCCACATCACACAAACCTATTTCTGTCTTTCTCTCCCATCGCACAAACCTATTTCTCATTTTATCATCATCACACCCGCCTCTCCACGCAACACAAAAAAAAATAGGATTGATAGAAACCAATCCTATTTAAAACACGACCTTATTAATTTATTGAATTGAAGTAAGTTTGTGGTTTTCAAGGAAGTCCTTAAATTGGTCGCTTGATACGTCTATAACGAATCCAGCAGCACCGGCATGTCCTCCACCACCGAATCTCTTACTTACCTCACAGCAATCTACGCCGTCTTCTACGCATTTGTAAAGAGAGAACCTAACTTTTCCACCTGGCATGATACAGAATGGCATCAAAGCTTTAATTTTTCTACCGTCTAACCAGTCCGGTGTAAGAGAATCAAATACCTTAGAACCTGATTCAGCGGTATTCATCGCTACAACCTTCACCTCATCGACGTGCGCTTCGAACGAACACCTACTTACCTCATCTTCGTTTTTACCAGCCATGTAGTTAATTATAGCACGTCCTTCTTTAGCAAGATCATAAAAAATAAGATCAATTTCATTGTCTTTCATATTTTCTTTAAAGTGATCATACAAGTACGACAATGCTATTAACACATTCAATCGAATTTTTGATCTCAAGGCATACTGGACAGCTACTACCGTATCCCAGCCTAAACCGGATTCTTTATTCCACACATCGTAGTCTGACAGACACCGGACGATCGCCGGCACCTTCCCCATCAGCAGGTCGGCAGCAAGTGCGCACGCACCGGTACCGACTCTCCTCAACCCTGGAACTACGAACCCCCATGTCTTACTATCTTCGATAATCCCCTTATGATGATCTATCCACATCAGGCTCTTTCCTTCATCAAGCCACTTCTTGAAAACCGTTTTAGAATCGGCTCCAAAAGACACGTCAAGAACGTAAACAACATCTAAGTCACTCACCTTGCTGGTAACTTTCTTAACATCATCTTCATACGAATACGGGATATAAATAACATCCCTGTCTTTACTGTTTTCGTACATGGTTGCGATGGCTGCCGATACAACGCCATCTAAATCCGATTTATGATAAACTATCGCTGCTTTCTTTACTTTCATGATACAAACTTATATATTTGATACTACCGTCTTCTAATACCTCTATCTTTACAACATCACTATATGAATTGAAATTCCGATCTTTATCAATCCTTATATTCAGCACATCATCTACGGTTGCATTTTTTCCATCATCGGTTTCAATCTTATAAAAATCTTTTAAAGTGATTTTTATATTAAGACCAACACCATATGGATTTTCAAGGATATATATATAGCCATTATTTAAAATAACTATTCCTTCACTTGTATGTTCTTTGGACAATACATATTCTAAATCAAGATCTTTATCCAAAAACGTAGTAATTATCCATATAGTCAATACCAGCATTATAAGCACATACCTTATCCGAATCAGAGAACTGACCTGGCAGACCACTGGCGTCCCCGACCATCAACGAACATCCCTTAAGTTGACTGAAGTTCATACCGCGCATTACCGTGTCTTTACACTTCATAAGAATATCATCAATCATGCCCGTGTTAGGCTTCCTCATCGGATTTTGTTCGTCATTTGAATAACACAACCTTTTTTCATACAAGACGCCTCTTATGCCTCTCTTTACCGCCAGATCATGTACGCACCTCAGTACGTATTCTATCTTAGCTTCAATATCAGCTCCAGAAACAAACCCAGCTTCTACTCCTCCTTGATTGCTTACGATAGCAAATACCTTAACACCGTTCTCCTACATGAGGTCAAGAGCCTTATTCACCACATCCATCTTAATCCTCATATCTGTCAAGTCTGTAGCGAACGTATTCCCAGAAGCGGTTTCTATAAGCGTTCCATCAAAATCAAACAATAATATTCGTTTGGATTTTATATCAATATCTTGTACCATATCATTCTCCTTTTTCAAACTTGCTTTTCTTAATCTCTCTCGGAACCAGGCAGAACACACCATCTTCGTCCTTAATCTTCACAATATCATAAACCGCATACTTATTATCACCGATATCCCAACCCAGCGAAGACAGTACATCACGGAGGTAAATACGTCTATATTTCTCACCTTGTTTATTTAATAAAAACGATCTCTCGTCTTCTACCTTAGAAGGAGCTATATACAAATTAGAATCCAACACCCCTTTAAACTCAGCTCCTTCTTCCATACCAATCAGAACCGCATCTTCGATACCCATCCATTTCAGGTTATCTACCGATATGGTCATAATCCGATCTTTGCTAATAGAAAGCTTTCTGATTTTAGCTTCTTTTGTCTTAGAACCTACATAAACCTTACTGCTTAAAAAGTTTATCTTCATGATATAATGTTTTTAAATTGTATCGCAAATATACGTAATAATATTAACAATACAATTTAAAAAACAATTAAAATATGATATTATAATACGGGTAATCTTTTGAATTGCCTTGGAGCCAATTCGGATATGGTTCCGTGGAAAGCAAGACGAGAACCGTAGCTCGAATCCATGTCCGACGCATCGTAAGCCGCATCCGTATACGCCACGCCGCCAGTCGGACACGAGCGGTAACCGGAGCGCGCCAAAACAAGGGAGCTGTCTGATGTCCGACTATAGTAATCTGAATAATGCGTGGAATCGCTACCGCCAACTTGTGTCGGCACCACATCAAAAAACGGACCATTTTCGGCTGCTATATTTATTATCCAACCGCTGAAAGTCTCGGCGTTCACATTGCGAGTCGAACCGTCCGGGTCGGTGATTTTCCAAACTCGGTTGTTTATTTCTACACCTTCAACCCATTCACAGATACCGCCAAATACACCTTCAAGTCCTAAGCCGCAAACATACTTTGAACTTTCGTTTTCGGTATCCGCACCACCGGTTGCGTTGCTGCTTCCCGTTGTTGTAGCCGCACCACCGGTTGCGCCACCGGGTCCTAATACGCCTTGCAGGTTACGTGTTTTGTACTTAGCATACAACATCATAGCAATCACACAATGTTGTTGAAAATCTATCACCTGGAAACCGGTACCACGTGCTTTTGCGTAACTTCTGAAATCAGATAATGATACGTTCGTCGTAGGAGTAACATCACTCCAGCTATATAGTCTATTTGAAGACACATATCCTTTATATGCTCCAACAAGAGATTGCGGGACATGAATGTAAGTACCGTCGATATCATGATCAGCAAAATGATAAAGAAATCTATTATCATCCACCTTATACCACTTATACCAAAATTCTAAGAAAACGACCATCACATCACCTTCTTCTCCGGTAAGAACAGCCGGACTGCCATCAAGATACAAATTGCTGTTGTCTTCCTTCAACCTACATACAAAAACCTCTCCTCCTCCCATAGCGCTCTTGCAAAGAACTCTATAGAAGCCACTGGTAATCAACCTATATAAAAAATCGAAGTCTTCGCTTATTGTTATATTAGCAGGATCTGATACAGATTTATCAAAAACTATAAAATTATCAGTAGGGAGACCGCCCCCCTATTTTGTTAAAAAATCTTCTTCTCATGATTGTCTTATTTTGGGATAAAGATAACTTTTAATTTATAAACATGAATAATATGATTTTCGTATAATAAATCTATCTTTGTCAAGATATTAATTAACTACAAAATTATTTATGTTATGGCAGAATTGAAAATAGGTTTTGTAACCTTCAATCCGGGATCAGGTGATGGTAATCAGGCGGTTACCGTATCAGGTGAAAAATACGAAGGTCGTACACGACGCACGCAACAAGTAGAATTTGGCGCCGAATCTGGGGGAGTTAAGAAAAGTGTTACCATAAACCAAGCTGCGGCAGCTGAGTTTGTAAAAATAGATTCTACTGTATCCGTAGGAAAAGAAGGTGGTACTGTAACGATCAACGGTACAAGTAACTCAACTAAATTAACGTTCTCCTCAACTCCGGACAAGACTCATCCTCTGACGCTGAAAATGCCTGCCAGTTATCGGGCGGCAGGCAAGGATACCAGCAACGGCGCTGCTATTGCCAACGACCCTGGTGCAACAGAGGGCTTTGCTTTCAGTATCGTATTCTCCGGTATTGCAGCGAACACTAATACAAACGATCTGGTAAATACTCTTGAGGTGACGACCGCTGGTGGTCAGACAGCTAATACGGTTATTACCCAGACAGCAGGTGATCCGTTCTTGAAATTAGACAAGGAGGTAATTAACTTGGATGCAAACGGTACTTCTCAGACTATCAATGTTAGTGCTAACATAAGGTGGACTATCACGCAAGCTGTTTCTAAGTTGGTAAGGAAAGTAATGAAATAACAATTACTTACAGAAAAAGAAAAGGGGCGTCTATTTGGCGTCCCTTTTTTCTATGCATTGTATGTAGTATTTATCTTTTTGCCTACTGACAAAAATCTTTTTTAAAATCATCTGTTTTCTGATATGGACTCTTTTCCCGTCATCTAATTCCCTCCATATTTCATTAAAGATCAAATCTATTAATTCCATAACCTTCTTATCGGAGACAAGATTCTTCCTACCGGGGCTGACCCATCCATCATCAGTCATCTTACCGGCTATCCTATTAGCTATCCTGCTTAATTCACGTGGGGTGCTCATTTTAATTTGTTTTTAAATATTCTACCTTTTTCACACTGAAGAATGCAGTCTCTCATGGGATGATCTTGTTCGTGATCGTCACACATCGGAAATTCATTTCCATAGGGGAAAGCAATGTGCGGGCACTGCGCCCTGAACGCATCCCAGGCCGACTTCCTCACAGCCTCAGCCCCGGCACGCACGCCTTTCTCTCTCTCCTTGGCTGGGTCAGCATACACGTTTGAAATAGCTCTTTTCTTCCAAGTGAGCATATTGTATTGACATACTCCCATCGCTAAAGCAAATGGGATTCTTGGATACAAACGTATGGAACCCCTGCATTTCTGCAACCGGTATCAGAATCAATTATTAAAAAATACATATATGAATAAAAGAATCATTGATCCCCTGCTTAAAAGCAGGGGTTTTGTTAAAGATCGTAAAACTTATCCACCAGTTTCCTACCCACTACATCAAACTTCTGTCTATGAATTAAAGGTGCTACTTTAACGACGTTCTTCCTATTTTTACTAACATCGACATAAATCAGCCCGGCATAAGACGGAACTTCACTTACGTCAATCATATTAGGAGGACAGGCGTAGTAGAAATAGTTTGGAGGATAGCTTATGACACCACCTACCTTAATAATGCCGTCTTTAAGAACCTTATGTTTTTTATCCTTTTTGAAGTCGTTAAAGAAATCTTGTTTAGACATCTTAACCTCTACTTCATAAGCGTACAATGATCTTGTTATGGCCAGGAAGTCAGATTCCCAATCATATATATGAAGATTGTTAATAACATACATCGGATTACTTAACAGATCCCTATTAAGGATCTTAAGCATTTGTTGCTCTGGGTAGTTCATTGTCTTACTTTTTTTAGAGGCTTGTAGCGGAATCGAACCGCCATACGAGGTTTTGCGGACCCCTGACTAAACCACTCATCCAACAAGCCATGTAGCCCATGCCTGAATCGAACAGGCAACTTTTGATTAGGACTCAAAGGTTTTATCCGTTAAACTAATGGGCCAGATTCATGTTTGCTATGTTCGCACACCGCAAACACTGAGATAATTAACACTTTACACAAAAACTTATTGTTATCCAAGGAGGATTCGAACCTCCGCTAACAGAACCAAAATCTGTTGTGCTACCACTACACCATTGGACAGTGGTCCGGTAGGAGGGATTTGAACCCACGTGTAACCAACTACCCTTTCTACAAGGTATAAGCTTGAGGGGATACTACCGGATAAAATTTATGTATAAATCCTATTTTTACAAATATTAATTATGGTAGCGCGTGATAAATCAAAAATATCGGCTATTTCTCCATAAGACATATTGCGATTATTTCTCATATCCCTTATCGTTTTAGCCACATCATTATTTATCTTTCCACTATATAAATTTGACTCTTCACCCTTTCTTATTTTAAACAGCCCCAATCTTATGGCTTCCTTAGTATTATAAGAAAGTGTACACCATTCAAGATTATCATAGTTATTATTTAATTTGTTTCCATCTATATGATTTAAAACATTTAAATTTTCATCATATTTATCAACAAAGTAAATACCGACCAATCTATGAATACAAAATGATTTATACTTTCCATTTTTATATAAATTAACATAATAGTATCCTCCTTGATTTATCCTTTTCTTTAAGATCTTACTCTTTCCTGATTTAAAAGAAAAAACATCTCCGCAATCAGAAATAAAATAATCTCCATCATATCCTTTAATTTCTACTAATCTACTCATTTTATTGATTAATTATAGAACAAGTAGGTATCTTTTCAGATACCTACTCATAGGACTTAATTTTAGATACTCACTTTATTAAAAAACTCTCTCTCAACGCAAAGTTAAGTACTAACCTAAAATATGGCAAACCTTAAAATATAAAAAGGATTAAAATACCTACTTCTTTTTCTTCTTCTTTTTAGTGTCTTTTACTTTTTCAGCTTCGTTTTTCTGACTCCACTATATCACCGGCCTCTTCCTGAACTACATCCGTCTCAGGAATAACATCAGACTTAAATTCATTATTTTCATCAGTCTTCTCCGGCTCAGCCACATCTTTATCTGTCTCCCCATCTTTATTCAATTCCGGCTCAGCGACATCATTTTTGTCTTTACCGATTATACCTATTTGGTATCCTCTTAATTCTACTTGCATTAATTTCAGTTTCGATTCCAACTCCTGTATTGTTTTAGCTCCAATCGAAACCTCATTTTCCAAATCTCCGATTCTGATCCTGGCCTCAATCAATTCATTTGATTTCTTTTTTAAGTCAGATGAGATACTGTTTCTCTTTTCTTCCAAGTTTCTGATTTTGTAATTAGCCTCATCAAGATCAGATTTGGCTTTGTCAAGATCAGCATTGATAGCGTCAAATTCTTCCGTTTTCTTCTTGACGCTTTTTATCAGTTTTTTCTGATTTTCCTTCAAGGAGTCAATTTTTTCCTTAGACGTAGAAAGATCTTTGCCAATAGATAAAATCTCTTTATCCTTTGAAGCGATATTTGACTTAAGTTCGGAAAGCCTTTCCTTGTAAAAATCTACCTTATCCTGTATTTCCTCAATTTCTTTTGCAAGATTTTCGGATTTAATAGCTTTCTCCTTGTACATTGAAAGCTTGCTGTCTGTGATGAATGTAAAACCTAACATGCTCATTTTCAAAATATTTAAATATTACTTAACTCCGGAACTACCAAGACCTTTTTCTCCACGTTCATTTCCGTCTTCTACCTCAATATCTGTCACCTCTTCCAATACCATTTTGTATTGTGGAACGATTTCCATCTGAGCTATTCGATCGTTTTTATGGATTACGGTCGGTTTTTTATTGACTTTAGTAAGATTAACCATATACTCTCCTTTGTAAGTAAATTCGCATTTACCGGGCGCGTTAGTAACTACCACTCCCTCGTCAAAAGAGAATCCTGATCTTCCTTCTACATTCACGCACCATCCTTCTGGTATATTCAACTTGAATCCTGTTCCTATTCTAACAGAATAACCTTGATATAAGGTAATTGATTCAAAATCGGAAGGAACATCTATTTCCACTCCCATGTCATTCACCATCTTCACCACTCTATATGCACGAATATCACAACATGCATCACCATCATGTTTGTATTCAGGTGCAACGACATCAGGGTACAGTTTCTTAATACCTACCTTCACAGTCTTCTGATAACCTGGAGTCAAATACGATTCAGGTATTTTATTAACGACCTTATCTTCTTTTTTACGTTTGTTGTTCTTTTTAGAAACAGTATCCTTCTTATTATCTTCTTTTTCAGAAAGAAGTCTTTCAATATCTTCTAACTTATCCATATCTATATTTTTATAGTACAATAAACAATACCTTCTTTTTTTATATCCTTCGTTGATTCATAACACTCACGAAAAGTACTTATGTCTGCATCATTAGGATCATCGACCCACTCATCTCCTTGCTTATATTTTTCTCTGGTTTCTGAGTAGATCATACATAATTTATCCCCATGCTTCGCCATAATCCTTTCTTCTGTCACTTTCCTACGAAGTTTAATAAGGGGAAATCTTGTAACTATTTCTACCATCATTCTACACAATCTTTAAAAGCCCAAGAGATGTTATTCTCCTGGGCTGATGTTTATATTAAAATGGAAGGTCATCTTCTTCCATAGGAGGGAGGTTCGGCATCTGTGCTTGCGGCTGTGGCTGCGTCTGATGCTGAGGCTTGGTGCTCCTTGTAGTAGGCGCCTGGGCAGGTGCAGCAGGCTGAGCCGGTGCCTGATACTGTGCTGGCTGTTGAGCAGGCTGTTGGTAATTTTGATACGGAATAGCACTCGGAACAGACTGAGGTTGTTGAACCTGTTGAGGCTCGGCTGGCTGCTGGGTATAAGTCTGAGGAGCTGTAGGCTCTTGCTGAGTATTTCCTCCTAAACCTAATTTAGCCATTATACCGGCTCTGATATCTTTAATAGAAGCATTGAACCTGTCTGAATATTCAGTAATCTTCTGATAAGTAAAGTTGTTTTGAGCTGAATAATCGAGGCTTTTCTTGCCATCAAATCCTGTAACTTCAACAGGGTCAGGCCAACCATTTACGCCTTTTTTATAAAAACGTTCAACAAGCTGATCTTTTTCTCCGTCTACTCCGGCATATGCGATAATAAGCTCCGAAGGTCCAAACTCGTCATCTTTCTTCTTCTTAAAGACATTGAAATAAATTTCACGACTGAAATCGATGTTTTCGTAGTATTTTACGAAGCTCTTAACAAAGCCCTTGATATTTCCTTTTTGATTGACGAGAGGTATGGAAATACAATAGTTTTCATTAAGCTCGTAATCTTTTAATACGATAAGGAAATTAGTAATAGTATTTCCATTAGAGAAAGAGCTTAACTTTAACCCGATGTAGTTAATGTATCCAACTACTCCATTATAATACTCTTTCCAATATCCCGCCGGCTGACCGCTATTAGGATTTATGTGCTGAACAAAACCTTCTTTTGGTTCGTTACTTTTTTCATACAAGTTACCATCTGAATTAATATACAGATAATAAGTTGTACCAAAATTTCTGTTTTCTCTAAAAGCCATATTATTGTTTTTTTATAGATTATACAATGTTTGATTTAAGACGTATGTTGATTCGTATTTAGGATTGAACATCTTTATCATCTTATACTGATCAGACCAATCCATAACAGTATCTCCTTTTATAAGAGATTTTACGGATGAAAGTATATTTTCCTTACCGATAGAAAAATTAAAACACGGGCCTTCAAGCGCATTCAAAGGCATTGATTCCATTATCTTTTTTCTATTTCCAAAATCCTCAGACATTACTGTTATGCCGTTTTCTTTATCTACCTTAACATTGACAACATTATCCACTAAAGTCATGGAATTAAGAACCGATATAAGCAAATCCCTGTCGAACTTAACACTCGAAGATTTTTCGAATTTATTACATACGTATTCGTAGTTAGGATACTGTTGTTCTACGTTCATATCCGATATAATTACATTATCAAAGCATAAGAACGTCCTAACACCATCTGTGGAAATACTGATCTCCGTATCCTTATCAGATAGAAAGCGGTATAAGATGGAAGCCGCGACCTCGCTTAGCATAATCGACCTTTCTTCTACTGCATTAGCATACTCTTTCCTGTTTATAAACAGACGGAACATATCAGTAGAAACAATGTCAATATAGTCCTTCTTCACATTAAGAAGAATCGAGCATATAGCCGGTCTAAATTCATCCGATCCAACAAACGCAAAAGATCTTTTCATAGACTGAATGAAAGACGAGCTCATAACACGAATACCATCACCTACAGGATAAAAGAAATCAGGGAAAGCCTTATCCTCAATCCAAGTAGAAGAAAAAGATCCTCTATCGTATTTAAAAACGATACTGTAATCGTTTTTAATCTCTATCTCTATATCCTGGTTATGATTTTTAAAAAACGAAATAAGAGTCCCGGCATCTACTAAAAGAGAAAACTTATGGTCACAAGAAATATCAGTATTCACATCGAAAATATCATCCGTATATGTTATACGTTCGTTCATGGCTTGTATCCGGATATGATCAAAATATAAAGTAATTTTTATATTCGATGTGACACAATCCTTTAAGACCTTATCAAACATCTTTGAAATGCTTGAAAGTTTCTCATTCATTAGTATGCCAGGAACTCTTACTTTCATTTTTTTAAAACTTACGATTATGACTATCTAACACTGCAAATGTATTATTTTAAAATCTAATTTTGAATTAATTGGATTTAAAATGATTTAAAATAGATTAAATACTTCTTCTTGCTGCTTCTGCTATCAGCATTGCGTCAACTATACCGTCATGAGCGGTCTTACATCTTTCATTTTTAACAAACGTATCGTTTGGCCAAAGCCTTTTAGCGCAAGCTAATGACGTTTTCTTAGTATTTACCTTACTGGCTTCCATAACCTTATCAGAATGCGTCCAAACTAATTTCTGCCATGTTTTAGGGGCTATGAAATTAACGGAGCAACTTATGTCCGGAAATGCCATACAGAGGGATAGGAACAGCCCATGCAGTTGGCCTTTGTTCTCCATGAGAGAAGCTGTAGAGGACGTGCTGACCCCGTACAGGGCGTGGACGTCCTCTATGACAAACACTACCCTATCAGGATTGTTTTCTACGATCGTATCCCGGCAAAAAATATATTCTTTAGTCAAGTCTACCGGTCCTGAATTTGCTATTCTTGGAATTGAGATTCTAGATATTAGTTTGCTGTCTTGATCTATGCAAGCTATAGCTCCATCTTTTCCCGGATCTGCTGCTATATATAATACCATGCCTACACTAATTTAAATTCATGTCAATTTTGCCAATGCTGTCATCATCGTCAAAACCTCCATTGTCCGTAAGTTTGTAATCAATAGCTACAGAGCCGTTACTAAGAATGTAAAAACCTTTAAACATCTTTCCTATTTCAATGGGATACACGACATTTACGTCCCTTCCAATATCCTCAAACGGCATAGCGATATCTTCTGATTTAGCTTCCTTTTGTTTTGCTAATACACCAACGGGTATATTTTTACCTTTTATAGATGCGTATGTAACCATATACAGAATATCGTTATTGACAAACGCCCTATCACTACTTACCTTATCCAAGCTGATATATATAATGTGTTTTATAAAACTATCGATATCTCCACATATATTAATAGCTTCTACTTCTTTAGGAATAACGACTTCCACTTCTTCTGGTTTTATATTTTCCTTTTTCATTGCATTAGTCTTTTTGTGTTTTGTTTTACTTCTTCAACAAGATCCTGATCTTTCATCATCTCCTGCTTAAGTTTCTCATTCTCCTTAATTCTTTTCACCCTATCGGCAAGAATCTTTTTGTATTTCTTATCCGATATTTTTATAAACCAAGGACAGTTCCTTGATGGAATCCTTTTACATGGATAGTCAGTGAGACCGTTCGGTCTAAACTGCTCACATCGGTTGCATTTTTCTTCGCCTGTCATTGTAATTATATTTTAGGGAAACATTCTTCCAGTTCTCTATAAGAGCACTCTACTACAACAGAATCTCCTTTAGGGAGAAATACTAAAATAGAATCGATAGAAAAAACACTATCTACTTTCCTTACAAGTTGGCCATGCTTGTAAGAAGACATGACCAACCTAATTCCATACGCATCTGAATAAGATCCTTTCCTACATGGAAGTATATTTTCAACAACATAATCAAAACCTCCGATATTAACTTCATCGCCGGAACTGATTTCCATAATAGGAATCATTTTGGCTCTTCTGTCTATGCTTATTTTCATTTTGCTACTTCGAATTTGATTTGCTCCTTCGGTTCATAATTCCATACCTCAAAATCATCAGCTACAAAATCATAAAATCCTTTCCCTTCCATACGAGACGAGATAGTAACCTGCGGAACCGGGCCGAAGGGGGATCGACAAAGGAGTTCGTTTGCCTGCTCTTCGTGCCGGTCATATACGTGCATATCTTGAATGAAGTGCGTAAAAATAGCCGGCTTCAGGCCTGCGTCGTGAGCAAACATCATCATCAACGCCGCGTACTGTGCTACGTTCCATAGACCGGCAACAATAGCATCCTGGCTGCGCTGATAAAGCGTCATATACAGCTCATCTCCTTTAACAGATAAATTAATCTGAAACGCACATTCTTGAAGAGGTTTTAGTCCATTGGTTTCAGGATCGAACATGGATGCTACTATTCTTCTTGATGAACGATCATTCTTGAGTGACCAAAGAATGAAGTCTGTTTGGTTAAGAAAACCGTAAAGACCATCATGGATGTCTATCATACCCTCTGGAGCTTTACCGGTATCCATATAAACATGTCTGTTCACCATATCTCCATAACATCCTTCTATCTTTCCATTATCATCAGCCCACTGATCCCAGATATGAGAATGAAGATCTTTTAAATCAGTACTTCTCTTTCTCCATATCCAGATCACCTCATCTATAGCCTTCCATAAATTAGTAGGTCTCAGCGAACCAAGAGGAAATTCCCGACGAAGATCGTACTGGTTGCATACTTGCAGGATACGCCTCACCTTGACGCCTGTCCCGTCACCGTAGACCGGTCGCTTTACCTCTTCCCGCGGCTGGCTCATTATAAGAGCCAAATTGTCTTGAAATATTTTATCTACTCTTGCCATATTCTTATTAGGTACTTATATACTATAGTATCACCATCTCAAGGTTATGCCAACAAACAAGGATTATTGAAAATTCTAAGAGGAATGGTTATAAAGACGATTAATTTCTTCTTGTTCTAAACACGGACCACCTACAACTTTCTCTGTTGCTTTTCTTTGTCTAACAAAATCTTCAGCTTCGGAAAAAGTTGTAGCATAAATATATCCACCATACTTTTCTCCATTTATATCAAATTCTGTCACAAACTTCTTTTGTTTTTCTTCTTTTGTTTTCATAACTGTAATTTTTAAAAGTGAATAATTAATTGATTTATAAAAAAATAAAGCGGTGATAAACTAAGTTATCTTAACCAACAACCATCCAATCATCAGCCAACATATCTGATTGCGAAGCTAACCATCCGTTTACGATATTATCGTTAGCATCTTTCATGCACAGATAAGCGCAAAATTTAATCATGTTGGTTTCAGTTACGTCATAATAATCGTTTACGTATTTTTTTAACGAATCCGGCAATGACTTTACTTTATTAACTATCATATCAGTGGACAACCAATCTTCCGGGCGCTGGAATACGAACATACCTTTACCATTCCATCCGGCACGTGCAATCAACGCACCTTTTTTTACTTCTTCTAAAGCTTCTCCAAATTTCATAACTATATTTTTTATAAATTAAACTCTGCAAAATCTATTTCAGATCCGGTTGACAAATTAATCATTGACTTTTCAAGCTCTTCCATTGGAACCGGTTTCACAATACCTCCATTACCAAGAGTCCTTTTATAGAAGTTTATCACCACCTGATCGCTGGTTTTTACCGTCTTAGGAATAGGTTGACGAAGATATAATCCATCAAGAGACTTTACTCTTGAAAGAGCCGTATATAGCTGTCCTGTTTCAAAAGAATTAGATACGTCCATCATAGCCGCATCCAATGTCAGGCCTTGGGCTTTATGAATCGTGATAGAATAACCTATTTTTATAGGATACTGAATAATAGCTCCTACTACTTCAGATTCTATCTTATATCCGTTTCTTACGTATTTTACTTTCTCAAACGAACATGGTGTTATAACAACCTTAGTATGCTCATCATCTTTCGGTTTATCAAGGACTACTTCAATCTCCCCCCTTTTTATAGACAATACAGTACCAAGAGAGCCATTGAAGTACTCTCCTCCGTTTCTTGTTATCATAACTCTTGATCCTTCTTTCAAGAAAAGAGTTTTTTCAACCGGAGCATCTTTAGGATAATCACCGTTTATAACAGCTTCTAATTTTCTTAAAGAGCCTGGTAACGATGATATTCTCATTTCGTTAATAGCCGTAGCTTTTGAGTTGGTAGTTACAATCTCAACATATCCTTGATTATTATCAGACTGAATACATCTGCTGTTTATTGTATCAAATACATCATCATCCATCTGCCCTTCACGCACCTTATTAAGGACACTAATAAACTTCTCATCTTTCTGACGGTATATTTTTTCAAAAGAAACCATTTCCATACCAGAAGCCATTAGAGACTTGGAGCTAAAGAAGTAAGATGTATCGTATATTTCTCTAAAAAAATCCTCCTTAATTACTGGCGGAAGTTGAAATAAATCACCTACCATAATAAGTTTCACGCCGCCAAACGGGTCCTTGTCTCCTCTTGCATGACGAAGTATATCAGCTACGTTGTCAAGAAGATCAGGGCGAACCATAGAAATCTCGTCTATGATAAGATACTTTATATTCTGTAAAATCTTTTCCGAACCTCCGTTGAATTTATATTCGCAATTATCCATAAACGCGCCTTTTCGTATTTCAGGTATATACGGCTGCATTCCTATTCTAAAAAATGAATGAATGGTTTGACCACCTGCATTAACAGCAGCAACACCTGTAGGAGCTACAACAACCGCATTTTTTAATGCCGGTATAATACGCTTAAGGAAAGTAGTATTATGAGTTACAATATAATTATCTGTTATATACAACTCGTCTTTATTTGATACTTTTATACATACGCATTCAGAATCATCTACCTTTTCCACGCTTTCTATATACCTTGAAACTCTTGCCGGATTAGGAACATATCTTTCTTTTTTTCTTTTTAATGTAAATGCATTATCGTACATTTTTATTCTTACGGTATATTCATACACGTATTTCTTATCAGGTCTAAAAAGCGTATTTATCTTAGCTATTCCACCTAACGACTGTACAAGATCAACAATGTCTTCAGCCAATCTCTTGCTTGTAGTAGAATACGTCAATCTATTTCTTTCTTTCGAGCATGTTCCATCGGTGTCCATTAAACCATTTAACAAATGCATTCTCTGATCGATACTGCCAAGTTTATATTCTTCTGGTATAAATTTATACCCAGACGTAACATTTAGTCCTAAATCCTTTATCCTATTTATAAACCCACCACCTTTTGTATGATTTTTTTGAATCACACTGTATTGAGGACATGTGATGGCTGGATGTTCCTTTTTTTTACTCAATAGAAAATCTTCTCCAAGAAATGACTCTACTCTATTTCTTATTTCTACATCAGAATCAGAACAAGAAAAAATAGCCATATTACCATTTAAACTCCCATCACCTATAAAAACTCCCAATACATACGGATGTATAGAAAATTTCTTTTCTTCATATTCTATAGGTCGGCACACTGGAATTTCATATCTTAACGGCTGTTTTTCACCATTTTTTATTTTAACATTCTTCCTGATACCTGTACTTATAATTTCTTTTAGTGTACTGCATCTCGAAAATGGAGTTTTACCATAATGACTGGATAATCTATATGACCACAAATGCTCTTCATCGCAATATGTAAAATAACCATCATTCATAGTTACCTTATATACAGGTCTAATTCCCTGTGGATACACACCCAATACAGTCTGTTGTTTACCATCTGCGCCCATAACTTTATCACCAACCTTTATATCCCCCATATTCTTAAAACCATCTGGCGTTAAAATTTTAGCATACAAAGGCTGTGCTTTTCCACTTCCTCCTTTACCGGTTATAAACAGCGGTTTTGGTGACTTACAAATAGACTTAATAGCCTTTCCTTGTGCGACATTACCTTCGGACATAACTGAACGAAGAACGCACTCCATGATTTTTTTGTCGTAACTTATAGCCATCTTTTTTCTGATTTTGTTCTACAAAACAAAAGTATGAAAATAAAATAAAACCTAAAATATAAAATGAATTAATTAGGATTAAAAAGAAATAATAAGTTGGATAAGTAGTTTTAGATCAGACAGTAATATGATTTCGTATAGATATGGTTATGGCATAGTGGTGGCTAACGGGTGTTTCCGTCGATATTCTACGAGATTATCGTTTTTCGGCTCTGTCGGCGACTACTAAGAACAGACCCTCTCTCAAGTACCAAACATTACAATGATGAATACTGAGATATAGGATAAAGATAGGTATCATTATAGAATGATAGCTCTTCAAATGGTATATCCTTGAATACAGATTCACCATCTAATTCTTTATCATTGTCTACTGTTATACTAATATTAGGTAATGATTGGGCAGATATATCCATATTCTCTATCTTTTCCTTAAACTGTTCTGCCTTAACATACGTATAGATGTCTTCGCTTACCGATCCCACCGCTTTAGCCATCTCGCCGGCGAACTCAGCATACATATCCCGTACCTCATTAAAACCTGCCTTTTTGTCAGGAGCAATATTGTTATAGGATTTCATTCTCCTACTTACCATACCGCAGACCCCGGCAACGGACGTCCCTACCTCAGCACAGCAGGCTTCCGCATCAGCCAGGCCTGCTTTTACTGTGGCTATCTTCTCCTTACTCCATCCACTAACCTTGTCGTATGATTGTTTAAGACGGTTTAAGAACATGTCCATTCTGCGCTTCTTATCTTCTGCTATGATAGCGCGATAGTACTTTCTTACAATCTGGTTTTGTGTACTTCGCTCATATCCGTCCCAGAAGTCTTTGTGCGCTTCTTTAGCCATAGCAGAAGCTAATGACCTTGCTTCTTCTTCTTTTGTCTTTTTACGATCTATGCCAAGGATTTCGCCATCTTCGGAAACAACTTCATCTGCGTTTAGGAAACGTAGGATATGAGTGTTGTCTTTTAAGAAGAAATTGAAATCGTCTTTCTTACTTACTTTTTCTTTCTCCTCTTTCTCTATATCCTTTTCTCCAAAATACCATCTGTTTGTTGCTCCTTTTTTATACAAGGTCCAGGTATTTGCTATTTGCCAGAAAACGGCTCCATGCCTATATACCGGAATTAGCTTACCTATTGGGTAGTTATGTTCGTTTGCTTCAATGTAAGCACGAGGATTATCTACGTATGTTATAAATTGTACGTTTTCGAACCTTTTTACGAGCTTGTCTTGTATCGCCATACTGACAAGCTCTTTCGCTTTTGTTAGTCCTACATTCAAGTACAAGGCAATTGTTTTATTACTTATCGTCGAATCAATTAATCCATAATACGAGTGGCTTCCGTCTACGACATCAGCCTGAGAGTTTGTCTCTCCACTGTTCAGTACAGACTCATTGTTTCTGACTAAATTAACAAACATCGCCTCTCTTATCCTGTCAAGGACCTTTTCATGGTTTGTTATTTCATTTTTCTTTATCTTAATTAAAATCCTATTCTTTGGAAGATTCACTTTCCCACATCCGAGAGTAAGTTGTACGCCATTAACACGATACCTTCTTGCAACGAACGTACTATCCGTCATACGGAATAGCTCATCGAACATCGGATGTCCTGTCATGTTCTTGAACTTCGAATACCCGATTCCAAGTTTGTGAAGAAGGTCTTTCTGGTTTTTGAATCTTATTCTCGAATCCCGGCGGGAGATTTTTATCATACAGTATAAAGCATACAATTCCATGAATAGCGGATCATCTGACCACTGTTCCAAAAGTCTGAGACTTATGTTAATATTTCTACCTAATTGCAACTTCATAATCTGTAACAAAAAAAAATCGGATGGATTTTTGGGGATATCCATCCGATTTGTGTCTTTTTGCAGATAATCCCCAAAACCCCGTCACAGATGATGAAGAACAAAAATCAACAAAACATAACACTTAATATCTTGTATTTTGTTTTATTTTGTCTCTACATCTGTGACACGCTACAAATGTAGAAACAAAATTCAAGAATCAAACAACAAAAACTTATTTTTTTAATGCCACAGTGCAAATATCGGGATAAATCCTGAATCTGTTGTCATAAAATACGTTAATTTTATATTTATAAATTCTTAATCCTTATCTTTGTATCAAAACTATAATCGGATGAAAGAGTGTGATAATAAAGATGTTAGTAATAGAGCCTATAGGCTTTTAGTGCCTTATTCCGACACGGTGGATATGGCTAAGAAGATACTTCTGTTTTATAACGGGTATCTTATGGCTTCAGGCAATGAGAAGAATGTTATAGACGCAAGACATTTAAATCTTCTTGCTTATTATTTTGTGTTTGGGTATTCTTATGATACCAAGAAGAAGTTTTCTCATTGTTTCAGTACCGATCTTCAATATGTATCGGTTTTGGATACGGAGATGAAGAAAAGAGGTATATTGATTGACAGGGAGGGGAATTACAGGACCAGGTGTTTGTGTCCGGATATAGAGAACATGCGCCGTCTTTTTGTATTGGAAGGTTCCAGGGATCAATGTGCATTGGTTTCTTTATTTTACAGAAAGAAAACTTTTGATGCTGATGCCGAAGAATAATTTCCCTATATCATTTGAGTCACATATTATAGATGATGTGATGAAGAAAACTGGAGGCGTTTACGATCGAAATCAAATACGGGACGTTTTCAGGGCCAGTATCTCTTATGCCAATAACTTATGTACGTACACTGATAACGTGTCTGTGTCTGTCCCGTATGTAGGTGATATGGTTTGTAATCTTCATGAGATGGAGAGGCGCAAACATAATCTTGAGCGTCTTAAATCCAAGGTAGAAAAATTATCCAAGTATCAGGAAAAGGAGCTTCAGTGCCTTGATATTAAGATAAGGATGATAAAGGATGCTTATGACTCAGGTGAGATAAAAGGTGGGGATATGTTGATAAAACACAACAAATTATCTATCTTTAAATCTCGTAAGGGTCATAGTTTTAGTGAAATACAAAATATTCAAGAACAGGAATTTAATAGATAATGAAATGAAAAAGATTTTGCAAGCGGAAGTTATATACGATGCTTTTATGGATACGATATTAAAAAAACTTCCAAGAAGAAAAGAGGATTATCCTGATTGGTACAAAGAACGTCTTGAAAAGTGTGAAGGATGTAAATTCAACACCAAGAACGTTCCTAACTCTATGTTGCCTCTTTCTTTGTATGTAAGCAAGAAAATAGGTAAAAATCGTTGTTCGGTATGTACGTGCTTCATCAAGCAAAAGGCCTGGAGCAAGACAGAGGAGTGTGCGCTTGGGGAGGAGCTTTCCCGTCCTTCGTGGATGGACCGTCAGTATTCTATTGATTTTTATGATGAGAAGTCAAGATGGAACAGATTAGAGCTTATTACAATGGATTCTGATGAGTTTAATGTTATTTCTACAGATGACAAGCAATATAACATTGACCTATCTAAAGACGGTAAATCATTTGAAATCATTTTCGAACCGGTAGAGAAAGGAAACAGTATAAAGTTTTCATTCGTTCTTGAGTCGAAGCATGATATGAAGATAACAGCATCAGAGACATCTTGTGGTTGTACGTCATCTAATTTGAATATCATAGACTCCCGTCACTTTAAGTTCAATATAGAGATACATACAGCAGGATTTGGAATAGGAAGATTCGTAAAACATATGACCGTTCACTATCAAAAAGATGGGTCTCAAAAAGAGGAATCGATTCCGTTTAATTTTGAAGGCATTATAATTCAAAAAAGTTAAGTTATGGGCGGCTGTGGTAAAGCAAGGCATTTACAATGCGAGGATAAAAGGAAGTCCTTATTTTCTATGTTGCAGGCATCTTGTGACGATTTCCCCGATTATTCTGCCGGAGATATTCTCTATGCCGTACTTAGATCTTTTGCAAAGAAAAGAGGATTGTCTGTTTCTTTTTTAAGGACGTTGACAGACAGCGAGCTTTTTGAAGTGGCTGATTATAATTTATCAATGGAGTTGATGGACGTTATTATTCATGATAGAAAGGTTATTGACAATGAAGAAGATTGATTTTGATTCAGATATAAAGCATCTTATTTCTTATTACAACCATTTACTGTCTGCGCAAGACGAGGTGGGAGAGGATATGGAAGAGCTAACCAAGGATATCATTAGGAAGAAGGATGAGGAAAACGACATAGAGTTAGAAGACTTTATTGATTTGGAGGAAAAGTCGTTTATGACCAACTTGTATCAACAAGAGATAATGAAAGTATCTTCCTCTGTCAAGACCGTCTACAGGTTGTCTATTAACGCCGGTCATGATCTTAATATAGATGATGACAGCAAGAAGGTTCTTGATAGGATAGTAAACGACGGAGAATCAGATTTTATTATGTACGTTGACAATAATACTGATTCTGTTATGTTCAAGGAAGAATCTGTTGAGGAAGGAATAAAAAACATGTGCAAGTATCGTGTTGATCCATCTTCTCTTGAAGACAGGTTTAATATTCTTAAGTCTCAGTATGAGGCTTTTTTAAAAATTATCAACAATGAAAGCAAGAAAGCCGACTAACGATGATGCCTCTTACGTAGATCGAAAACTTCTTGTGTTAAGGGATCAGATAGATAAGGCTGAACGTTATCTATCTGAAAATCCTTGGGATAAAATAGAAGATTCCGATAAGAGGGAGAAAGAATTTAGGTTTCAAAAGAGCTTGTCTGATAGCTTAATGCAATGGACTGAATCTTATATTAAGATGTGTGGAATAATGGATGTCTATAATCAGCTTGAGGCTGCCAAAAACAAGAAAAGCCTAAAAGGAGGACAAACAGTATCAGGCATTCAGTCTTTTGTTAAGAATGAAGCTAAGAACAAGCTCGATAAGTAGTTTTGCCATGAATTTTAACAGTAAAGAACTTTATATAAATATGGGTAACGATATTCCGTTATGGAATGACCTTTATTCTTATGAAGAGCAAGACGATGATGTCAAGCAATTCTGGGAGAATGAGGCTATGAAACTCCTTAATGGCGTTACCATAAATGGGGTATTTATCCATCCTTGGCTATACTGGCATATTAATTTCTGGAAGATGATGATTGACGTAGGAGAAGATCGTATTCCAGGAAATTCACAGCTTCGTGATAATGAATGGATGTTTGCCGAATTTCTAAAGCAGGCTGAAGAAGAGAATAAAGGAATATTCATGTTCGGGTGCCGTCGTTTTGGGAAAGCCCTTCTTGATTTTGAGATACTTTATCTTGAGGACCGGGAAAAGATGATAGGAAATATTGTTGTAGGGGATAAGATATATGACGATAAAGGGAATTTGGTAGAGGTCGTAGGTGTCTACCCTCAAGGGAAAGTAACCACCTACAGAGTCGTGTTCGAAGACGGTCGTAACGTTATTTGTTGCGGAAATCACCAATGGCGTGTCAATCATGGCGGAAAATGGCATGTTAGGAGTCTTAGAGCCATAGCCGGATTAGATTATAAGAGTATGTCTATTCCAGTAGGTGAGGCCCTGAACTACCCTACGGCAAAGCTGCCGGTTCCGCCGTCGGCCTACGCCTCGATGCTGGCGGCTTATCTCGGTGGCTATAGTGGGGATATGTTTTTTGATAAATACGTTTGTAAGAAGTTTTTAAGATCGTCCATAGATCAAAAGAAAGATTTTATAGAAAACTTCATTCGTTCTTTCAGAAACGTAGTAACCGGAGAAGAAGAGCTTATGTTGTCTCATATTGACATGGATGTCATAAATTTTGTACAACGTATGTTTTGGGCTTCAGGTTGGTATGCTAAATTAGAGGGGAACAAACTTATACTATCAAGGAATCGTAAGGAATTAAAAATAAGATCCATATCAATATACGGGAAGGAACATGCCACTTGTATAACCGTTGATAATGACTCTCATTTATTTTTGACCACCAATTACATCGTTACTCATAATACGGCCATAATGAGCTCGTTTTTGGCTCGTAATGCTACAATGACGTACAATTTGACGCATAATGTTATTGGGTCAAGTAAGGAGGACCTTATGAGTCTTGGTGAGTATCTTGAGTTTGGTCTTGATAATATACATCCTTATCTAAGAATAAATAGAACAGGTAATGATTGGTTTAAAGAGGTTATTATGGGTACTAAGACGGTGAACAATATTCGTGACGTTCACGCTCGTATTCGTATTACCAATATTGATAGCGGTAAAGCCGGTGCCTCTCTTAAGACCGCATCTGGAACACCATATACATCTATTTATGATGAGGTAGGTAAATTTCCATTTTTAGCAGCATACTTACAAGGTCGTCCTGCCCATATGATGCACGGTAGAATGAGGGGGATGATGATATGCTCCGGTACGGGCGGCAACGTTGAAAAGTCTCAAGATGCTCAAAAAGTGATGAATAACCCTGCTGAATACGGGTTTATTGTCATGGATTATGATCTGCTTAATAAACGTTGTTTAAAACCAACTTGGCGTATTAGTCAATCCGGTTGTTTTGTTCCTGCTCAGATGTCTCATGCTTATGATAAGGAAACAACAACCTTAGATAAGTACCTTGGAATAGAGAAAGCTACAGGTCTTAAGAAAATAGATATTCAGGTATCAAAATTTGATGATAATACTAAGAAGATAAAATCTCGTCTTGATGAACTTGTCAAAAAGGATAGAGCTTTATACGTTCAGGAACGAATGGCATTTCCTTTGTCTATAGATGATTGTTTTCTTAATACGAATGTAAATAGGTTTCCTGTAGAAGATGCTTTGAAGCACAAAAGCCGTCTTCTTGAAGAAGGAAGACCAGGGAAAACAGTAGACATATATCAGACTGATGGAATGAAAATGGACTATCATTTTAGTGATAAACAGCTCGCTGATTATCCGTTCCAAGGTGGAAATATAGATGCTCCTATTGTTATATACGAAAATCCGCCTGAAGATGGAGGTATTTTTGATTTCACATACGTGAGTGGATGTTTACTTCCAGGTGAGAGAGTATTAACAGATAAAGGGTGGAAATACGTTGAAGATGTAAAATATGAAGATAAGCTTGTAAATAAAGATGGAGAATATGTTTTTATTAACAAAAGACTGTTATATAATAAAATAGATGAAGATGTGTATGATGTTAAAATGTATAATGGAGTTTCAATAACACGTTTTACGAAAGAGCATCCATTGTATGTTAGTGACAATAAACTTAAAAATGGTAAAATAATATGTGAAGATTTATTTAGCTTTGATTTTGTTAAAGTATCTGATGTAAAGAGTGGAATGTGGATTAAATATCCAAATATTTACAGAAAGGAGATATATCCTTGTAAAGAATTATTCCCTTATGTAATGTCTGATGATTTATGGTATTTAATAGGAGCTTGGATAGGTAATGGGTATTCAAGGATAGACAAACATCATGTAGGCATATATATAAGTACACATAAAAACAATGATAAGTTTATAAAGAAAATAGATGATATATGTAAATCATGTTTTGGTAAATATACTAATAAAAGATTCAGGGATAATAGTTGCGAGATATTTTGCAGTGTAAAGGAGTTTGCAATATGGATGGACTCCACATTTGGTAAATATGCCAATGGAAAATTTATACCAGAATGGGTTAAGTATATACCTCATGAGTATAAGGTTTCTTTTTTGTGTGGATATCTTGATACGGATGGTTGTTGTTATGCCGTTAATGGTAAGAAATTATATACTATTGAATATACAAGCTGTAATTTAAAATTATTAGAGAGTGTACAAGATATTTTGTTTTCAATAGGAATAGTTTCTAATATAAAAATTAATAAAAACGATAGATCTGATGTTATTCAAGGTCATTTTAAGAAAAGTAATTGTTTATATTATTTATCTTTTGGTACAAATGGTATATTAAAATTACTATCATTTGGTATAAGCAGTGTTAAGCTTGATGGTATTATTATTTCAGATAAAATAATCAAGGCTAAGAAAAAGGGGTGTTTTATAAGTAGTGATGGTAATTATATTTATATAAGGATTAAAAGTATAGAGAAGGAATTGTATTCTGGTCCTGTGTATAATTTTGATTGTGATACGCATACCTATTTATGTCATCACATAACTACCCATAATTGCGACCCCTATAAATCAGACAAGGCTGATACTGATTCTGTTGGTACGTTTTATGTACTTAAAAGGTATGTAAAAATCAACGATCCATTTGCTTATTGCATAGTAGCATCATACGCATCACGTCCTCCATCTTCCGATGATTTTTGTAGGAATTGTGAAATACTTCAAGAAGCGTATGGGGCTAAGTGTCTTATGGAGAATGCCGATCGAATGTATGAACTGTATCTTGCGAGACGAAATAAGCAGCTCATGTTACTGGAAGACGGTGAACGTCTTGCCGGTAAGATTATCCGTGCTGGCGCCCGTCAGAACAACAAGCTCGGTTTGGCTCCTACGGTTCCCAATCAGCGCATGCTTTTCAATACCGTTATTCAATATTGTTGGGAGGATGTTGTTGTCGGGTATGATGATGATGGTAATGAAATAACACAGAAAGGTATTTACCGTATCCCTGATATAGAACTTCTTGATGAGATCATAGCCTTCGGCCCTGGGGTCAACACCGACCGTATCATAGCCTTCGGCCACGCCCTTCTTCTGGCTAAGTATTATGATGATATGGGTTACATGCCTGAAAGTACGACTCAGAAGGAGAATCAAAAGAAGAGGGAACGTAAGAAGATGGAACAGGTTAAAGGATTTACGGTAAGAAGACATAACCCGTATAAAATAAGGTGACGAGAACAAATTCCTTATCTTTGTGAAAAATAGGATAATAGGATGGAATATTTCAATAGAGATCAGGCTTTTCCGGCCAGAGGAGTATTTTCAGGTTTGCCGGTGCAGGCTATACCTACCAAGAGAAAAACCAAGGAGTGGTTTAAAGCCACTATGGATTCTCTTGAATTGATTGGTTTGAAGCAGCTTGATGAGAACCAAAAGTTCAAAGATTTTTACAGGATGATGGAAGGGAAGCTGTCATTTATGGAGCTGAAAGATGTAATTCCTTATCTTAAGGATGTTCAGTCTATAAGGGACAACATAAATATTCCATCATTCTTACGTCATTATGATATAATAGGTACGATCGTAAACGCTTTTGTAGGATGGTTGGGCAACCTTTCTGACAAGTATAATGTAGTGGGATTGGACGAATCTGAAGTGAATCAGTATTCTGCCACGAAGGAAAATCTTCTTTATAATTACATTAGAGAGGAATTGGACAGAAGGGTTAGGCAAGAGTTATTAAATAGAGGATTGGATCCGGATTATAATAATTTTTCCAGCGAAGAAGAAAAGCAGGCTTATGCTCAACAGATACAAGAGGTGAAAGCATCTATGACCCCTCCTGAGATAGAGAACTTCATGAATACAAAATGGAAGACTGCCGAGGTTATATGGGGTTCTCATACGCTTGAAGCAGACAGGGGGCGTTTTTACATGGATGAGATAGATACCGAGAATTTCATTGACTATCTTCTTACCGGTCGTTGCTTTAGAAATTATCATGTAGGATACGACTATTATAAGCCGGAGAGGTGGTCTCCGTTGAATACGTTTTATTCTAAGACATTAGATAGCAAGTATCCTCAATATGGGGATTATATTGGTCGTGTTCATTATTATACTGCCAATGATATTATAGTAAGATGGGGGCATCTTCTTACGGCAAAAGACAAGCAAAAGCTTATAGGAGGTGCTGATAATTTCAATGGTACTTATAACAATGGTGATAATGGAAGCTATGTAAGTTTATCCAAATCGGCGAGTGTAGGGATGTTATATCAGAATAAGGTAATACCTTGGAAAGGATATAATGATTATGCTTCTATAAAAGCTTATGAGGATTATTACGGTATTCCAGCCGGCACATATACCGGATACGATAGTAATGGCAACGAATATCACAGAACCAGATTCATGCCAAATTTAGAGCATGGTAATTATTATAACCGCGCCCAGAGTTTGAGCGACGAGCATGTTCGTAGTGATTTGTATCAGGTAACTGAATCATATTGGGTATCCCCGGCTCAGGTGTATGTAATTACCTACCAAACTGAAACCGGATTAGTAACTACTGAAATGGTAACCGACGAGCTTCTTCAAGACTTTTTACAGGAAAATGGTATTAAGAAAATTACCAGGACCATGAGTAAGGGAATGGAGAACCCGGAGATTAATACCTATTTCGTAGATTACGTTCCACAGGTGAGGTACGGAGTTAAGATCAGTGGCGGGGCTCTCGCTCAGGACAACCTGTATCTGGATGGAGAACCTATCGATCACCAGATAAAAGGGGATAGCAATATCTATGACTTTGTTCTACCCGTTGCCGGATATATCGGTACTTCTATGGCTAACAGGATTCAGCCGTATCAAATATTTTATAATTTCTCCATAAATCAGATAAACAATATTCTTGAAAAGGAGATCGGTAAATTCTTCTTAGGGGATATAAATCTGGTTCCAAGTGAATACAAGGATTTGGGTGAAGATGTGGCTGATATATGGGCTAATCTTCTTGATGTAGCTAAGTCTGTAGGTGCTCTGACATTAGATACCTCATCTCAAAACACGAAAGGAGGTGTTCCTTTCAACCAGTTTGCCGTCTATGATTTGTCGCAGACAGAGCAGCTTAAAACAAGAATGGAGCTTGCTGAATGGTCGAGGATGAAGTGTTTTGAAATGGTTGGTATCACGCCTCAAGTAATTAACGGTCCCAACAGGTATGAGACCGCCACTGGGGTCCAGCAGGGCGTTACGGCATCTATGTTACAAACACAGATATACTTTGATAACTTCGGTTACTTCAAGAAACGCGCTCTTGATCTTCATCTGGCTGTCGCTCAACAATGCCAGCAAGAAGGAAAGGATATTTCTGTAATGTACACAAAAAGTGATCTTACCAGGGCGTTTTTATCTATAGGAACCGACGGTCTTAGTCTAAGGCATCTTGGTGTTCAGGCATTATCTAATTCCAAGAAAAGGGAAGAACTGGAGAAATTCAAGACCTTTATGTTGCAGCTAAATACGGCCGGAGGAGACATTTACGATCTTGCATCTATCTTCACATCAGATTCTATGGTAGAGCTTATACAGAATGCAAGAAATACTCGCGCATACAACGAGCGTCAGATGCAGCAGCAACAACAGAATCAGATGCAGCTTAACCAGCAACAGATACAAGCTGAAGCTGCTGAGAAGGATAAGCAACGTCAGCATGAACTTGCTTTAGAAGACAAGAAAGGTCAATACAGGATACTTCAAGAGAAGATCCAGGCGGCAGGCAGGGCGGCAGACGCCAAGAGCGACGCCACCTCTCTCAATTTCCTGGCTTCTGTTTCAGATCAGGCCGTAAGGCAAGCTGATATAGAAAGTAAAGAAAGGATAGAAGATAATAAAATTGAAAACGATTCCAAACTTCATGATGATGAAATGAAAATAAAAATGGAAGAGTTAAAATTAAAATCTAAAGAACTTGCTCAGAGAGCAAGGGAAGATGCTACTAAAAGGTATGTAGCAGGAATCAATAAAAATTAAGGATTAAATATCCCCAAATTTCATTAGAAAATCTCTAATAAAATTTGGGGATATTTAATTTTTAGTGAAGATTAAACACTTATAAGTTTTTTATCTGAAATATAGGTATTTAAATATTTTTGCAGTATGGGAAAATTAGAAAAAAATGGAATAGTAGAATTGGACGATATTTTTAGTATCGGTCCGGTTGATGATGTTTATAATAGGGAAGAAGATATTCTGCCTATTAATGGTAAAGATGAGAAGCCTATAGAAGAAGGTTCTCATATTAAAGAAGATCCGGTTGTTGATCCTACTCCTGATCCCAAAGTGGATGAAAAAGGAGGAGATGGTGTAGTTGATAGCAATAAGAATATGGTAGATGTTCCGGTTGCCAATTACAGAAAAGTATTGGATACCCTTTCTTCAAGAGGTATTATTCCTGATTTGAAAGATGTGGTATTTAGCGGTGAAAATGGCGAAGAGCTTACTATTAATGATCTTGATTTTAGTAAAGAAGATTCATTGTGTGACATACTGTCTACTATTTTCGAAAGTCAGAAAGAGGATATTATTAAAGATAAGATAGATGTTACTTCTGTTTCTGATATTACTAAGAAGCTTATTCAGGCCGATAAGGCCGGAGCTAATATCGTTGATATTCTTAAGCAATATGATACGAATGTCGCTCCTATAGAAAAGCTTGACATTGAAAACAAAGCAGATCAGATAAAGATTGTTCGCCATTATGTTGATCTTCTTGGGTTGCCTAAAGATGAAGCTGATGAGTTTTTCAAAGGCATTATCAATAAAGGTGAAGAGTATGTTGAAGCAAAGGCTATAAAGTACAAGGCTGAGCTTGATAAGAGAATGGATGATATTATCCAGCAACGTACTAAAGAGGCTGCCGAAAAGAAGGCGAAGGATGCAGAAGATTTTAGAAGGTATAAGAAAGACCTTAAGTCTTCTATCCAGGCAAAGTATCAGCTAAATGACACTATGGTATCTAAAGCTCTTGATTTTGCCCTAAAACCTTCTGAATCGAATCCCGGAATTACCAAAGCATTTAATAGGGTAAGGGAGATGATGATGAATCCGGAAGAAGCGCCAGATTTGATTATGTTTCTTATGAATCCAGGTGAGTTCGTAAAACAGAAGTCAAATCAAGCTGTAGTTGATGAGAAAAAGAAGATTTATAAGCTCATCAGCCACACAAATAAAGACAAGAGGGTAGCTCCGGTAGATGATAAAGGTGATCAAGTTCAAGGTGTGAAGTTCGATGAAATTAGTATAGATTAAAAAAGATTAAAAAGTTTTTTCGTTCATGGCTAATGTACTTTTAACAAAAAATTTCCCGGCCACCATGAATGGTGACACGGTGATTGGATATACCGACGCTAAAGTCGTTAAGCAAAGTATCGTAGAGCACGATCTTAGCTCTTTAGAAGATTGGTACTACGAAGATCCGGATAAGAACCATCTGGGTATGCTTGAGTTGTTTTCTAACATTACAAACTATCCTCTGCCTATGTATATGGGTATGATTAAACAGGATGCTACTATTACCGTAAATGGTATCAATGGTTCATTCCGTTATGATCTTCCGGTATCAGAAACGTATGAGGTGGTTACAGTAGAAGACACGTCTTTGAAATATGCAAAACCTGGTATTGATGAAAGCTTCTTCGAAATTGTGTTGAATGCACAATTTAAACAAGGAGATGTTATTACTTATGATGTGATTAACGGTTGTCAGGCTCTTATCTCCACAGAGCGCCCTCCGAAACAAGAAGGTGAAAACTGGAGATATTGGTGTAAGCTGTGGGGCCGTTCCCGTGCTAAATACTTCCCGAAAGACATGCTTCGTGCAGGTATTAAATATTGGAAGGTAACAAACGTTCTTGGCGAGTTCTCTACTCAGTTCTCTGGTGTAGGAGGTGCTTCTAGGGCTGGTTCTATGACTTGTGAATTTACGCTTGGTGGACACCGTGGTGTTGAAGGTGAAACAACTATGTACGCTGGTATTAAGTCTTTGGCTTATGCGGATGAACGTACACAGAATTTCATCGATAAGGCTTATCAAAAAGTTCGTCAGCTTTCTGAAATCAGAGGAGGTGATGCAAGTTATGCCATTATCGGTTCTCGTCTTGGTGATGGAAGCATTGATATGCGTACAGCTCGTGTAGCCAATACAGTATCTTTGTTTTGTTTGGCTGAGTTGGCTAAGATGGAAGCATACGAACTTATGTTCATGCGTGGAGGTAGAGTCAAGGGTCATAATGGTGTTTTGATGAAAAACGAAGGTTTGTACCATCAACTTCGCCGTGGTTTTGTTATCTCATATGCACGTCCGGGCGGTATCAAGCGCGAACACTTCCTGGCTGCTGCTGACTATATTTTCCGTGGTCGTAGCGATATGCCGATTGAAAATCGTGTAATGAAATTCAAGGTAGGTGCTATGGCCTACAAGAACATCGTTGAAATCTTCCGTGATGAGTTCTTCTCTCAATTGGGCGCCTTGGCTCCGCTTATGGGTACAGAACGTATTATCAATAATCCGGTAACAGGATCAAACGATGCTCTTGAATTAGGAACTGTAAAGATCAAGGGTGTTACTATTCCGGGTATTGGTAAGGTCATTGTAGAACACGAACCTTCTTTGGATTACGTTGATATGGTAGATAGAAGCCAGTTGGTAGACGGTATGACTCCTATCACATCATATTCATGTATTATGGAAGACTTGACCGCTCCTGAATACTCTAACGCATTCGCTGGCATCCCTGCTTCAGCCGAAGCTCGTATTGGCAATATCAACAGCAACGTATTCTACGTTAAGCCTGATATCGGTTCTATGTGGTGGGGATACGAACAAGGTAGATGGTCGTCCAGAGTATCGGCTCAAGAAATTGTATCCAGCCATCCTCGTATGTCAGAACAATTCTGGTGCCACTCTGTATCGGCTTGTTGGGTAAAAGATACCAGCCGGTTCGTAACAATTGAATTGTTACCAAGTTCTTTGTGATCATAACTTTTAGTATTAACTTGCGGTCGGCTTTAAAACCGGCCGCAAATTTTGTTTTTTAGGATATATAAAAATGGGAAAAAAGATTTTTGAAGAAAGCCATGAGTCCAAGAAACTGCTGGCTACCGTAGGAGGAATGAAGATATATTCCGACTCTATTTATGTTATAACAGGTAAGATGGATGAAGAAGCTCCTTCCGGATATCAGGAAAGAGGTATTTCCAAGACTCCTTTCCCCGGAAATAAGACGGTATCTTGTTGTGGATGGGATAAGGATCTTAGGGTGTATGATACCGGTTTCTTCATCAATTCAGCATGTTATAAAGGTTACTCACTTGAAGACAAGAAAGCTGAAATGGATATGCGTATTAAGAATATTCGGTATCCGTTTGAAGAAACTGTCAATGAGGACCTGGATCAAAAGAACTTCGATTTCTGGGATTCTTACAGAATTGACTTATATGATGGTCGTTTGTTCTACACTAACGATGTTCGTGATTTATTTGAGCTGTATATAGCTATTTTATCCAAGTCTCTTACTCCTAAAGAGGAAGACGGTAATCCGATGTACGTTGAATCTTATTATTGTGTAGAAGACAAGACTACGGCCGTAGATATCAGGAAACAACGTCAGATTGACAAGGCTGATATTTTATACGAGTTCATGAACAAACTGAAAGGATCCGAGGCTGAAAGGAGAAGCATCTACGATCTGCTTTTGTATCTTGACATCATATACAGCGTAGAACTTGATCAGAGCATGGTTCAATACATATTCACTAATTGGATTGACGCCAAGAATACGAACGTTGATATGTATAAAGAAGCAAGCTCAAGGTTCTTATCTGACGACGAATCTTCTGAGGGAATGCAGGTGATTAAATTACATCGTATGATCAGAGAAATGATCGAGGGCCTGGCTGTCACCGTCAACACCGACGGACTGTATCTGAATGGCGAGCTCCTGGGCGCCGACGCCATCTCTGCGTCTATGGCTCTTGCTTCCAATAAGTCGATGTTAGAAACCAAGTCACGTGTTCTGGAAGCGTATAATACTTTAAAGAACAAGCATAAAAAAATAGAAGGAGCTAAGTCTGACAAGAAGAAAAAGGAAGACGAAAAAGGCTTTGATATTGATCAATACGCTGATAAAAAAGAATAATTTATGAGAATTGTTGATTGTTATCTTCGGGCCTTACAGAAGGCTGAAGAAAACATGACCAACGGTGGTATAAAACTTGACAAGGCACGTTTTGTTCAGCTTTTTAATGACGAACAAAACCGCCTTGTTCGTTATATCCTTGATAAGAAAAACGAAGAGGATATACGTTATATCCAAAAGTTGGTTGTGTACTCAAAAGAACTTGACGAGAAAGAAGATAAAGATAATCCTGAAGGCACTTTATTTTCATTGCCTTCTGATTTCTTTTCTTTTTCAAACATATCAGGCGTATTTACCAAAGGTGAATGCACGGTCACTGATTTTACCATGTGGGAGGCTAAGAACGAAAACCCGCATGAGCTTCTTGCCGACTTTTTTAACAAACCTGATTTTGATTTTAGGGAAACGTTCTACACTATAGGCGAAGATTCGGTAAGGGTGTACAAGTCTGGTTTTGATGTAGACACCGTTTATCTTACGTATTACCGATATCCGAAGGAAGTTGACATCGAAGGATATGTTAAATCCGATGGTTCTAATTCAACCGATATAGATCCTGAATTAGATGACAAATTAATTGGTATTATCCTTAACATGATTGAAAAGCAATTTGCTTTGAATGAAAGCGAATACGGACGTTATCAAATAGATTCAAACAACGTCCAATCTCCTTTGTAGCAGAAGGAAGGCATACTCTGAATTAAATATTATCAAAAACGATTAGAAATTAATTAATCTCTAATCGTTTTTGTTGCTTATATGACTATCATTATTTTTGATGCAGATAACAGAATATTAATTTTAAAACATTATAAGGCTATGGCTATCCATAAACCGTATGACAGACATATTATCTGTCCTCCGCACGCTAAGTTGGCGGACGTAGATTCTTTGTTGCTTCAAGAAGGTCAGATCGCTATCTATGATTTGGATGGTGAGCAGACTAAAGATGGTTTGAAAGCGTTGACTGATTTGAAGGGTTATCGTAAGGACGAACAACGTTTCCAGATCAGAATCGGACGTAATGAGATGGTGAACGACCGTGTATCTGATGATAAATCATTCTCTACACCTACGTTTGCTATTGATGAAATTATAGAAGTGTATGCTTCTGCTCCGAAGAGCAAAGAAATTAAAGTAGATGAAGTTATTTTCGGTTATAACGGAATTGACGACAATACCGCTATTACAGCAAGAAAAGGCGATCGTATTCCTATCCATATTAAGCTGACAGGACGTTTGTTCGAGCTTCGTGGTTATCCGATGGGTGAGGTGAATATCGATGATTACATTATTTTCGAAAACTGTCCAGGTCGTGAGGATATGTGCTCAGAATGTGATCCTTGCGAAGATGTTGATATTTTGGCTGCTATCTTGAAAACAATCGAACGTATCAAGAATCAGCCGATTGCAGGTGGTGGAAAGGTAGGTGATTTTGTAGAAATCCATCCTATCCATTCTTGTGACGAGTTGAAAAAAACTCCGGTGGAAACCGACATGAATTTCTATTGTATGGAAATGTGTGATACCGGTGATGCTTATGCCCTGGCTCAGCTTAAGGCTGCTTATCCTGGTTTGGATATCAAGAGAGTCGGACGTCATCTTTCTACATCTAAATATCAGGTGATGAAAGAAGGCGGTAAGCCTACTGATTATACTCAAAAGCTGTCTTCTATTATGAAAGGCTGCGAAGAGTGTCCTGAAGGATATACTAAGGTAGATGGCGGTTTGATCTATGCCGTAACGTTAGAGGATGATGGTGTTGATCGGTCTACTGTAGTAGAAAGCATTAAGAATGCCGTTAGGAGCACTGCCGAGAAAACAGCAGCCCAAGATGGCGGAGTAGGTATGTACACTGTGGCCGTAAGCAAGAAACTGACGAAGGCTGATATTGATGCATTTGTAGAAACTAATCCGACAGCCACAGTAACGTTCGTTGCTAAAACAGCAGATATGTGTAGTAATCCTACTGTTACAACTGTTAGATGGGAAGCATGTGGGTCTTGTAAGATTTCGAAAGAAGCTTATGAAATTACGCTGCCGGATGACGAATGTGGTGGTAGTGCGAAAGAAGAGTTGCAGGCCGCATTCCCGTATCTGACAATCGAAGATTATGGTACACCTGGTGGATGTCAACACAAGTTTAAAACAACGGTCGTAACTAATATGGTTTGCGATGAATGTGATGACATTTTCAAAGATTTCTTTGTATCGAAAGCCCCAGAATCTTATCGTGGACGCAATTGGAAACGTTTGGGTGCTGTAGCTGGTGATAGTACAATTATTGCCGATCCGTTACCTAAGAATTGCAAATGCGGTATTTTGTTCCGTGGTATAGATTATATGATTTCTCCGTCTGACTGTTTGATTGACCGTCTGACATTCCAGGAAGGATCTGTTCGTATTGCTGTAAATGGTGGTTATCCGGATGAACAACGTGAGGCTATCAGCACGTACTTCAACCCGATCCACACAGAATACAAACAGCACTGGGCTCCGCGTACTCACCTTGGAGCTGAATTGCTTGATAAGGAACGCGAACAACGTATGTTCTTCGACTTCCGTAAGACTCATCAAGAACTTATGGAACGTATGTTTACCAACGAAGAAACCCGCTTAGACCTGTTGGCTCCGTATGCTGATTATTCAGTAACATTGAAGCCGGCACGTTACTCTAACGGCTTCGGTAGGGTAATTGATGATCATATTACAGTACACTTCCATGTACCGTATGGCGCTCACGAAGGTATTCAAGACCTTATGGACTTGTTAGCTGCTTCGGCAAATATCAAGCCATGCAAGATTTGATTTTCCTTTTTTCTATATATCCCAAGGGGGAGGAGGCTGGTCCTCCACCCCCTTTTTTTGTAATAAAATAATTTGAAATAAGTTAGTTTCATATAGCACAAAATAATATTAAAAATAATAGATTCTATTCTGTAATACGAATGGAATATGTATCTTAGACATATGATTAATAAATAACATTTAATGTATTAAAAATTATGAGATTATTATATAAGTTCAACATAGGTCAAAATGAAAATATATCATCTTTGTGTAAGATTAGCAATAACTTGTGCAATCAGGCGTTATATATTTTCAGAGAAACACTTTCCAATGAAGATAAGTGGTTATCCTATTTTGAACTTGATACTATCATGAAGAATACTAAGAATTTGGATGGGAATATCAATTACAAATTATTAAAAGCGCAATGTTCACAACAAGTTCTTCGTATTCTTGATAAAAACATTAAAGGTTACTACAAATCGGTCCAAGATTACAAAAAACATCCAAATAAGTATAAAGGGAAACCGGGTCTTCCAAGTTATAGGAAAAGAGGATCTGAGTTTAACATGTATTACACGAATCAGAATTGTAAGATTAAAGATGGGAAAATTGTTCTTTCAAAGGAACTTTCGATAGATATTCCTCAATATGAAAAGTACTCTGATTTGATAAAAAATTTCAAACATGTTAGAATAAAGCCGTTAGCGTGTGGATATAAAATAGAAATCATTTATGAGGTAAAAGATGCTGAAGTATCTAAAGGTAGAGAAGAGAAAATAGCTTCCATTGATTTAGGAATAGACAATCTGGCGACTATTGTCAGTGAGGATTTTACTATCATTTTTAGTGGTAAATTTGTTAAATCACACAATCAATTATTTAATAAAACACTTGCTAAATTAAATAGTATCAAAGATTTACAAAAGATAAAAGGAACAACAAGACGAATAAAGAAATTATATTATGATAGAGAACAGTACATGGAAGATGTCTTTCATAAAATCAGTAGAAAGATAGTTAATTTACTTATCGATTCCAAGATAACAAAATTAATTGTAGGCTACAACAAGGGATGGAAACAAAATGTAAATATGGGTAAAAAGAATAACCAGAAGTTTACACAAATCCCTTTTGCGAGATTAGTTAGTTACTTAGAATACAAATGTGAATTAGTTGGTATTGAAATAGTTATTCATGAAGAATCATATACTTCGAAATGTGATTCTCTTGCATTTGAGAAGATAGGGAAACATGAAAACTATTTAGGAAGAAGGAGAAAACGAGGATTGTTTCAATCCTCGGTAGGAAAGCTCATTAATGCTGATGTAAATGGAGCATTAAACATTATGAGAAAAGTAGTCGGTGATTCCTGTGAATCAATTCGTAGGATAATTGATAGAGGGTTATTGTTTAACCCGGTAAGGATTACGAATGTATTTTGTTAATAAGGTGCATTCCTAGACTTATAAAGAAATGTAATAGATTTTATTGAATTTAATATTTTTTCATAACATGAATGGCGTGGATTTTTTAGCCGGTGCCTTTGGTAGGGGCATTGACAAAATAACCAACATAGTTGGAAAATGGGGTTCCTCCCAACCGGTAGATGACAGCAAATCCGGTATAAAAATAGGGGACAAAATCTACCAAGTGGTTGTGTCCTTAAATGGCTGTTATTGGTATCTTGACGAAGAAGGCAAGAAGCATCCTGTTTCTGGTATTCCGGCCACAACCGAATGGGAGTGGATTAACATAGCTGAGAAAGTTCTCAAAGATTTCAAAACATGTTACCGTACACCTGGTGGAAAGGTTGAAGTATGGAGTTGGTATCTTCTTAACGATCAGATGGATGTTCTTAAAGAAACCCATAGAATTACCGACAGTACCGACATGGATAATCCGGTAGGTAAGGTTCTTACTAAGATACCAGATGAATGGGTTATGATCGACTGTGATCTTCCTGATATGACGGAACGTGATATTACGTTTGTAAGTAGATGTTATAAGACTCCGGATGGTAAGGTTGAAATAGAAGGATTGGAAGCCATAGATGATAAGATAAGCATTAGAGAATCTATCTATACTGTTATTCAGTCAACTGACGATAATTTCCCTGCCGGGCATGTTTTTAAGCTAATTCCAGAAAATTGGGTTCGAATGGTTTGTGACTTTCCTGACATGACAGAACGAGATGTAACTTATGTTCTTGAATGTTACACTACTAAAAAAGGGAAAGTACAGGTAGAAGGCCTGATAGCCATAGATAATATTCTTGGATCCAGGGAAGAGGTTTATACTGTCCTTCAGTCAACTGATCCTGATATTAAGGTAGGGACCGTATTGGATTCCATACCCGAAGATTGGGTGAGGATGGTATGTGATTTTCCAGATATGACAGACCGGGAAATCGTTGAAGTGGATGAATGTTATAAGACAGATGGTGGTAAGGTCAATATAAAAGGTTATCAAGCTATTGATGCTATTCTTGGTGTAAGGGAACAGTATTATTATATCGTTAAGACAACGGACGTCGCTTATCCTCAGTGGACGAGAATAGATAAGATACCTAACGAATGGACGAAAACCGAATGTGACTTTCCTGATCTTACAGAAAGGCATATCATGTCCGTAGATGAATGCTATACAACTCCTGGTGGTAAAATACATCTTGGAGGATATAGGTCGGTAGATAGCATAATAGGAGTCCGGGACGAATATCTTATTGTTATGGAAACAACCGATCCTGATATACAAAGAGGTGCCACATTCAATAAAATACAAGAAGGATGGCAGCGTATTGTTTGTGATTTCCCTGATGCTACTACATCCGATACAGAAATAGTAGAAAACTGTTATAAGACGGAAAAGGGAAAGGTTCAGATCCGGACGTATATAACAATGGACGGATACGGAAATACAAGGGAATTGAGACATATGGTCCTTAAAACAACCGATCCTGATTACAATATTGGATCCAATATTGATCAGATACCGGTAGGATGGTTGAGTATCGAGTGCGATTTTGCGTCTGCTACCCAACGTCATATAAGACAGGTAAAAGACTGCTATGGTTCTGATGCAGGGAGTATTTACGTAGAGGGGGAAATAGTTTACAACAATGATCTTGACATAGACAAGATGGCACTGACGGTTATGGAAAGCACTGACCCGGCGATAGCCGTAGGGACGACGCTGGCCACTATTCCTGCTGGCTATGTAAAGACAGTTTGTAGATGTAATTGTTGTAACCATTAAATCTTATTGTCATGAGTTGTAACGAATATTATTTAATAACATTGGAGTCTATACCGACTCCAGTCCGTCATAAATACACTAATTTAACGGATGAATGGTATGGTCCTGATGGTACTAAGTACGAAGATCCTGATACGATAACTAAGATCGAGCAGCAGGCTATAGATAATAATCGTATAGGGGATAATACCTTATATCAGAAACTTATTGAAATATATTCTCAAGGTGAGTCAATAAAATCGGACATCGGAGATATAGGTTCGGTATTGGATTACATAAACGGGGAGGAAGTGTGATGGGGACTATATCGGATAAGTTAATGAGGATTATAAATACCAAAGAGGATATAAGGCAAGCCCTTATATCCAAAGGGTATGATGTACCCACTTCCATACCTTTTAAAGAGTATGCTAAAATGATATCAGACTTACCATGTAGAGTGGATTCTTTTCCTGATATAGAAGGAATTGTAGCTCGTTATTCAGCATTAGGTCTTACCAATGAGCAGATGGCTGCCAATCCTGTATGGGTTGATAAGACAGGTAATGGGCATGATTTGCAAATGAAGAATTTCGCTTGGAAGGAAGGATCGGGTATTAGTGATATTTACCCCGGTGCACTCGTCTTTGACGGAGTAGACGATTGGGCGGGATGTGACAACTTGCCATTATTGCCTAAAGAAAAAGGATATAGTATTATTGCATTGAGGAATTGGATAACACGATATGATGCAACTCAATATAAAAGATCTTTAATATCAAATCTTGACACAAATGATGAAGGCGCTTTTTTAATTGAATATAGAAAGGATGAAAATGTAAATGACGTTACGGGATTTTATAATAGTTTTACAGATGTATATATTGACGATAATAACCCTATTACATGGCAAACATCAAGTAGTTACAATGGTCAAATAATAAAAAAAGGAACATCTAAATCTACTAATAAGCTGTGTATTTGTAAAACTTATTTTGGCCAATTAAGTAATTATGCCAATGCTGCCATTTGGGAAATAGTCATTCTCGATCATGATGCCACCGAAGAAGAACTGACCAAGATCAAAGACTACTTCATCAAAACCTATCCCTGGCTCTTCCCCGACCAGGCATGGACTGTCACCGGCAAAACCAACGAGGACGAAGATCGTGCTACTATTGCTAACATTACGGGCAATGGCAATGATCTTGTACTGTCGAACTTTGGGTTTGTAGAAGGAAGCGGGTACAATGAAGAAGGTGAATATGCTGGCTATCTAGTTACTGATGGGGTGGATGATAGAGTACAAGATAGTTCTTTTAAACTAAATAAAGATTGGACACTTGTGGGAGAATGGGTATTTTTAAATCAAAAGGCAACAAATGCAGGAATTACTAAACCATTCAGCTTTGTTGTCTATAACAGAACAACAGGATTAAGCCTATTCATAAATACGGGAACATCAGGAATTACTATAGAGAACGTTAAATCTATAAAAGCCATATGCTCTGATGGACGTATATACCTTGACTATTGGTCTGAAATGTTAATTAGTAAAGATCAAGACATAACAAGCAGCACCTCTGTTTTGTCAATCGGTTTTAACGGTACAGCATATACCCAAATAGCTTTTAAAAACTTAGGCATCTATAACAATCAGATTCTTTCCAAAGACGACTGTATCAAAGCATATAACTATTTACAAACCCTAAAAGCAAAGTAATATGAAATTCATTATCATACCAAAAGAAGTATATGATTCCGTATCTGAAGAAAAGAGACGTGAATTAGGAATAGGTAGCCCAAGAGCGAGCGTAGACGGCTCTAAGGTTATTTTACACGTAGAACATTATGACCATCTATTTAAGTCTTTAGACGCGCAGGCTGATGATGATCCTCAATATCCGTATCCGGTATATGACAGTCCTTCTTCTGAGTTTGAATCTGTTCTTTCATCTAAAGAATGGGTGTCCGATGTTAATAACGAGCGTCTTTGATCTTGTTATGGTTGAGACAATTGCTATATTTGTAAAAAGTTGAATAATTAAAGCGTGTGGTAGCGTTATCTACCATATAATCATCATGTTTCAGATAATAATCGGATGCGTTTTGGCTAATATCCTTACGATAGCAATCATCGGTTTAGTCCTGTATTTAGTGTATCTTGACATACTCCCACGCCTAAAGTGCGTGGGATTCTTGGATACAAGCGCAAGAAACCCCGATATTGCTATCGCTGGAATTACTCTTGCTCTCCAATTCGGAAATGCCCTTCCGAAGTATGTTACGGGCTGCAAGAATATCACGGTCGTTAACTGCACCGCACGACGGGCATACCCACGTGCGGTCGCGTAACGACAGTCCTTTATTAATGCAGCCACATTCACAAGTTTTGGAAGAAGGATACCATTTGTCAATCTTGTGTATCGTTACTCCATACTTTGAAGCAACGATGTTGTATTTGTATGAAATCATTTTTTTAATTACATTTACAGCGTGAATATAATAATAACTTTTGGGTGTATATTAGAATCAATTATTAAAAATACATATATAAACAAAAGAATCATTGATCCCCTATTTAAAAGCAGGGGCTTTGTTAAAGATAGTAAAAACGAAGACCGTTTAAAGGCTTTGGATTCTAAGATTGATCAGAAGGTTGAGGACGTAAAAAACAAGGTTGGCGCGGTGATGGACATCGTAGACCAGATCAAGAAATTGTTGGATAAAATTAACAAGAAATAAAAAAAATGGCAGAAGTAGGTTATAATAGTAGATTCGAAGGTCAGGAGGTTGATTCCAGACTTGAGAATGTGGTGCAGGCCGCTCCTGGAACAGGTTTGGAACCGGGCAAGGGAGGCCTTATCCCGGCTCCCCCTGCCGGAAGTCAAGACGGTAGCAAGACTCTTCTTAGTAATATGACATGGGGAGATCATGTAACAAAACAGTACATAGATGATGCTGTTTCGGCGGCAGGGTGGAAGAAGCAAATTGTTAGCGAACTTCCTACTGTTGAAGAAGCGAAGGATAATGTCATGTATCTTGTAAAAGACGATGTGGTATCTACAGAAACTAAAAACGTGTATAACGAATATATTTTGGTTACTGAAGAAGGTGGTGGCAGGGTGCTTGAACCGCTTGGTATGGTAAGCACCGGGGTAGATTCGACTTATCTTGATCTATCCATATTTCCCGGTACTTCTGGAACTCTTGATGAAAGTTCGTTTGCAAAAGTTTTGGATGCATACAACAACAATATCACATTAGGTAAGTTAGATGGTGATTATTATCATTTGAATTATTTTTTAGAAGGTAATGATTTTGAAAATAATTTTAAATTAAAAATAGTATTTGCCTTATTTGCTAATACCGACTCAGCGGTAGGCGCATCTGAATATGATATAGAAATTCAGGTGGGGACTTTTGTTGTTATTCAAGATAAGACATATGAGGCTATGAACAATATGGTTACGTTGTCTAATACGATATTGTCTTATTTGAATTTTATGGCTATGCCCCCTAAGGTTGTTACAACATTGGCAAATTTACCAAAAGGTGCTCATAATATCATAGCCAACGTCGCTTCTGCTACGGATCTGTCTATGACCGTATCTTCTGAGTATGTTGGGAGGGAGTGGCAGGTGCGGGTTAACAACACCACCGGCACGGACATCACACAGCCGCTTCCTACCTCTGGACGGTTCCAGAGTATGTCAGGCGATAGCGTAGTGATACCTAAAAAAAGTTTTATAGAATTAAGTATCTGGTATATCAATGATAAGTTGGTTATCAGAGTAGGTGAACAAGCTTAATAGAAAGGATAAAGTATGCTTTATGTAAATAAAAACGTAAAAGGTTTTTACTGGAAAGGATACGAGTTGGACTCCTCTTCTTACGAAGTAGGGTATTCTTACCAAGATTTCTTAGATGGTAAATGGGTTCAACTTGACTCCGATCAAGAAAAATTCCATCAAAACAATCCTGATGCGAGTGTGAAAGAAGTTATTGCCATGCAGCTTGACCCGGAGCCTCCTGGACCAACTGAAGAGGAGTTGCTCGCCAAGGCTAAGGATAAGAAAGTTTCTGAGGCCAGGGAATATGCTTATTCTGATGCTGTCCGTTCTTATAGTCTGGATGGTAAACAGATATGGTATAACAGTAGCATGAGGCAGAAGGTTAAAAACGATATTGATGTAGCAAAAGGAAGCGGGATATATACCGTATCCGTAGCAGATTCAGAATACGAGCTTGATATTGCTAATACGGCAATGAATGAAATGCATGTATATGAATCTGAGTGCGACTATCGTACTGCTGCTATAGAAAAGGAAATAGCTTCTAAAACCGATAGGAGCGAAGTTGAGTCTATGAAAGTAGATGAAGGTTATCCTGAGAAGTTGGTAAGGACAAAGGATCAGATCATAGAAAAAAATAAGATCCTTGAAGCCAATGATCCGGAGAAGGCTACAGCTATGTACATGAGGACGATGATCAACACGCCGGCTATGTTGGAAAACATCGACCAGAATCTTGCTCTTAAGATAAAGGGATTGTACCCTATCTGGGATAAGGATGGAGTTTACGGCGACAAAGGTCTTCCTATGGGTACGGCTGTTGTAAAAGGGCAACGTTTCCGTAGCAAGAACAAACCTTCGGATTTGGATTGGACCCTGTTTGAAGTAAGGCAAAATCATAATCTCCAAGCCGACTGGGTTCCTGGTCAGGGAGGTGGAACCGAAAGTTTGTATATGGTTGTTCAGGAAAAACATTCAGGTACGATAGACGATCCTATTCCTTGGGTATATAATTCTATTTTAGAGAATGGAAAGTATTACATTGACAAAGAAATTAAGTATCTTTGCATAAGAGATTCAGGCATCCCTTTGGCTTACGAGAATCTTGCTGATCTTGTATCAGCCGGATATGTAAGGGTTGTTTAGGTCGTAATTTGTTGTTAATGTTATGGATAACCCCTGTATATTTATTTATGCAGGGGTTTTTCTTTAATCCAGACTCTACTTATTTTCATATTCGGTAAGGTTCTGATTATCTTTGTGAAAAAGGTTAAGTTATGGAAAGAAAAGATATTATAAAAGAATTGAGTCAGTATTTTAGTATTGTTGAATTAGTTGGTCCTAAAGAATACGGTAGAGACAAAGATCTTTGCTGGAGGTATTTAAGAACTGAGTTGCTTCACACGATACTGGTTTTAAGGAAAGACATCTTGAAAACTCCGATGACGGTTAATACCTGGAAGTCGGGCGGAAGGTTTGATGAACGTGGGTTTAGGAACAATATCTCGGATATAGTAAAATCTAAAACCGTATCAGGGTCGTTGTATATCAGTCCTCATATGCTTGGAGCAGCTATCGATTTCGATGCCAAGGGTATGACGGCAGAAGAGACAAGGAATAAAATAATTCAGTCGCAGGATTTACTTCCTTGTCCTATTAGATTAGAATCAGGTACCAATTGGGTCCATATTGACGTATATGACTCTCTTGGAAGTAGCAAGAAAGTAACTATGTTCTAATATGGCTTACAGATTTGTAGGAAGGATGAATTTAGAAAGTTTCTGGGCTTTTCTCATTTCCGGATTATCAGCATTGTGGATGAATTTCCAGGAGATTCACCACCTTATATATTCTATATTGTTTATATTAGCTATAAATCTTTTGTTAGCTACTATAAAAAGTATCAAACACTGCTATATCCGAAGAAAGAGAAAGAGGCCTTTTAAGATATTGACATGCATAAGCGAAATGGGCGTTTTGAAAATCCTTCTTGAGTTCGCGGCCTGCTCTTTCGGGTTGTTTACCATATCCGGAATGGATCTTATTATGTCTATGGGAGGTCATAAATCTCCAGAATTTATAGATATGCTTCTCCAGTGGATTACGATATTCGCCTTAATATTATATGGTGGAATGGCATTTAAGCGTCTTGGTGATCTTGCACCTGATTTGATGATAGTAAAAGGCGTTAAATATTTCTTTAGCAAAGTGAGTTGGTGGCAAAAAGTTCCATTTGGAGAAGAGTTAGAAGAAGGTATAAAAAATGGTGAAATACAAGATCTTTTAGATAATAAAAAGGAGGGTAATAAATGTGTTTGCAAAAAATGAGGGTAGGGTATGTATTAGGAGTTCTCCTATTGTGTTTTATGTCTTTCTTGTTTGGTAAAACATGCAAGAATCAGGAGATAATACATGATATAGAAATAGATACGGTAATAGACACCGTTATCCATCCTATTCCTGTGCCTCAGTATATAGTTGACGTAGGGGAGGTAGAGATACCTTTCCCTATGGATGCTATAGTTAAAAAAGATACGATAAAAGACACTGTTTACATTAATATTCCAATACAAAGAAAAACATACAGCACAGATGATTATCGGGCTGTTATAAGCGGATACAGACCCAATTTGGATACGATGATCATCTACCACAAAAAAGAAATAATATACGAAAAGAGCCGGCGCTGGGGCATAGGACTGGCGGCGGGGTATGGGGTTGGGCGCGAGGGCTTCTCCCCCTACTTAGGCGCTGTGGTCTATTATCGGATATGGTGATAATCACCTCACCTTTTATTTAATGTCCAATAGTTTAAACTTTTATCACCTCATTTACTTATCTTTGTAGAAAAAGATAAGGTATGAACTATATCGATATTTTACCACAGATAAGAAATAACATTTTCTATGTCAGGATAGTAATGACCGATTATGATGTAGAAAATCAGATGGTTATTAGAATAGTAGCCAGAAGAAATGACGGTCTGTACAAGACGGAAGTAGTACAGTATCCAAATGAAGGAACTGATTACAACGGGGAAATCATTGTTCCTATGTTTGGTATGGCTAAGTCGTTGGTAGCCCAAATAGTAGGAGTCAAGATAAATGGTACTGAGGTACGTGTTAATAGCACTGAGGTAGAGGGGGCCGATATAACAGCCAGATACGATGATTCCCTTACCAGAATGGGGTGGGAAGAGAGCATGAACAACATCCATCTTGATTTTGAGGTTGTAAGTACAAACAACCCTAAAACGCTTCGCATAGCCGATCAGTCGGAATGGGGGGTATTGGCAGACAGACCGGCTATTATAGAGATTGTACCACCTGAAGATGAGAATAAGTATGTTTATTATCTTGGTAAGAATCAGCTGAATGTATTTAACAGTAAAACCCTTGGCATAAATCCCGGTCGTGGAAATGATTTTGAAAACCTAAAAGATGGTATATACGATATTACCATAAAAGGTAGTCCTTCATCTTATTCATTTAACAGAAAGTATTTAAAAACAGACCTGATCCGTCTTAACATAGATAAGATATGGGCCAGGTCAACTGTGTTATGTGATCATGAGGATGATGACGTTATTGACAAAATAAAAGAAATAGAGTTTCTTCTGGCTGCGGCTGAAGCTAATATGAGATTAGGGAATTTTGAAAACGTAAAACAATTATATGAAAAAGCATCTAAATTGATTTATGTTATCAATAATTGTGAAAATTGTGGTTGTAAAATATAATTAATTAAATATCAATAAATTATGGGATGTGGATGCGGAAGAAGCAACATCGCTTCTGTTAATAAAAGTCGGGCTATAAAGCCTCAGTCGAATACGACACCTAAAGCTGATTCTAATGCGGCTTGTATTCAGGAATATGATGAACTTGCTGTCTTGGACAAGAAAATCATAGACCTTCATCGAAAATTTAGGTTTGTAGGGGGTGTAAGTAAAAGATATGCTGATATTCAAAAGTTGGTAAGAGGCTGGATTGTTAATTTGAAGAACGGGTGCCCGGATCCTGATGATCTTGCTACTTATTCTGAATATATAAATAAAGAATACGCCAGGTATTTTACCGTGAAATGATATGGCGGCTACCGGAAGTACACAGCAAATTCTTTTCCCTTCATCTTACTTATGTGAGTGTGCTGATCGTTTTATAGCATGTAAGGCTGATCAGTATCTACAATATCATAAGTATAAGGTAGGTATCAAGCCTGATATGGATACGGTTCTTAAAATAGATCGTATGAGAAGAATCGTATGTGAAGGGGAATGTGGGTTGTGTCCGGACGAGATTCAGAAATTCAAAGAAGAACTTAATAAGATCTTGTCATGAAAAAGATGTATTACAACAAAGAATACAGAAAAGCTTTCAAGAAATCGAATTGTCCGGAAGATCTTGGTTCTGAAGAAACGTTTATCGTTCATGAAGCTGAATTTTGTTCGGATATAAGCCAAGATGATGCAGATAGGAAAGCGGAAGAGTTTGCGGAGAAGGAAGGTCCGTTGTATGCTAATAAAGTAGGTGGATGTTGCGAGGTTTATTATAACACAAGACAGGAAGGGGATTTCTTTAAAAATGATTGCCCTGATGGTCAAAAGCAAGAACAGCCTATACATTACGTGGTAGAGGCCGGTCGTGTATGGTCTAAGTTCAGTACCGAAATAGCTAACTACGAAGCTGCGAGGATCCTTGAGCAAGAGGGGCAGGCTGCCGCTAACGAATCTGGAGTATGTAAAACCGTTTATTACAACGAAGATCAACATGGTTGGTTTAGTAAACGTTGTAAGGAAGGATGGAAGGCTCCTGAGAAATACAGGAGGATATACGCCGGTACCGTAACGTCTTTCATTAGCGTTGATGATGCCAATGAAAAGGCTAAGAAGATACTGGAAGAAGAGGGCATGAAATGGGTTAATGAAAATACCAAATGTGAGCCTGTTGTTGATGAATGTAAATTTGATTTTTGAAAATGAGCAACGTAAAATTTAATCCGACAGAAGGTGAGAATGATAAACTGGTGTCGGTGTTTTCTGAAATAAATGAAGGTCTTGATACGACTTTGAATTACACTATTTCCGATGAAGGGAATAAGGTTAAGAAGATCATCGTCGTTAATCAAGTTGGTAAAAGGGAAAAGTTTTTATCGAAGAAAGGGGAGGAATCTGAGCCTTTTGTTTTGTCTGATGGTAATACTTTCAACGTTATTAAAGAAGGTGCTTCAGGATCGGCATCCGCTTGGGCTGAGGACCAGCTTCCTCCAGAAGCCACGGAATCAGTTGGTGACAAGAGTCTTCTCCCTTCTTGGGATTTTTACCTTATAGACATGACTCAAAATACCGGAGACAAGGTACGTCCGGTTGGAAAGCTTCGTAAGAACAATCTCCTTAGATTTGAAAATGGAGATTTTGCTCCTACGGTAGGTATAACTGAGGAAATGAGAGCCGAATGCGATGTGGAACTGTATTTGGATAGCGGTCATAAAAATAAGTATTGTGATGCCGGAGCATTTGACGCTAAGGCTTTTTATGAAGAGTATGGCATTAGTCAAAAACTTTATAATGCTTCAGGATCAGAGGTAAGGATTTTAAGACCTTGGGAGACTACTTCAAAGAATTATAGCATATTCTTAGGATGCAGCAAGAGTCTATATGTAGCTGATAAGGTAGTTGGTAAAAGCGGGAAAATATGGTCTGGTGTGTACGACGCAGACACGGTTCCTATGCTGGACGGACTTGACCTGCGCCAGACGTGCCCTGTGCTGCCGCCCACAGCCTTATCTCCTGGGCCGGTATGTACAGTAGACTCCAAGGCAAGATCTTTCTTTTTCTTGTATGAAGGAGAAACAAATTGTAAATCCGGAGCCGGGGTTGGTAACGCCTGCACAATGTTTCTAAATGGAAGAACTTATCCGAGATGCAATGATGTAAATCAAATCAATATAGCTAAGTATTCGAGGGCTAATAACGTAGATCCTGAATCTTCTTATCCTTTTTCTGAAGGTGGGTTTTTGACCTTGAATGCTTATATCATATACCTTGAAATGTTGTACGGTACTAAATACTTGGTTAATCCGGATACTTTTGGATCAGGGATATCAAGTAACTTCGGAGTAGGTAATGATGTCAATTATCGCAAATACGGAGGTGTAAAGTATCGTAAAAAAGGAGAAGAGACGTGGTTGTATGGATCATGGGCTACAAATTCTTCTATTATACATCATGAACCTACTAATAAAACTCATTTTTCTTATCTCATAAATTCAGAATATCCTAAAGAACAGTGCATGGAAAGCCAGATGGCGGCTTCTTTTGCATTTGAGACAGGCGTAGAAGAAGGATCAGAGTTTGATTTTTATGGAGGAAAATACTGGTATAAGAACGTCCAGGGAGCCAAGAGTATGGCTGAAGGTCATATGAATGTTATTGTGTTTAAGGAAATGACTGGTACCATATCAGCCTTAGATGAAAATGACGAACCAGCAGAATTTGATTTGGAAATTATTTTAAGGATGTCTTTATACGACGGTATGAATTTGTCTGGAGATGTCTTTAGATATTGTGGAGGGGGATACGAACAGGTAGAGACTTGTTTAAATGATCCTAATGTTACTCGTATAGGTAATACTATTGATATCTATATAGAGCCAGATCAAAAGAAATGGACATATGAGAAAAGGTTTACTATAAATAATGGTAAGGTTTTTGATTTTGAGTCCAAATACAAAAAGGCGGCAACTACCCAAAATTTAGGAGATAGTTATGCTTTATACCGTATTCCTTATACTGGATGGAAAGATAAAAAAGGCGGAGGTATCGGATCAGGAGAATGTTTTTATACATGGGACGATTGCTACTGGGCTTCAGCTATCGGTTTAAGGAGTAGAGTGGCTGTTCGTTTCGGCGGTTATGCGATCATTGGCAATTGTTCGCCTCGTGCTCTGTATGCGCATCACGACGCTTCTCGTACGGCTCGCTTCACTTGCGGCCTTGCCCAGTTGTTATTAGACGTCAGTCAACCGCAGGTTTAATAGGTGCAACCCATTGATGGCGCAGCCATCATAAGCGCAGCGCTAAGGCGCAGCCTTATACTATCTTACGGAGCAGCCGTATCTTGCTAATATAATATTTTATAGCTACAAAACAAAAATTTAAAATATTTAATACAAATTGTTTTGTATCTATAAAATATTATACATACGTTTGCAACGTAATTAGACAACAGAGATAGTTAACATTATAAACAATAAAAAAGCTATTCAATGAAATCCGTTAGTCTGCTAACAAGTCTTACATTGGGATCTGACCTCTGAAATAGCAAATAACGGTTGAGAAAAAGGTTAAAAAGAATTGGCTGCTCGTTTCGGCGGTAATGCGAACAATGGCAATTGTTCGCCTCGTAATCTGAATGCGAATAACGCCGCTTCTAATACGAATCGCAACAATTGCGGCCTTGCCCTGTGTGGGCTAAAAAATTGGGTATATTCTTTTTAATCTTTCCCAGGAGTGGAGAATCAATAAAAGACAAGCGTATGAGGTTATATGATAAAAATATGATAGAGATGCGCGACGGTCGTAAGCCCGTCATTAGCCCACAACTGAAATCAGTTTCAAACTATATAGATATAAGTTTGGATGATATTAGAGAAGCATGCGAAGCAGCATTTAAAAACCATTCTAAAAAGAATGATGTTGTTAATTTCAATTCTGATTTTGATGGTAATTCATTAAAATTGTATGAATGGTATTTAGATGGTACTTATGTTAGCAAAATCAAATATCGCAAACTTATCAAAGAAAACAAGAATGGTAAGGTTCGTGAAATAAACAGTCCGGACCTTACCACCAGAATCTATCAGCATCTTGTTTTAGTAAAGTTAGGTCCTTTGTATTATGAGAAGGATAATATGAATGGTCTTAATTGCAAGCCAGGATTTGGCATAACAGCATCGTCTAAATCGAAGTCTCTTATTAAAAAGATGAAGCATGTTTATTATGATAGACTTGATTTGAAGTATTGCTTGGTTATAGATCAACGTAAATGCTACAATCATGCAAAAGATAAGGTATTTAGAAAAGTGCTTAAGAACTTTATTTCAAATAAAAAGTTTATAGATTTTGTAATAGACGTAAGCTTTGTATCTGGAGAGCTACCTATAGGTACTCCTACAAGTCCTTTTATCCATCATCTCCTTATGAAAGATTTCGATAATCTTGTAAAGAGAATGGCTCCTTTTTCATTGAGGTATGCTGATGATAATTTCCTTGCTTTTTATACTAAGGAGGATGCTAATACTACCAAATGGAGGATTAAGAATTATTGGTGGTATGAGCTTAAGATAAGATCTAAAAGGTATACTTGTATTATAACAGACATGGATAAACCTCTTGATTTTTGCGGGTATGTTTTCCACCGTAACAACAAAGGTGTATCCGAACACAATAAAGGTTATGTGAGAATAAGGGAGAGGGTGGCCAAAGACGCAAAGAAGTGTATTACAAACGAAAGTTGGGCTTCTTACTTTGGTCTCTTAAAACACTGTGATAGTTATTCATTAATGTCTAAAATAGAAAGTATCATGAAATTACGAGATTTAACAAGTACGATCCGTATTGATAAGAAAATGGATGCGGACAATATTGATGCCAAAAACCTTGAAGGTATTGTATTTGATATCATAAATTATGAAATAAGAAGCAATAATAAGAATGAGCCGAACTGGATAAAGCGCTTGATAGGCATTCCTGAAACGAATAAAGACGGGATTCCTACAGGCAGGAAACTTGCAAGGGAATTTCACGGTAATTATCAAGGTATAGTAAATTTTATTTCAAAATGTGAACTTACTTATGGCAAAGATGCTATTCTTCCTATTACTGATGTAGAGATAGAAAACAGATGTGGATACGTTTTTAAGGGCAGTACTAACCGTCTGGAATACATAGATTGACATTCTTTTGTGATGGTGTGGATGAAAATTGCTATCTTGCACCAAAAAAAAGATAAGTCATGAATACGTGTAATACTTGTAAAGATGACAGACCTGATATTCTGAGATCTAATATTTGCATCGGGTCTGATCCGTGTAATGACTGTACGGACAATTGCGAAATTCTTCCAAAAGAATGCGATTGCCCGTATGGTCATTTAAGCGATCATTGCATTCATTATACAGGATGCAAGACATTCATATCCAAATTAACTCCAGGTATGCCTTATAATGAGGTTATGCATAATATAGAGCTGGTTTTTGAAAACATAGATAAGTTTTTGGATAGGATGGTTGAAGAAAATACGCTTTTAAAACAAAGGGTTGAAAAACTTGAAAAACAACTTCAAAATGGAAAAGAGTGCACAAATTGGTAAGGACTTAAGTGGTAAATACGTATATGTTTCACATGTGGACGAGACGCCGGTGCCATGCCCGGACGGATATACATGCACGAACTGCGTGTACTGCGCTGACGGCATCAACGCTGGCTACTTCAATCTGGCTCAGAAATCTGATCTTACGGCTTTAATCAATGCAATGATATGCCGTATGGAATACCAGGATAGGGAAATAGAATTTTTAAAACAAAAAATAAATATTTTGAGTAACAATGGCAATAACAGGTAACGGTTGTTTTGGCAGTCATGGTGGGTGCGAACGCCCGCATCATTGCAATATTCCTTCTTCTAACATATTCTATGATGGAGAAACTATAGAAGAAGCTGGTTTGTATCATGGTATGCCTTTAGACGGAGCTTTAGCTAATTTAGCTAAATACGTTTCAAGGGCTATTAACGTAAGTGGATCTGTCAATACAGAAGTGTTTGACGGTACTTCTCATGTGGTTCTAAAGAAAGATCCGGCAGAGATTTTGCTTGTATCTTATTGCGGGGGTGTCGTGCCTTCTGATATGTATAAAGTCCAGGGCCGTACTGTTAGGTTCTGCCGGGATATGTGTCAACAGGATGAACTTGCTGAAGTGAGGGTCGTGTACCGAGAAGAGGCAAATAGTTCTTATGGGTTCCATTGTTAATTTAGGAGGATGAGAAATGGCAGAAAAATGCAAAGGATTTATATGTGGGGGTAATCTCGTTGATGGCTCTGTGCCTTCTGATAAGTTAGATAAAGAAGCCATTATCGAGCTTATTAAAGAGATTCTGAAAGAGGAAATGCACGAATCTTGGCTTAAGGAAATAATAGAAACCATACTTAAGGAATCTATTGATTCGGATTGGCTTCGTGAGTTCTTTAAAGAAGTTCTTAAAAAATACGCTAAAGAGGAATGGTTTAAGGATATTATCTGCGGCTTAGGATGTGTTGGCGTACAAGAGATATTTGATGTTATTCCTACTGACATAACATTTGAAGCCACAGGCGGTACGGCTACGGTACAGGTTGTGGTAGATGATGGCGTTGAATGGGAACTGACACTTTAATGAAGGAGGGTTATTATGAGCAAAGAAAGAATATATAAGATGGATGATGGTTCTTGGCTTACCTCAGATAAGAAGGAAGGTGTCGGTCGTGATAAAATGAATTTCGATGCTCCATCTTGGAAAGGAAGGGAAGACAGGATCACTATCCGAATTGTGAAGAAATCCGATACTGAAAGTATGAAAGCCATTACTTTCAGGCAAAAAGGTATTAAGATTACAGAGGTCTCGGTTAGCAGGCTGGAGTTCCCTATATCTGGTGGAGATAAGCAGATCCTTATTACTACCAACGCCGCTTCTATCAATGCCCTTATTACAGGAGATAGTGGTATAAAGGGCGTTATAAAGGCATTTACCACCGCTTCTGGTCTAAATATTGATGTCAATGATATTAGGCTTGATTATGGTTTCCCTGGTGATCCGGGTCTTGAAGACACGTTCCAGGTTTCGATGATTGTTTCCATGCCTGGTAATGAGGATGGGAATGAAGTTAATGAGAATATAACTATAAATGGTGTACTGATTCCTATCTATCAGCCTGGAAAGGTTGTTCCTTACATTAAATTGGATAAGGAATTTGAACAAATTGAGGGTGATGAAACAAGCACGCAGTTAAGTATAGAAAGTAATATAAAAGATTATGTTATTGAAATAGTTGAATGCGAGTCTGTGGATAAGGGGGAAATTTACCTGGACAAGGATGTTGTTAATCTTGATTCCGATGGATCACCAGATGTAATCAACGTAAGTACAAATCCTGAAAATTTAAGATGGAGGATTAGCGAATGAAAGTAGGTAATTGTTGGGCGAACATAGATAAGAAAGAAGGCGGTCTTAACAGTAAGGTTAATGTTTACTTTGATGAAAATGATACTGGTGCCAACAGAAGTGTCAAGATAAGAGTGTCTTCCAGGGATGGTAGCGTATCTGAAGAATGTACGGTAGTTCATAGAAAAAAAGAACAGGTAGTTTATAGAAATAAAAGGCAGTCGGCTCTTTTCACAAAAGAAGGATGTAATCCTGAGACAGAGAAAGGGGAAGAGCTTGAGTACGTTGTTGAGGCCGGAAAATACACGTCTATCATATCTCAGTCTGATGCTGATGACAAGGCTATGAGAGACATTGAGCAAAATGGTCAGAACTGGGTTAATGAGCATGGTCGTTGTATAACCATATTATGGTACAATGCCAAGAAATCAAAGTCGTTTAGAAAGAACGACTGCGATCCTGATACCGAAGAAGGAAGTTTGGTTACGATGACGATCGAAGCCGGGCAATTTTCTTCTACCATAAGCCAAGAAGATGCTGACCGTAAGGCTGAAGCTGAGTTGAATGCCAAAGGTCAAGACTATGCTAATTCTCATGGTACTTGCAATACCATAAAATGGTACAATGACAGGAAATCCAAGATGTTCCAAAAGACAGATTGTGAAGTGACTGAAGTTGGATCTATGGTAGAGTACGTTGTAGAAGCCGGCCGCTTCTCTTCTTCTGTTTCTAAGGAGGATGCTAATCAGAAGGCTTTGGATGCCTTGGAAGCTGAAGGTCCAGGTTATGCTAATGAGCATGGTACATGTGAAACAAATTTATGGTATAATGTAGAGAAGTCAAAAGTATTTTATAAAAATGACTGCGAAGATGGTTTTATCGGAGCTCCTTACACTTACACAGTAGAAGCTGGTAAATACACATCAGACGTAAGTCAAGAAGATGCTGATCAGAAAGCTCTTGATGATATAGAGAGAGACGGTCAGGAACAAGCCAACCTGGATGGAGAATGCGTTACTGATCCAAATTATTTCGTTGGAAAGGCTTCGGCTCGTGTTCAGAAAAATGATTGCGATGCCGAATCTCAGACCGGAAGCTTCGTTGATTTGACTGAAAAGGATCTTGCCGGATACCCAGATGCTTTTGTATCAAGGGAAAGCCAGGAGGCAGCTAACGCGTTGGCCGAGGCCGCTATGGAAGAACAGAAACAAGATCTTGCTAATAAGAAAGGTACTTGCATAGATAAAAACCAATTTGTTGGTGTATATAGCAAGGTATTCACAAAAGACAATTGTGAAGGAGAAGGCGTAGGTTCGCAGGTAACAGTAGACCAAGACGATGTAACCGGTGGTCCTTTTACTTCATACGAAAGCCAGAAGGCGGCTAACGCGCTCGCTCAGGCTGCCGTCGAGCAGCAGGGCCAGGCCATAGCCAACCGGGACGGACATTGCACGTGGACTGGTAAATACAGTGAAGAATTTACCAAAAACGATTGTAATGAAGGTCAGGTAGGGTCTAAGATTACCGTAACCGAACAAGATGTAGTGGGTGCCCCATTTACATCCACTGTAAGTCAAGATGATGCCAATAACAGGGCTAAGACTGCTGTCAAAGAACAAGGACAGGCTATTGCTAACAGTAAGGGTAATTGCGAGAATATGACGGTCTATGCCGGTCATTACAGCAAGAAATTCGTCCCTGAATGTGAAGCTTGTCATAAGGGCGTAGAAATGGAAGTTACGGCCGAAATGGTTAACGGTAGTCCTGTTACGTCTACAGAAAGCCAGGAGGCGGCAGACGCAGAAGCTCGTAGGATCGTAGAAGAAGGAGGCCAGGCTTATGTTAATAAAAACGGTAACTGTACGCCACTTAGCATCGATCCTGTATGGGAAGACGTTGTTCCTGAAGAACTTAGATGTAATGAAGGTAAGTCTCAGAAAAAGCAACGTGATACTAACGAATGTTCTGAAACTCACAATCAAGAACGTTGGGTAGATGGCGGGAATAAGGTCTGTAGCTGGACCGGTCATTACACAGAAACGTTCCAGAAGAACGACTGTGAGATACCAGATTCAGGAACGGAAGTAGAGGTAAGTGAAGCTGATGTTGAAGGCAATCCTTTTACTTCTTTCGTAAGTCAAGAGGATGCTGATAATAAGGCTAAGGAAGCTGTTAAAGCTCAAGGACAGGCTATTGCTAACCAAAAAGGTAAATGTAGGTTCGTAGGCGTATATAGCAAGCAGTTTACAAAAGACAATTGCGGATCATGTCAGCATGGTGTTCCGATGAGCGTAACACAAGACATGGTAGGTGGACCGTTCTATTCTAATGAAAGCCAGGAAGAAGCAAATAGATTAGCTCAGGAAGCCGTAGAAGCCCAAGGCCAGGCTTATGTTAACAAGAACGGAACATGTGAAACAGATAACACCGATCCTGTATGGGAAGATTCGGAACCACTTGAAACCAAATGCGAAGGTGGTAAATCCTATAAAAAACAGGTTAATACCAACGAATGCTATGGTGGAGAAAATGAACGTTGGGTAGAAGGTGGAGATAAGGTATGTGCCTGGACCGGAACATATAGCAAGGAATTTACAAAACAGTGTGATGACGGCGGTGTCGGATCTAAGGTTACCATAGATCAGGATGATGTAACCGGCGGTCCTTTTACGTCTACCGTAAGTCAGGAAGACGCAAATAGCAAGGCTCAGGCTGCCGTCGAACAGCAGGGTCAGGCTCTTGCTGACGCGCAGGGAACTTGTACTTGGATCGGTAAGGCAAGTAAGGTCTTCACCAGAAACAATTGCGGAAGCTGTCAGCATGGTTCGTCTGTTATCGTAACTCAGGACCAAGTAGGTGGTCCATTTACGTCCAATATCAGTCAAGCTAATGCTAATAAGAAGGCTCGAGATGCTGTAAATTCCCAAGGTCAGGCAGTAGCTAACAAAAACGGTGATTGCGTAGCTGATAGCACAACGCCTTCTTGGTCTGATACCGGAAGCACCCGTTGCGACGGTTGTACGTCTCAGAAGCAACAACGTAACACCAATCCATGTTCTTCTTCTTACAACAACATAAGATGGGTTAATGGAGGTGGAGAATCTTGTACAGACTGGTCTTATTACGGAACAGGAGATTGCGTAGGTCATACTCAGTATGATGCTTATCGTGATAGCTGCTCTGGTAGCATAGATCGTCAATATTCTGTAAGTTGTAGGAATTGCTGTAATTGCGGATCTTACGGTTCTTGGCGAGAAAATGGATGTAAGAATGATCAAGTTAAATACGTTCGTTATGATGATTGTGGTAATGCCGACTACAAATACGAATATGAAGTTGGAAAATGCGGATATGCGCCATATGTCTTTGAGTTTGTAGATGGAACAACTGGTAAAGTATGGTCTGGATCAGGTGAAGCACAAACTATACGATATACTATTACAAGTACCAAAAGTGGATCGTATATTGGATATAGGGTGCAATCTAAGCCTGATTGGTGTTCTGTAGATTATAGAGACCAGACAACTACGAGTATGCTTGCTAAAATTACTATGACAGCTAACCCTTCCTCTTCTTCTCGTTCCGGTACTATTACTTTCGTCCAACATGAATCAGGGAAAACTGTTAACGTTAGCATTACACAGGCTGTTGTCACTTATGAGTTTAATGCCAACCAAAGCACTTGGAATGCCAATGCAAATGGAAGTCCACATAACCCATATTTATGTATTCAATTAGAAAGTAAAAAGGATGGAAGTAAGATAGGATACACTGTATCATCTAAGCCAAGTTGGGTTACAGGAGTTACAGAAAAACCATTAGGAGCAGATTGTCCTGTTTTGCCAGGTTATGATTATTCATTTGTAATAATCTCATCCGCAAACAGCTCTTCATCTTCCAGAAGTGGCACTCTGACATTGAAGCAAAATGAGTCTGGGAAGACTGTTAACATAACAGTCAACCAAGGAGGAGAGGCTGGACCTGTTCCGGCGCATATTACATTGAAAAACGGCTCTTGGGCTACATATAGGAAGAATAATGTTTCTTATAATCCTGGCGCCGGTAAGTGTATTGCCGGATTCGAATGGACTGGTGATGAAAATGGAGATATCCGAATCTACACCTGTGATATTAAGGTGGTGGATGCTGATTATCGTGAGATACCTGGAGCTACTATAAGCATCAGAACAACAACCCAGAGAAAACAATCCGGAAGCTCTTGTTCGTATTTCGGGTCTGTAATGGGTGGTATATTGGCAGGATATCTCCATTCTGGAGATGAGAATGGAGATACTACATGGTATATACGAACTATAAACGTGTCTTACGAAGGCAGAGTGTATAAGACCGCTACTGTTAAGCAGTATGAAAAACAAAATATCTCCAAGAAAGGTGGTTTTTTCAATGTATATAATGTATCTCCTGCTTCTTACAACTTTATCGTAGATGGAGCTGAGTGTGGTGATGAAAATGGTACTTTGACATACGCTTATTCTCAAATGGATCTTAATCCAACATAATTAGCAAGGGGAGGGAATTTAGTTCTCTCCCCTTGAATATTTTGAATTATAATATTGTGTTTTAAATATTGTCTATTAGAATAAAAATGATTAATATTGCACATCATTCAATTTTAAATTTTTAGTATCATGGCTTGTAAAAAGAAAGCTCGTCAGGGTGGTGAAGTCGATAAGAAAGACAAACCTAAAATGCGTCAAGGCGGTAGTGTTGGAGGCAAGATGAAAAGAAAGAAGACGAGCACTAAAAAGTGATTGAAAACCAGGGGAAGGTGCTGATCGCCTTCCCCATTTTAATAACATAACAACAACATATTATGAGCAACAAGTTTATTAGCAAAGGACAGAGGAATGTCTGTGTGACGTTTGTGAAGTATTATCCTGTGTTGATGCAGGTTATTATGTTAGCCAGCATTTTTGATGAGTTTTATCCTTTTAGTATCACTAATTGGCTGCATCCGATATTAGGTCATTCTCTATCATGGGACCTATTTCTCTTGGCTTTTTCAAGAATGTTCAGGTTTTGTATATGGCATAGGTTATTGATCTATAGTATGATTTTTAATATCTGTGTAGAATGGGTTACGGTTAATATTGAGATGCCTATTGAGCACAATATCGTAGTGTGGTCTGTTATGGCTGTTACTCTTTTGATAATCATTGCCTCTATTGTTTTAAGGTTTAAAACAGGATGTTTTGAAAATGAAAGAAATTCTGACAGAGACGCTGCGTAAAAGCGGTGCGGCGGTATGCGATAAGATAAAGGAGATGTTTTTAAGCGGGGAATGCGATCATCTTACAGCCAACGATCTTGAGACATGGACGCAGCTTGCTAATCCGGCTAAGTACTATACCGGAGAAGAGGCTGTTTCTTATCTTAATGTAACTTCTAAAAGATTTTATGAATATCGTAAGGCTAAGTTAGTTCCTGATCCGGTTAAGATAAAGGGATTCCCTAAACCTTTATATACGAAAGTCATGTTGGATGAGGCTATAAAAACCATATCCGGTATGAGTGAAAGAGATATTTATATGAGGATCTTGAATGCTAAATCAAGAGAATCAAGAGCAAAAGAAAGGAGGGGAGCATGATCACTAATGGTGAATTTGTATCAAGAGTCGTAAACGGTATTCATGCCCTTGACAAAGATTCGCATGTTAGTCGGAGATGGATATTGAATATCGGTAGAACTAAAGCCGAATCTTATACAGCCCAGAGGTGGGATGACGGGACGTTACTTGGCGACCACCGGCTCCTAACTTACGTTACTTGCCTGGAGATGATTGAAGTTGATAAAATAGTTTGCTGCGATGCCGAATTTGCGTTATGTAATACTTTGATGCGGTCAAAGCATAAACTTCCAGGACTTCTTTATTCTGCCCTTAGACCGGCTATTACCAAGGTAACTAACGTAGATAATACCATATTTTTTAAGTTCGCTGAAATAAAGTCGTATCGTAATGAACAAAAAAGACCGTATGCTAAATACGTTAAGGAACGGCGTCCTTTTTATTATGTAGAAAACGACTATATTTATATACCGGATTTTCATATAGAGCTTATTAACGTAGAGTTCTTTACAACAAGAAGAAAGAAGGCGCTGGAGTTAATGGCTTGCGATCCTACACCTAAAGGGTGCGAATCTGAATGGGAATACGAATTTATTTGCCCTATTAAGCTGATTGAGTATGTAGTGGCAGAGACGATAAAGGAAGTAGCATTCAGGCTACAGATTCCTATTGATGAAAATCCGAATCTTGATTCCAATCAGAAAAGTCAAATTGTTCAGTAATAAAATATTATTTATCTTTATTTGGGTCTTAGTTGTGAAACCAAGACCCATTTTTATATAACTTAGTAACATGAAAAGAACATCAATACAATCACCGTATTTTGCAGCCTACTACCATCGTCTTATGAAAAGAAAGAATGGTTTTAAGAAAGGCATGATAAGAGACAGAGGGGAGGTTTTAAGACTGTTGTCTATTATATGGAAAACCGTATCAGAACATTATGTGGAAGCTGATGCCGGTGTTTACGTAGACAACGTAGGATACTTATGCCATGTACTTATACCGGGGCAGCGCTTTGCCGTCAGACGGGACCTGGACATCGTGAGCAGACTCGGAACCAACGGCTACCTCTACAACCACCTGGCTATGGATTTCGCAGACTCTAAAAGATATTACCATTTTGTAATACAAGATAGCTTGAAAAAGAAGTTAAGGGTTAAAATGAATAAAGGACGAAGATACCGATTTATGTACAATGAAATACTTGCCAAAAGAAGGGTGTTTAAAGATTTCCAGATTAAGAGAGTTTTCGAAGATAAAGAATTAGGACATAGAAAGTCGTAGAAAAAAAGTAGCGATCACCCTTTGTGGATACAGGATAATCGCTACTTTTGCATATCCGTCTACTTTCTCAAGCGGACGGATATAATGCTAACGAAATATCTTTATACAAATAAAGCTCTATGGAGGCAAAGGTAAACAATTTTCAAAACAATGCGAAGGGTAGTAACATTATTTTGACGTCAGAATCCAACGAAATGGATTTATCTGTAAAATTATCTAAAATTTTTAGCTATAATGGCCATAATGTTTCTTTTATAAAAACTTCTTATGGTATATTGTTAAATGCCACGCAGATGGCAAAAGCATTCAATAAGAAACCTGCCGAGTATCTAAGGTTGCCGTCTGTAAATCAATTAATTAAGTCAATGGTGGGATTTTCCCACCTTTCTGAGAATCAGATAGTTACAACCATGTTTGGAAGTCCTGAAAATGGAGGAGGTACATGGATGTTTGAAGATCTCGCCATAGATTTTGCGAGATGGTTGGATACTGATTTTAGATTATGGTGTAACTCGAAGATAAAAGAATTTTTAACATCAAACTTGGTTTCTATTCCAAATTTTACTGATCCGGCAGAAGCAGCCGAAGAATGGGCTAAGCAGTATCGTAGAGCTCAGCAAGCGGAATCCATTGCTTTGGCTGAACATAAAAGGGCGGAGCAAGAAAGAATGGAAAAAGAAATAGCTGTAAATACGTTAGAAGAAAAGAAAGGGGATATAGAGTTTTCTGAGTCATTTAAAAAGGTGGATCATGAAAACATGTGGCTAATCAGAGATGTGGCGAAGAAGCTTGAGCAGAATGGAATCATCATCGCAGAAAAGAATCTTCGTTTGTTTCTTGAGGAAGTCAAGTTCATGTTCAGGAATGGGCAGGGTAGATGGGGGTTATACAGTGACATTGTTAAAAACAAATTTGGTGTTTATCGATCTTATTTTGTGGATAAGTATTCTGGGGAAAGAGTTAATCAGCAAACCATCTACATGACAGGAGCCGGATATGAGGCTACACTTAAGGGGATAAAGGAAAAGTGTAGGAGCCTTTTCTTGAAGTATGGTAAGTTTGAAGATCCTAACTTTTGAAAATACAAAATAGGGCATTAGACAGATTATTTATATCTTTGTGGAGGTCAGGTTCGTTTCCTGTCCTCCATATTTTTTTGTTATGACAGTCGAAGATTATATCATAGAGTTAAAATCGTCTTTAAGATCATTTGACAAGCGTGATCTGATAGATGAGGTGTCCATCTACAAATGGGTAGAAATTGCCCTGAAGAAGTTTGGAGGTGATATTACTATGCGCAAAGAAGCGGTAGTGGATGTCAAGCGAGGGCAGGCCCGTATGCCTGGTGATTACTTTGATCTTATTCTGGCTTTCAAATGCGATTTTAAAGGATATGAGGTGCCTGAAGGTGATAAGGTGATACCAGAGCTTCAAAATACAATAGCTTGGAAAGAACGTACCGAAAGAAGCTATAGATGGTGTTCGTGCAACGAATGTTGTAAAGAAGAATGCGAGAAGGTGATAGTTGAAAAATTTTATATCAATGTTCATGATCGCGATCATGAAGTTCGTTGCTATTATGACCGGCCGGTAATGTTAGGTCTTGCTAAGCCTATGCTTCGTGATTCTTGTTTGAGTAAATGCCGGAATAAGGTAATCAAGGATAGTCCGTATGAGATAAATATCGTAAACGGATTCTTGTATGCTAATTTCGATGGTCCTATTTACATGCAGTACCGGTCTCTTCCATTTGACGGAGAATCTAATATAATTATACCAGACACGCCTCAAGGTCTGGTATTGGATTATGTGGATAATTTTGTAAAGATGAGATTCTTTGAGGAACTGATGTATAATGGAGAAGCGCAAGGAGCAGCCGATTTGTTTAAGTTGTATGCACAGCAAGATTTGGTTAAGCTGAAAAATGCTAAGACCGAACTTAAGATGATGGGTATGACATTAAAAGGTATGTACGAACCTCTTAGGCGGCGTCATGCCGAGTTTGAGATTTATTCTAAGGCATATCCTGTAATTGATAATATACTTAAATTGGTATGATTGAGGTAGTTTTATTTATATACTTGTCTGGCGTTATTGCATCTATGATTGTTTGGTCAATCAGGCAATTTAAAGGATATGCGAGTTTGGTAGAGACAATGTACTGCCCGGTAGTATTTTTGTTGAGCTGGATATATGTATTTGAAATATTTAAAATGAAATAAGATGTTAGAGGTTAAAGCAAGCGAAATAGTAACCGCCGACAAAATGAGAGGCATAGGACCGGCAAACATCATCTTCACAGCCGGACCTAATCCGGTAGCCGAAGATCGCCGTGGCGTAGCTAAGGTAACGGCTGGTGGAGAGAGTAAGAACGTCACAATAACACAAGCTGCCGGCGAGCAGGTTGTTGTAATTCCTGAGTTCGATTATCTTGTTCTTAGGTATGGATGGGAATCAGAAGACGGCTCCGATTTTGATACTGCAACTGGTTTTACAAATACAGGCATATCAGATGTAGATAATAAATACGTTGGATGGAGTAAACAGTGGGCTACCACCCAACAACAGGTAGGTGATTACCTTATTTATGGTGGTGATAACATGCAGTCTGGTCTTGAAGGAGCGCTTATTAAGATGAAGACCTTGCTATCAGCGCCGGGCATGGACGAGTCGGAACCTAATATCAATGCCGATATCTATGGTAATTGGTATGGGAATAGAGGACGAGGAAATGTTGTTGTGTCTTTTACAGCCTACCTTGGAGGAGAGATGGTTAAACAAGGATTTAACTTCATTAACGAAGGTGGTGAAGAAGTTTACTCCGACAGCATCACTACCAACGTTTCGGCTCATGGTGAAACCAATTACCAAAATATAAAAGGTTTGTACACTAAGATGGGGACGATGGTCTACAATAAAGAAAAACGAGATTGTGTGATCGTAATAGGGTAATGGCATGGAAGATCTGTGGAGTAAATACGATAAGATAAAAGAAGTCTTCTATAGGGATTTCGTTTATGATTCCAGCTACACAGAGCAGGCCTCGTGCATCCCACTGTCGTCGGTGAAGAACGGGGCAGGCTGGGTCGGCGACGGAACCATTAACCTGGCTCAGTATCTTCAGTTTCTATACACGGAAATAATTCTCGGTAATAAGACAGAAGATGATGTTCGTAATGCCATATTGGTACTTACTCGTCTTGCTGATACTACTTATGATCTATTTTTTAATAACAATAAAGGTATTTATTTCAAATTCGAAAAAGGATTTTTCTTAAGAGACGATATCCATAGCGAAGATGCAATCAAATTCGGTCTTACCAAGATAAGTTCCGGGTACACTAATGGTATAGAGTTAAAAGACGAAGATCCATGCTTCTCCCCATTCACTTCACAAGATCAGATCTGGAATCTGGCTCCTATATTAGCTTTCTTGTCAGAAAAAGGATTTGAAGAAGCCAGGCAAGTAGGATACGATATTTTTGAGTACGTTATTAGAAACGGACACAAGATATACAATCCTTATTACAGTGCCTTGCTTCATCATTGGACATTCCTTCCTGATATGGATACCGATAAGGTTAAGCCGTGGGATAGGGTTAGCAACCGTAACAAGAATCTTAAATACAAAGTTAAGGTTAAGAGAGGAGCCAACAACTGGTATTTTTCAGGAGGATTCAGATGGGCTTTTAAGAAGTTTGGAGGCGAGTGCAGTACATTCTGGCATTGCCTATGGTATAAGCCATTTATATTCTTAGCAGATAGGGTATATCATCCATACATATGTAAATGGTTTGGTATTAAAGTTAAAAACAATTCTTATTATTGTCTTGGATCTACAAATGAAAAATCATGGTACGGTCCTAAGTTTAGAAAGAGGTTGGTTAATAAGTTTAACAAGTCTTTGGAAGGGGGAGAGCTATTCATGCCTTATCTGGTTTTTCTTCATGGGTGTGAAGACGTTGATAGAAGCAGCTTAGAGTCCTACCTTAAGGAATGGGAATGGGATGGAGTTAATTCTCCTATTGAGTTTTTGATTTTGTGCAATTGGTATAAAATGATTTTTGACAATGAAAATATATTATAAATCAAAAATAGCCAAGTTATTTACGTTCATTGACGGCTACAAAACAATTATGTTATTTGGAGCCGTATTTACCGAACGTAATGCTATATCACTGAAGGCCGAATATCATGAAGAGTCGCATTGTAATCAGTATCATACAATGTTTTGTTTTGGTATGTTCGTGTCTTTGCTTACAATAGGATTGTGTCTCTTATTCGGTAATGTAGGATGGTGGATGCTGTGGTTGTCTCTTATTCCGATATTTTTATACTATTCATGGTATTTAATTGAGTACCTGATTAGGTTGTGCATATATCGCGATCATGATAAGGCGTATCATAATATCGTATTTGAAAGAGAAGCCTTCGACTTAGAAAAGTATTGGAATCGGCATGATGTTTTGAGGAAGGAGTCGGAAGGGTTTAGTTTCCTCGGTTATTATAGGAGGGAGTATCATTATGAGTAGGAGAAGATATTTTGAAGAACAGAGATCTGGTAATGGAGCTATTTATCATTGTGTAGAAGCAGAAATCGAGCCTGGAGATAGGATCAGGTTATTTAATTTAATGAATAAAATCAAATCCGATACAATTAGCCAGGATAAGATAAATAGCGTATTGAATCGACTTAGAGAAGGAACGGCCTTTAATATTCATACTCATAGTTCAGTTTCTTTTTCGTTTTCAAGCACCTCTACCGGTTACGAACCAATGGCAATATGGATTAGATTTGACCCGTATCCTGCAAGTGAACAACAGGGTATTATATACAAGTTTCAGATAAATGACCAGAGGTACGTTTTTATGTTTTCTAATAGATACGATGGAATGAGAGATCTTATTAATAATGCAGATGAAGATGTTGATTGCATTACTTCTGCAACAGAGAGTAGTATATATCACAATGATTTTTTTTATATATTTGCGTAAATTATGAGGAGGAGATTCGAATATAAAGACAGGGAGCTTGAAGACTTTCTTATAAGGTTTTATCCGGCCGGCAATTACACATGGGTAGTTCCTGATGGCTGTTTTTCCGTAGATGTCTTTTTAGTTGGTGGAGGAGGCAGTGGCAGCTCTGCCGGCGGGGGAGGTGGTTATACCAAGACCTTCAAGTCTGATAGCAAGGGCTGGAAAGACGGAGAAGCTATTGCTGTAAAACCCGGTCAATCTATTTCTATAACAGTAGGAAAAGGAGGAGCAGAAGTTTATCAAACCGAACAAAATTCTCCTGGTAAAGATGGTGGTTATTCTCAATTCATGAGTTCGTCTTATAGAGCAAATGGCGGAAAGGGCGCTAATAAACATAAGGGAGGAGATGGTGGTAGTGCCGGAAGTTCGTCATATACACAAGATGGCGCTTCAGATGGTGGAGACACCAATGGAGAAGAGTATGGAGTAATCAAAGGTCAAGGTCATACTACCAGAGATTTTGGAGAATCCGGCGGTAAAAGAAATGCCGGTGGTGGGAGTGGAGAAACTGACACCGGAGTAGTATTCCAGGGAGGAATATCTGATTACAGTGAAGGATCTGGCACAGGAGGATCAACAAACGGGTCCGGTAAAGGAGGCGGAGGTTATGGCGGCGGAGGAGGCGGCGTCAGATACTCTATGGCTTATGCCGGAGCCGGCGGTGATGGTACTGTGTTAATTAGGGGTAGAAGATATAAATCGTAAGTAGATGTTATGAGACGAAGATTTGAAAATGTTAATATGGCGATGGGTAATTGTTTCTCTCCTGTAATGGAAGGAAGTCAATTTCAATGGAATAATATTGTAGTTAATAGTCCAGTATATATAACTCCAATAAGAAGAAAGAAATTCAAGATAAGTTTTGGAGAATTTGATTTATCCAAAGTTTTGTCTAATGTATCATCTAATTGTGATATTACAATAAGAGATAAGTCTTCATATGCATTTCTATTGTTACTTCTGTCTGCTGATCATTCTGAATGCAGTTTGTTTAATAATCATCTAACAGTTAATACCCAGGATTTACCAAGATATATTTTTTACATTGATCCCGAACATGAGGAACTGTATTCATACAAAGACGGGGTTTTAGAAAGTAATGTGACGATAATGGATCCAGTTGATAATTATTTCTATAATTATATTGATATTCAAATAGGAAATTTCAATGATAATCCTATCCCCGATTTTTATGTAGGTGTGGTCGATAAAGTAGGAGACTGAAAATGTATTTCTTTTCTTCACCTACTTTAGAAATCCATGATTAAATCTCTTTTGCTATCTTTGTGACAAACAGTTATAAAATGGCAGCAGAAGATAACAGAAACATAGCGGTTCCTCAAACAGGTATGAACCGAGATCTGCATCCGTCGAGTCTTACGGATCAGCATTATACGTTTGCCTTGAATGCCAATATCGAATCCGAGGATGGTAATGTTGGGATGAGATCTAACGAGCACAGTAATCTTAAATGCATTGATTTCGATGGATTTAAGATTACTGGTTATAAGAATGATCTTACTTCAGGCAATATCTATTTTTTTATAACAAATCCTGAAACAGGCGTATCTAAAATAACTTATTTTAAGCCTGAATCCGACACAAGTATCTTGTCTGATTCTGATATAGAATCTATGGTAGAAGGATCGGAGTCGTTGTGTTCTGGCATGAAAACCCTGCTTGAAGACAACGAGCAAGATCCGTGCCTTAAGTTCTCTATCTACCATCCTATAAAAACCATAGAAATAAAGACAGAGAAATGTGGGAAATGTATTTACTGGACTGACGATCATAATCCTCCCAGGTATGTTATTGTAGACAAGGCTCTGACTCCTGATGATGAAGGTGATATATGGTATCATTATCATGGGTATAAGATATGCGATAAAGAATACGATAGGAAAAAGTTCATGCAGGAGAATGGTTGTTTTCTGGCATGTGAGAAACTTAGGGTGTTTCCGCTACTGGACCAGCCATGCGTAGAGCCGGTACAGATAGAGTACGGGGGCAGCCTGCGTGCGGGCGTGTATCAGTTTGCTGTGGCCTTGTGCGATGAATTTGGTAACGAGAAAACTAACTATACTTCATTAACTAACCCTGTTCATATATTTGACGAACAATATATTAGGATAAATGATGGTAAATGGGGAGAAAGAACTAATCTTGGTATAAGACTTAAGGTGTCTAATCTGGATAGGCAAGTCAGCCATTATAAGGTGGCTGTTATTCAGAATACTGTTGGATACAATGGTGAAACACAACCTGTAGTGGATTATTTTATAGAAGGTATTCATCCTATTACAGAGAAGACTATATACTATTATTCTGATCTTAATAACAAAAGAACGACATTCGAACACATTTCTTTAAAAAGAGCCATATATAATACATCAAGAGGAATAGTGTCAGTCGGAAACCGTCTTCTTCAATATGGTCTTACGGCAGAAAAAGAATGGAATTTACAGCCTGTAGTTTCTCTTATGGGGCATTTTCTAAAATGGCAGGCGTCTGTAGCCCACGAAGACCTGTATAAGGATGGTAATGCTTGTTCGTTGTATGTGGGATACATGAGGAATGAAGTGTATCCGTTTTCTATCTCGTTTAAGACATCTACTGGTTATAAAACTCCAGCATTCGTTCTTGTTCCCCCACCTTCTGATAAGGCAAGAGAGGAAATGAACAAAGACAGTATCCCATACCAGTCTATAAACGCATATGCTCCGGATTGCTCAGGTGTTGATAGGAAATATGTATGGCAGTATAGCAATACGGCAGGAGATGGGGTATTGATTGACGACGATGCGGTTGTTATAGATGAAGAACAGAAAGAGTGTAACAACCCGGCTACTATAGGTCAAACTGTTATAATGGAAAGCAATTTCGCTACTTTTAAAGGGAAATCAAGATTTATTATCGATTATGATGATATTGTAGGAACCCCTATAAATTATTTGTCTGAAAATATAGGTCTTGTAGCTTGTAACAATAAGGAGAATGGAGACAATGAAAGACAGATATGCGATATAGCTACCAAATACAGAGAAGACGGAACACAGGATTATATGGAACCAATTGATCATATTGGGTTGCCAGAAATGGAAGGAGACTGCGAAGTTCCCCATCGTCAAGAATCTATATTGTCTGCTCCAGTTCCACTAATAACAGGCCTTGTAGAAGATTATATCTATAAGGCTCTTAGCGAAATGGAACACGTCTCTACAGATTATCTATATACCACAGGAGGAGAAAATCAGAATAAGTATTCTGTGTTGTTTAATTACGAGACAATGGATTCTTTATCTGAATGGATGGAGGAAGTATTTTTTGGGTATAGCGCTGGCAGCATATCAGGTGATGGCAATCAACACCTTTGTTCTGAGTTTTATCCATACTTACAACCTGGATCTGTTTTAAAAACCGTGTCTGATGCTATATACGTATTAGATACCATGCCTTGTACATGCGGATGTTATATTGAGAGTTATTGCTCTGATCCTACTGTGTCAAGAACTGATTATAACAACTTTCAAAATTATAATTATCTTCTTGGAAGTTATATTCTTCATATAGATGGATGGAGCCAAAAGATAAATGGTGTAGGAGATTGGCGAGCCGGTAGATCTACCAGTACAGTCATAAATAATCAGTATAGATCAAAGAACGGACCCAGGTATTGTATTGAGCAATTTTGGCCTGAAGCTTCTGAGAGGTTGCAAGATATGATATATAAAAATTCGGATACCGGTATAGATGAAACTGATTGGAAATTTGAAGGGTATGTAAACAATGCTACATTTAATAATCCTACAGGGGATAAGCTTAATATTGGATTCGCATCTGAATTTGTGGTATGGAAGTTTGTCAGAAATGTAATGACAAATGCAAGATTTATTAAGATTAATAGACCAGAAGAGTGGGACATAGAAGGTTATAAAGACGAGAACAAAGTTCTTTATCTTGAAGCTCTTGGAAAGGTAGATGGCATAATGGATGCTGTGTCTACCAATTACGTTCGTGTTTCTTTTTGGAAGGATGTTGAAACATGGTCCCCTCTTGGAATAGTACCAGTTGAATTTGATAGACCTGAGTATGAATCATCTCATTCCGTTATTGTTAACATAGCAAAACCAGCTTTCGGAGAAATAAATGAAGAGTTTTTTGATTCTATAGGTCAAAATTATTTTTATGTTACAATAGAATCTCCTATTGTAGCAGTTCCTTGGATAATGACGTTTAGACAAATTCAATTTTGTTCTTATAAAAATTATGATACCCCAGAAGAAGAGGAAGAAGAAGGAAAGAAGCCTTCCCGTGCTATTCTTGGAGTCGCTTTTGCTACGGGTAAAACCATATATCCTTATATTTTTGGTGTAAGAGAAAAAGAAATAAATAAGGTTGATTTGTCTGTTGATTCAATAACATTAAGATCAACAGTCGTATTTGCATCCAAATGTCAGACATGTGGAGATAGGCCCATCAATTGCAAGCCTCGTCCTTATAAATACGGAGATTTTGCATATTGGGAATCATCTGAGAAATATCCTGCTAATTTTGAACTTTATGATAGTAGTAGGATGAAAATAGACACAGGCAGATCTTATGATGATCCCAAAAAAACAGAAGCTTATTCTAATATTATGAATAAGTTAACAGAATATTATGGTGCTCCTTTGTCAGACAAAAATGGATTATCTTATTTCAAGGGTCATTCTTATGGAGGAGTAGATACTTCTACCGTATTTTGCCAACAACCTATACGTCATTACCGGTTCCCAGATAACAAGCATATACCTTTTATGAACAGTGATGAACGTGGATATGACATAGCTTCTGAAATATATCCGGTAGGTATTATGGTGGATGAGAACACCATACAAGTGTTTTTGGATTTTGCGGTAGATTCTGGTTTGATTACGCAACAACAAAGAGATACGATCGTAGGATATGAACTGTATCGTGGAGATAGGAGGCTAAATAGGTCGGTTGTGGCTTCAGGATTAGCTTATGATATGCTTAGATACATAGGAGACGATGGTAATGTAAATATCTATCCTAATTACCCATATAATGACCTATCACAGGATCAATATAATTATACGTCTGGAAAAAGAGACGAGTTTATATCCCATCCTTTCGACAAAGGAGGAAACGTGTGGTATTCATTCTGTTCGCCTGATATTTATTTCAATAAGCCCGAACTTCCAAATGAAGTATGTATAGACGGGTTTCAAAGAGGAATGTCTGTAGGCAGTTTTATACCTGTCGAAGATCATCCAAAATGGACTATCTTAGGTCCTGCCGCTTATACGATGGCTGCGACACTTGCCGCAGTTGAATCAAGTGCCACAATAGCCGCTATGATAGCAGAAGAGCTTCAGATAAGGGCGCAGTCTGGATACATAGGAGGGTCGGCCGGTCTTACCGGAGGAGGATTCCTAACGAATCTAAGTGTGGCCGTGCTGTTTTCTTCAATGGTGTCAACCATCAGTCAAACTCTTGCTAAGGGCCCGATATTGTACGGTAAGTACCGTTATGATTGGCTTAATACGTTTATAAACAATGGACCGAGACGTAATCATGCATGGTATTATACTTCTGTAGGATTATATAATTCAATGATAGGTATAACAGACCAGGATAAGTATGAACGAAATTTTGCTCGTGGTTTATCTTCTGTTAAGTACATGAAGTCTGGTGTATATCCTATGATGGATGCCAGTATGTTATCTAAATGGGGAACCGGTAAAAACGATAATGAGGGACGATTCTTATTTGTTAATAATATAGATCGTGAATCTTCGTTATTTTTATCATTTGGTGATCCAGGTGAAAAAGGAGATGGTAAATCGAAATATTTATTGGAATATCCGAACTATGTCTACAACTACGACAGTAGCCGTATAGATGATTCGGTTATTGCTGGAAGCGATGTTGTAGCAGGAAGAACATTCGAGCAATCCAAATCAGTTTCATACATTTGCTCTCCATATATGAGGCTTATGAGATATAGGCCGGATCAATATGGTCAAATAGAAGATATAAAATGGATTTCCATAGGTGGATGTGGATTTTTCACTAATGAAAAGAAACTGATGTTCGGTGGTGATACGGTGATAACCAGATTTTCATTAAAGAGAAAATTTCCTGTTTTTTATAATAATGCTTTTGGTATTGGAGATATGATACCTTTCCCTTACATGGATTATAGAAATGTAGGATATCCAAGATATTTTGTTAATTATGATACCGGAGAAGACGCTCTTGAGACGATAGATAACGAACGTTTCAATAGTTGGACATCATCTAATAAAGGAAAATATGCTTTTTACCCAAATAGGAAGAGCTTGTATGAATTGAATGGTGACACCTCCGGTAAGTATGTAGATGGCAGATTTTATACATGGTTCTATGGTATTCCTCAGTTCCTTGTAGAGTCTGAAATAAATTGTAATTTCAGATTAGAGGGTTCTCAGCCTCATGAATTATTCTATCCAAAAGTAGGAGATTTCGTTTGGTGGACACAAGAAAAGAACGTATCTATCCATAGGGACAATGATTACAAGATAAGTCCTATCTATTCATCAAGAATGACATTGACACCTAATGTATTGCCGGCAACATACGAACGTCGTTTTTATGACTGTGCTTACCAACGTCCTAATGGTGTTATATGGAGTAGGGCTGATGTATCTGAAAACAGCCAAACAGATCCGTGGCTGACGTACAAGCCTATGGACTATCATGAGTTCCCAACCAGCAACGGGAAGCTTATTCACATGAAGCGTATTGAATCCGATCAGATTCTTGTCAGATTCGAGGATCAGGTTTCACTCCATAACGCCATAGACGTAATCAAGGAGCGTACCTCCCCAGGGCAGGCCGAGATGGGCACCGGCGGTCTGTTCGCGTCCCGGCCTCTGGAGTACAACACGACCGACCTCGGTTATTCTGGAACCCAGAGCACTGAAATAATTAGTTCAGAATTTGGTCACTTCTGGGTAGATACTAAAAGAGCACAAGTGTTTATGACCGATCCGAACGGACGTAATCTCAAGGAACTTAGTGTAGGTATCAGACATTGGCTTAAACGTCATCTTCCGTTTAAGATTCTTAGATACGGAATAACTAACATCTTAACCGGTACAGAGATGACAGAAGAAGATACAGACAATAAATTTATCGGTCTTGGTCTGTCTCTTGGATGGGATAACAGGTATAAGAGGGTACTTATCACGAAAAAAGATTATATACCTGTTAAGAACCCGGCATATTATAAATATGATGGTGGAAGGTTCTTATACAATGAAACAGAGGTGCTGTCAAACGATAAGGAAATATCTTTAAAGGATGAACAATATTTCAAGGACGTGTCGTTCACTATCGGATATTCGTGTCTGAAACAAGAATGGATTTCTTATTATTCGTTCTGTCCTGACTATTATATAGAACAGCAACAATATTTCCAGACAGGAATAAACTTCCCGGCATCGGATGAAGAAGGTGGCTTATGGAGTCATTTGCTGACGAATAAGAGCTTCCAGACATTTTACGGAGCAACATATCCATTTATATTAGAAGTGCCGATAAAAGAGAAATATAACGGTTCTACGCTGGCTTCTGTTGAGTATGAGCTTGATGCAAGGAAATACGTCGATGATGTGAATTACACTCTTGACAGGAAAGTAGGTTTAGATACGATAACTATCTACAACGACACAAACAACTCAGGTGAAATTCATCTTGTTCCAGAAGAAAAGAATAATTTAGCACAACGTATATCATATCCGAAGATCGTAGGTGACCATACTGAGGTCCTGGATACTGAGGTATATAGAAGACATAAGTTAAATGACTTCTTCAACAGGGTTGACGATGACCGATCTGAAACACCTATCTGGATCAAGGACGATAACGATATAAATAAGTCGGTTAATTCTGATGCTCTTAATTTCAGACGGTCATGGCTGGACAGGTTAAGAGGAAGTTGGATGCTGATGAGGATAAAGAAAGTAATTAGCAACCGGAAGATTATATTCCAGTGGTTGATTTCTGAAGATAAGATTAAGAATAGATAAATTACAATATTTAATAAGTTGAAAATAAGTAGTTTTTATTTTGTGATTTAATAATAGTTGAATATGTTTGTAGCGCCTATTGATCCATCTCGGACAAAGGGCATTTCCGAATTGGAGAGCAAGAGTAATTCCAGCGATAGTAATATCGGGGTTTCTTGCGCTTGTATCTAAGAATCCCATTCGCTTTAGCGATGGGAGTATGTCAAAGAGGATCTAATATCTTGAACATAGCTGGCTGGTCAGAATCTATCTTCGATGTTATTAACAGCAAGTTCTGCGGATATAAGAATATGATTGAGGAAATTAAGAAAATAAAAATATAATCATTAATTTTGCTTCAATTGTAATTTCCATAGTAAACAAGTTTTAGCTTTAAAGGTATAGCCGAAGAAGTACGTGAGTATATCTTCGGCTTTTTTTATTTACCTTTGTTGAAAAACAGTTTGTTATGAAACAAGTATTGTATAAAAATGATATATACCCCTATAATGTAAGAGTATTGCTTGGAGCAGATGAAGAGTATATAGTTAAGACGTTCGCCAACCTGGAAGTAAAAGATCAGAGCTGGGAGGGGTGGACTGATGATTATGGTGGCAGAACTATTTTCGTAGGAAACCGAACCAATCACAGGAAAGAAATATGTTTCTTATTTCATTCGCTGTCTGATATGGATGTTAGAACCATAGGACACGAATGCCTGCACGGTCTTTCTATTTATTGTAAGTATCTTAATATGGATTACGGTTTTGAAGTCGGAGGAGATGAGCATGCCGCCTGTCTGATGGGATGGTTAGTTGATAAGGTTTGTGGTGCTTACCACAAATTTAAGAAGGAGGAAGAAAAAAATGGCAAAGAAGACTAAAAATTATGTAAGAGACAAACAACCAAAAACATTATGGAATAAAATTGGTCCGTTTATAAAACTTAGAGAATATCTGGCATCTAATATAACACCTGACGTGTATGCTAATGAAAGAGGATTAAAAACCAAAATAATGGAATTTTTTGGTCAAGATGTTCCGAAAGCCAATGTAGATGATTTTAGTCAGAATCTTTGGTTTAGATTCTTAAACCAACCAAATAATCTGAAAGAAGAAAATGGGATTGTCAGAATACCAGACAATATCAAATCCATTATATCTGACAGGATAAATGGTGGGTGGGAGAAAATGGCTAAAAAATATGGAAGGGAGCTTGATTCCTTAGATAATAAGATAATTGATGGAAAAGTTGCAGGCAAGGACGTATCTGATTTGGAGGAGTTAAGGGATGTAACAAGTAGGAAACTTGGAATGGTGGAAGAGGGAATAGATCTCTTAAAAAAAGCCAGAACTGGAGAACATCAGGTATTTAACGAATACAATTTTATACCAGATGCTTACGGCGATTTAAATGATTTATCAGGCTTATCAAGTTTCACCATGTACCGTGATGATAGAGGTAGGATGGTCGTAAAAGATAAGTATGATTTTTATAGAAGCGATCAACCTCTTGGTGTCGGGATTGTTACTAAGATTCTTGATACAATAGGATACCCGTTTGATATTCTGGATTATGTAGAAGATAAGAATCCATATGAAGAGAATGATCCAAACAAGGTTTTGTTGAAATCCGCCATTGATTCCAAGAATGATCTGGATAAAAAAATGGAGATAAGATCTAAAAAACAAGGAGGGGATTCTTCTAAGCCGGAAATAGATTGGAATTTATTCAAATCCAAATATGAAAATATGAAGCGCGTGGGTAAGGGTACGCACCGCACTATGGACGTAGATGGAATGAATATGATCTATGATGCTTTATATGATAAAGGTTTCAATCAACGCCAGATAGAAGCCGTACTTGGAAATATTATTGAAGAATCTGGTGGTAATCCCTATGCCGTATCTGACTATGGAGGGTTTAAGGGACTTTTCCAAGAATCCGATAAAAGATATCCACCCAAAGAGTTTGAGAAAGATAAAGAGCGATTTAAGGGGGATAAGCGTGGATATATCAATTACATGATAGACAGATTTTATGATCATGTTCAAGATGCTGGGATGTATAGTATAAAGGATACTAAATACAATAAAGCCATTCATGCAGTAAGCGAATTTATGTCAGAAGATCCAGATACGGATTATTCGTATCCACTTGTGTATGCTTTTGAAGCTCCATCAGATAAAGAAGGAACTTATAAAAATAGAAAAAGCGTGTCAAATTTAATAAGCCAATCTTACGTTTCGAATAATGTTGATAAATTAGATGATGATGATAAAAAGGATGATAATATTATTAATGCCATTCTTGGTATAAAAAACGATCTTGAATTACAAGACCCGATTTCCACTACAAGAGGTGAAGCCTTTAAAGAAGCCAGGAAAAGAGGTCTTAAGGAATTTACGTGGAATGGAAAGAGATACAATACCAATGTCAAGAAAGAAGGTGGGGTAGTTGGCAAACAGCGTGAAGCATATGAATATTTTACTGGAAAGCGAGGCATGTCTAAAATACAGGCTCTCGCTATCATAGGTAACCTCATGGCTGAATCTGGTCTTAAAGATGACATATACGGAGACAACAAAACATCATACGGAATACAGCAATGGCATAATGATCGCATGGATAAGCTATTCAAGCACGCCAAAAAGAAAGGTCATTCTACACCAACATTCAAAGACCAACTTGAGTTCTTGGCTGATGAATACGAAGGAAAGACCGGATATTCTAATTTCTTATACACAAGAAAAGGAAAAGAAGGACCAGGGTATTACAACTACAGCCGGCAGGACTTCATGAACGCCGATAACCTTAAAGATGCTGTAGTAGCTTGGAACCAAGGAGCAGGACGTCCTCATAAGAGTGTTATAAGAAACGATGACCGTTATAATTATGCTATGGAGGTTGCTAAAAATCTTGGTTTGGAAATTGAAGAAAATTCCGTATCTTCGTATGGTCAAATGGGATTCGGAGATGATGCTGAAATAGCAGCATCGGTAACACTTCCAGAGGTAGAAGTGGCAGCCGCCCTTCCTAACCCGGAAGCCCCGTCCCAGGAGGGACAGTCCGAGGAAGAGAGATTCCGTACATGGACTGAAACGTATGGTAAGGACATCGTAAATCATTTACTGACGTTAGACGGGAAAAAGGATGGTGATGACAGTGATTACGGCATGATGTATAAACAGCATGAAAAAGAAAGCGAAGAGGATAAGAAAATGGCTTTGATTAATGCCGTGCTTCCCAATATACAACTTCGCATTAAAGGCGTCACTGATAATTAGAACAATATTATTTTATTTCTCATATTAATAAAGCGAAGCCGGATTTGAGACTCGTTATGCGGATACCGAAGGTTGAAGAACGATATCAAGATAATCCGGCTTTTTTGTGCGATTTCGTGAAGGATGGAACTATCATCGCCTTAGTTTAACAGAACAGACCTACGTACCTCTGCTGTCCTGACGGGCCTGGGCGCCCGTCTCGCCTACCAGCCTGCCTAATTCTTCACTGGCTACCTAATATAACTATTAACGTCACTCCATCACCTATCTCCTTTCAGTCGATAGGTTCAGTCGTTTTTTAAATGTTATATGTTCTTTCGCATCGTTCCCTTCGGTCACGATACTCAATCCTTTAACACAATTAGGCAAACAATACAATAGACGGAAAAAGTAATTTGTTAATCTGTTCACTCACTTAACTCCCTTCGGTCGTTAAGTTCATTCACTGTAAACAATTATATGAATAAATGGTAAAGTATATAAAATAATATAAATGATATAATGGGTAAGATCATTGAAAATGGTCTTAATATTAAGGAAAACGGAGACTATTTATAGGCGTAGTTTTAATTTAAGATTTGTTGTCCCACTCCTGACGGTCAGACGGTTACGTTCAGAGTCGTTTTCCCGTCTCTTATCCAAACCGTCATAAAACAAAAAAACCTTGTATCCTATTTCTCTCAAACCGGATACAAGGCCGTGCATTTTCTTCTTTGAGCGTATGATAAAAAACCATATCTTTGCACTAAAACAACCTAATATGGACACAAAGTTAAAAGAAATAACAGATCCTCACAAGTTACACGACAAGCTCTTTAAGAAAGAGCAGGTCTCTCCGATAGAAGTTATATACAATAGCTTCAGCAACTTAGGGTATAATGTAGTACGCCGTCCAGCCGGTCAGTGTTTAGGCAATTTGAGATATTTTAATCTATTTTATGACAAACATACTCATCATTTTTATCAGAAAGATAGGAAGTTGAGATATTGTGGCAATTTTCTCATATCTGATTATTGGAAAGATAGAGTGCGATGTTTCATAGTTTGGAACTTTGGTTTTGGAAGATTCTTCCCATACAATGACTTCATAGAGGCTATGGTTTATGACTATCTTCGATATGGGAGAAAGTCAGTTCCTTATTTTAAAAGCGTGCAAGAAGCTGAAGAAAAGTGTGTAAGGTTCTATATCCGGTCTCAGATAGATATGCTCCGTAAGGAAGGATATGCTGCATACCGGGCTAAGTTTAAGGAAGAACGTCCTCAGTATTTCATCGGAGACGATAGGACAGTGTTTAGATGCCTTGATAGCTCTTTAAAAAGAGAAGAGAAGATTGCTGCATGCGTAGCTCACAAAAGGGCTTTAAAAGAAGGGATAATGGCTTCCTTCATCAATCACCTTAAGAAATATCCTACCACCTTGTATTCGTGGTTCTCGTCAGAGGTAGACAGCGAAGGAAAGAATAGGATTTGTCTATCTGAAAAAGCCATTAATTATCTTAATAAGAGACTGGTTCGCAATGGATTAAAGGCTCTTTCTGCATCATATCTTTTTAGAACGTTTAGAAAAATGGTGAAGACCTTGTTCGGTTTCAATGTCAGGTCGTTCTTGAATAGATGTCTGATGTCTGTTTCAACAGAAGAGGTTTTAACCAAATCTATGAAGAAAGTAGTTTCCAAGACAGTGCTGTTTTTGTACAAGAGAGCGCTTAAGAACTATCGCCGGGCATGCGGTTTTAAGTACGACCCTGATTCGGGCGGTTTGTCTGTCATACGTCCCTGATTTTTAAACGTATCCCATAACGTTGGATTTTCTCGTTCGTTTCTCTTATCTTTGTGAAAAAAGATAGTATGAAATTACGAATCATAAAAAATCGTCCGATATTCGCTCCTGGCGGTAGTGTTCAGGATAAGAAACAGGATATTAATGTATCCTCTACTCAGCCTATTCTTGATTATGGAACGCCTGTTAATAAATGGGGTGAATCTGATATTCAGAATATATATATGCCTTCTGATGTGACTTTAGAAACAGAGGAGGGGGAGATAAATCCATTTAGTAGTATGCCTACATCCGATCCGTTTTTTGAAAATCATGATGCAGGATATGCAGGATATCTCGCTGATAATAGGGGCATGGTTAAAAACGTAGAGAAATCAGTCGTTGATAATGCAATGAATTTAGGTGGTGTTGATTCTGATTCCTCTAAAGAAAAACGTTCCCAAGATGGTAATCCTCTGGATCCTATGACTACCCCATATTATTCACCCGATCTAACCGGCAGAGCTCAAATGTTCGGTACAAGTCTTGGCCGGATAAGAGCCGGTAATAAGGTCGGTGCTAATGTGGCTCAAGCTGCCTTGTCTGGTGTTAGTTTAGGATTAGGTCTTACCCGTAATATCATGGGAGCTTCATCTGCTGCGTATGCAGCCAGCAGAGACGAGCAGGCAGCGAGGGAAAAACTTGCCAAGGAGCGTCGTCAGCAATTCATCAAGTGGGAACGTGAAGGTGGTGGCGTTAACCTTGGAAATGGACAGAGAATAGATACGTCTGATATGACAGGAGAATACATTTACCCTCTTCCTAAACCTATAGAGGGTAATGCTAATGTTGAGATAGAAAAAGGAGAATACGTTTTGACTCCGGATGATGTTGGTCCTATGGAGGCAAAAGGTAACAGGCATGAAGACGGCGGCACTTCCGTTGATTTGCCAGAAGCTCATATTATTTCAGATTACCGTACTATCGATGATGATTTCGCTTCTTACGTAAGGGAAAATTATGGCATTAGAGCTACGGAAAAAGATACGTATGCTACGCTTCTTGATAGGTACAAGAAAAAAATAGGATTGTCCGAAAAGTATGATGATCAGGAACGTGTTTTCAAGAGATTGGAAAAGAATAAGGATGTTAAGGATAAAAATACTTCTGAGTTGAATAAGTCCATTCTTTCCAAGTACGTAAATGATAATCAAAAGGAAATAGACGAACTTGAGGTGCAATTCAGGTCTTTTGCTGATATTGTCTATAACAAACAAGAGGAATCCAAACGCCAAGAAAAGATAGATGCTTTCTTTAGAGATGGCGGAAAGGTTGATTTAAATGCCGTAAGAAAGCAGGCTAAGGCTCTTAACGTATCTGAATCTGATGCTAAAAATTGGATATACGATGAGTATGTAAAGAGAGTTAGGAAAATGGCTGAAGGCGGTCCTACCAAAGAACAAATAGAGTGGGGTAAGAAAGTACAGCAGCTTTTAATGAAGCAGTTTGGACGTGCTCTTAATATGTCTATAGTAGATGTTGCGGACAGAGAGCAGATTCTTAATCCTGATTCTGATGTAAATTCTAATCAAAATCTGCAACACAGAAGTAGTTCCGGTTATGGTAGGGTAAACAACAAGGCTATTTCTAATTTGCTTGATATTAACCGTTGGGCTAATAAATACAATACGGATGGTGATTTTAATACAGAAGGATTCCAGACTGGATACAATAGCCAACTAAATAACCTATGGGCTTTGGCGGAATCAGGTGCTATAGCCAATGCCGAAAAAGCCAAGAAATTTAGAGACGAATACGGATTTTGGGGAGAAGATGCCGGTAAGTACGACCAAGGAAGTAAATCGGCATATAACTCATTTGCCGTAGATGACAAATTTGGGCAAACTACGGCAACCAGATCATTTTATGGATTGGATGTAGTTGCTCCTGAACAAAAGAGATTGTTGAACGAAAAAGGGATAAAGAATTATGTTGACTTATTTGGTGATAAATCTGATGCAGCTAAGAAGATTCTGGGTGCCGATTATAATAAGTTTGCTGCTTTAAAAGATAGCGGTTTGATGTCAGAAACAGACTTTGTTTTAGAAGCCGTAAATCCGGCATCAAAACCTATAGAAGCTGAACCTGTAGGAACCGGCGCTAAATCTCCCAACCCGGGCTCTCCAGGCAGGATAGAAGTGAAGAAAGAAAATCCTGTTGTTAATACTACTGTAGAAACGGAAGCTGAGGAAGAAGATGATACAAACGGAAGAAAAGGTGTCAATCCTGTTTTATCAGGTCCTATATTCCCTGAGATGTTGAGGATGCTTGATACCGGATTAGAGATAGAGGGATTGGAAAGGCATCAGGCTCCGAGAATAGATCCGGTTCTGCAATCTGCTGATCAGTATATCAACGAGCTCAACCGCGCGACATCGGCTCAGTTGGACGCAGTAGGTGACGTGCCCGACTCCCAGCGCTCCGCTATTCTGGCTAATATGAACGCCATAGCTGGAAGCAATATAGCCAAGTACGTTAATGAAGTAAATTTCAATAACGCAAGGCAAATAAACGAAGCTGATAGATTCAATGAAATGGCTTATGTTCAGACAGACGATAAGAACATAGCGGAAAGGCAACGTTATGAATCCGGGTTATTGAAGGCTATGGCTATAAGGGATGAAAATCTTGCTCGTTATTATGACAGCATAAACAGCGAGATACAGAATAAGTTCAATGTTCGTACATCGTTGAATACCATAGCTTCCATAGCTCCGAATATGAGAATGCTTCCAAGTGGCCAAATTATTTACGTTCAAGGTAATCAGGATGTGATGAATATGGGTGATTATTCTACACCTTACTTGAGAAGTTTAAATGAAGAAGATGATGAAACTAAAAGAAGAAGGAGGACCAAATAGTGGCTTCACAGTATAGTATTTTAAGGCAATATGCCCCGTATGTTAGTCCTTACAACATAGATCTTGTTAAGGACGTCATGATGTATAAACAGCAGAAGGTTGATGCTGCTCGTGAAAAGATCTATACCCAGGTAGATTATCTTATGGGTCAAGAGATAGATAAGCCTGAAGCCCGCGCTTATATGGAAGATAAGATGTCAGGTGTGATTGCTAACATCAATCAAAAATTCAAAGGCGTGGATCTTTCTTCTGATGGTGTTACGAGAGCTATACAAGGAGAGATCAGTTCAGTGTTGGATGATACGGTCATTAACGCGATTGCCGGCACAAAAGAAGGCAAGAGGGTTATGAAGGAAATAGAATCTATAAAACAGAATCATCCTGAACTTTATTCTCCTATTAATGAATGGCATGCTTTGGATCCTTATTACAAATGGAGGTCAGATGGTAAAGCAGGATCAAGGTTAGGAGGTCTTCATTATTCTCCTTATGTCGATTATACTAAGGAGATAAATAAGCTGGTTAGTGACTTTAGGAAAAACAACGAAGGCAAGAAGATTCAGACAACAGAATATGATGTTAAAGGTAATCCTACTGGTGGAATCATAGAAGTCAACGTAGATGAGCTTACTGATTCCCAGATAAGGAATTTTGTGTCTGCTAACTTATCTGAAAACATGAGGAATCAGATGAGAATAGAAGCATCATACATGGCAGCTACCAATCCGGTGTTCAGTAATCCGGATTTGGTTAGTCAATACATTGGGTCTTATGTAGAAAGATACGATAGACACATAGGAGCATTGGAAGCAAAAAAGAAATCAGTAGGGGATAATAAGGATATTATTGATCGTATTGACAGTCAGATACAGGAAGCTAAAAATCAGAAAGCAGAAGCCAAGAGGGAGGCAGATATGATAATAGCTTCATCAGATCCGGTAGCGGCTGCTAATTTTGTTGTTACCAATAATCTTTTCGATAAGATGACTGATGCATGGAGATACGACAATACAAGTTTTGAAAGGAAGAAAGATGATCTTTATTTTGCAAGGTTGGCAGAGGATAGGGCTCAGCAAAAGTTTTTGACTGATAATGCTAAGTCTATGGTTGAAATATCGTTGGCAAAAGAGCAACTTGCACAGGCTAAGATTGAAACCGAATACATGCGTACTTACGGTTCCAAGATGGGCACTGAAAGCTCATCCGGAGGCACAAGAGGAGCAGGCGGTGTAGGAGTGCCGATGGCTCCTATGGACGGGCCTACGGCTATCAATTCTGGAACGGGTAAGATAGGATCTGTTAATTTGGCTAATATCCCTTATGAACAACTCACATCTTCTTCCACAGAGCGTAGAGCAAATTTATTGAAATTATATAATTCATTATCTCCTACAGACAGAAGTAATATCGTTGCAGCATCATACGAAGAAGAAAAAACTGACCCAGGATTGTATGCTAATATGACTCCTGAAGAACGGATATATTCTTATTTAAAAAATAATGGAGGTCAGAAAAACGGATATTTTGGACAAGGAAATAACAGATTGTCTGAAGCTTATGATGCTTTACTTCTTTCTGATTCTAAGGCAAATGGAGCTACAAAGGCTATAAATAACATAACTGATTATCAAATAGATAATATAGTTACTAAAAAAAATAAGGATATTATCAGTAAAGTTCGTAATGCTGAGTTTATGAAAGGAAATTCTTTTATAAATCTTACCGATACAGATGATAAGGCTGGAGCCTTCCTGCTCGCCACAGCCATAACAACTGGTGTATCTGATGCCGTAGGGTTCAGAGAATACATGATGGATCCTTCAAGAGGAATAGATATTCTTAGTGCTATATCTCCGTCATTAGGAGCTAAGGTGAGTGCAGGAAAGTTGGGGAAAAACATATCTGATGCTATTACAAGCGAGAATAATGGTTCTTCTACCGGTACATTGGCTCTTATTAATGGAATGAAGAAACTCAATGGCGATCCTGATTTTAATATATCAGATTATATGACCATAGATAAGGATGGTGATATAGATTTAAAAGATTATCAGGAAGGTGAACCATTAACTATTACCCAGCTAAGATATGCTGAGAAAAACAGTAGGGTGTCTGATATGATAGCAGGTCAGATGCAGGATGAGATAAAAATGTCTGTATCTCCTGATCAGATTTCTGATAAGTTATCTCAGTATCATTACCTTGATTCTTACAAAAGATACAATTGGAATGCCGATTCACCGGAAAAGTCTTTGCAGAAGGCTCAGTTTAGAAGATTGTCTGGTTACATGGCAGGAAAGGTAAATAATCTGGATCCTACTGCTATTAATGCCATTAATATGGATGCCGAGATAGATAATGGCACCGTTAGAAGATTCTTGACTGCTCAAGTAGGTTCCGGTGAAAATTCTTATGTTACAGAAAGGGTTGAGATTACGAATGACGAGCTTCTTAAGGCGGGTATAGATCCTTCGGTCGAGGAGCGCAATTATCCGGTAGATGGCTACAAATCAAGTTTTGGAACCTGTGATTTTGTAGATACCGGAAAGAAGGAAGGTTATTCTTATGATAAGCATCTTATACGTAATGGCCTTCCTCGTTTGGCTTCTAAGGCTGATGTTAAGAATGATCTTTATGATATAGTAAAGGTTCATGGTTCTTACCTTAAGCCAGAAGAAATGAATGTTGTTAAAGCCCTTGTTGATAATTTTATTGACATGTCTGATAATATATCAGTTCAGTTGGAGGGAATGGACGATAGGGGTTCAAGAGAGGTAGCGGTCAATTTCTATGACAAAAGGACTAAAAATTCTAAAAATCCTGCATTGTTGTTCTCGGATTTTGTTCCTTTGGATCCAGGTAATGATGAGTATGCGGATTACTGGAATAGCATTCACCAGAAGTGTCCTCAGTACTTCTTTGTAAAATACGTGAAGGAGGCTGTTCAAGAACGTCTTGATCAGATGAGGGATCCGTATATGAGAGGAATAAATATCACGCCCAACATGAATGACAAGTTTAGTAAGTTGAACGATTTTTTGCAGAAAATTTATGGCTGACAATAATATAGATAGATATAATCCTGCTGCTAAAACCACTTACGAAGATGTGGCAAGGCAAAGAAAATTAGCCGAAGAAGAGAATTATACTCCGGCTACACTACCAGAGACGACAACGCCTCTGGTTCCTAATTATATGCCTGGTGAAGGTGTGTATGCCCAACCTAAATTTCCGGATTACGCATCAAGGATAGCTGCTGCCGAATACGAAGAACCGTATATAGCCAAGGAGATAAGCAACAGCTACTCGGAGGCACTGGCTCGTAACAGCTACAGGGGGGCTACACCTGCCCCGCCGCCTCTTAATCCCTATGGACCAAAGGTAAGTATCCGTGAAAGTCATCAGATGGGTAATGATGGGGTATGGCGTACAAAATATCCCAACTATATTCCGGGTATAAACAATGAGGATTATTATGCCAGGAGACAGAGCGGATGGAGTAAGTTTTGGAATGGTGTAGGCAAATTCGCTTTAAAGTCTGCATTGTACGGTGCACAAGGAGTTGTGTCATTGCCTGACAAACTTATCAATATGGCATCTGAGGGAAGTTATAAAGCTGCGTTAAACACTAACATGGATAAGTTTGTAGGTGATCTTGACCAGCAAATAGACATGCTTCTTCCTCATTATTACAAGAAAGAGGTAGAAGATTATAATTTTGGTCAGAAGCTTTTTAAGGATACCGGTAATTTCTTATGGAATGATGTCCTTGGTAATGGTATGTCTTTTACCGTAGGAGCCATGATATCAGCGTACATGACCGGAGGACTTGGAGTTGGATCATTGGGCAATATAGGTGCTAAATTAGGTGGAAGAATCGGAGCTAAGTTAGCAGCAAGGCAAGCTGCCAATAGGGGCATAGGAAGCCTTAAAGGTGTGTTTAACGACTATGTAAGAAAAGGAGTTGCTACCGGAAGAAATGTAGGGGAGGCGGCTAAGACCATGACGTTGTTGGCTACCAGTGCCGGATTCGAGTCATCGGTTGAAGCAAATTCTTTTATGAAGCAATCCGAGTCTGATTTCAAGGATTATTATCGTAAGATTTATGGTCGTGATCCCAATGCAGAGGAAATGGCTGTTTTTCGTAATTCTAATGCTGATGTAGGTAGTGCTATATTTGCCGCCAATATGGGTATCGTAGGATTATCTAACTGGCTTCTTTTTGGTAAGTATATAGGGTTAGGAGGCAAGGCTATACCTGGGTTGGAAAAGAAGCTCAACAAGCATTTATTTGGATTAGGGACGGAAGTTGCGAAGCCGGGAGAGATGGCTATTAAAATAACCAATCCCAATATAGGACAGAAGATAGCAGGCAATGTTTTCAATATCATGAAAAGACCGGTATCTGAAGGCTTATGGGAAGAAGGATCTCAAGGTGCTGTTCAGAATACGGCTGAGGAATATGTTAAGTCAAGATATGATAATGTCGCCATGAACGGAGCCGTTGATGTTCTTGATGCTATTTCTGAAGGATTTAAAAAGCAATATACGTCTAAAGAAGGATGGACTGAAATAGGAATCGGTGCTATTATCGGTTCTTTGTTTGGTATGAGAGAAGGCTTCTTTGGGGTGAAAGAGTATAGTAATAGTCAGATCTTGCTGGAAAGGCAAGTGAATGAATATAACAAAGCATCTTCTAATCTTAACACGGCGGCTTTGAATACGTTGAAAAAATCAATGAGTTTAGGGCCTCAAGTTCGTTCCGATGCCCAGTCTATGACTGGTAAGGAGCTTGATGATGCTATGTTTGAAAAGATGTCTATTGACAACCAAATGGGAACCTTAGAGGATTCGGCTGAAAATTTCCGGCAGATGATTGATATGATGCCTATTTCGGAAATAGCCGAAGCTAATGGAATGTCTTTGGAAGAGGCAAAGAAATACAAGGACTCTATTATTGATAATTATAATAATCGTCTTTCGGATTTCAGATCTGCCCAGAGTTTTGCCGAAGATCTTATAGGTGATGATTCTAAGATTGAGTTTAGGAAATACGTGGCTCGTAATGCTTTTCTTGGTCTTCAATCGGAATCAAGAATGAAAGACATAGCTTCTGTCATAGAAACGCTTTCGGGGCAGCCTCGCGTGGCGGATGCTCTAAGTACGTTCTCCCGGCTGTCGGACAGGGCAAGGGAGCGGGCGATGGCTATCCGTGGCATACGGTCAAGAATAGAAGAACTTGAATCCGAAATAGAAGATCTTGCTACCCGCCCTCGCAACGTAGAAGGGAAAGATCCACAAGCTGAATCCATACAACGAAAAACCAAAGAATTGGAAAGCCTTAGAACCAATTACAACAATTCGTTGTCTGAGTTATCAACGTTAATAGGAAAAGAGTTTTCGATAGAAGAGCTGGTAAGTAAAACCGAATCTGTTTTATCATCTCCTCTTTCTCCCATAAGTTCACAAGATGTGATAGAAGCCTATGATACGCTTGTGGCTTTTGATGATTATTTTAATGTAAAATCAAGACAGGAAAAGAAGTTTACAGCCAAAGACAAAGCCATGAGATCCTTGGTAAATGAATACCGAAGAAGTTTGATGGACTATAGGAATATGAATAACTTCTTGTCTAAGATGCTTGATAAAAGATTCTTAGCTGAGGAAAACAGGGGGTTTTCAAAAGCGCTGTCTTCTCTATGGTCTACTCCTTATAAAGGGGATGACAAGGTTCCTGATTTTGCAGAGTCTAATAAAGTTGGTGAATATGACACTGATGAGGTAGTAGATCAAGCTGTGTCAGAAGGTAAGATTTCGGAAGACGAAGCTTGGACTATCAAGGCTTTTATGCATGCTCTTGATAAAGTAAGGGAAGATAGGATGAAGGAAGCAGAAGATGATATAAAAGAGTCACCGCTTACGGAGTCTGTATCGGATGAAGATTATGAGGCTGCTATGGATAATCTTATTATGGTTCCGGTAGTAAGGCAGTCTATAATTGATAAACTATATACAGGTAATGCCGATCTTCTTACTGCGAGAGAAAAAGATGTGTATGATAAATACAAACAAGATTTTGATGATTATGTATCGTCTTTAGGTGATAGTCCTGTTAATCTCATTAAATCATTATCTGAAAAGGCTGACAGGCTTACAAGTCCGAGATCAGTATATGAGGAAAATAAAGCTATTATTGATATGGCTAAGTCTAATTTGGAGCCAGATCAAAGAAAGGAGCTTGATGATGCTATTTCTTCGTATGTTGATATAATGAACAGGCGGGACAAAGGAGAGAAAGTTGACGAAGATAAACTTGCAGATTCGGTATTTACCATAGAAGATCTTGGCCAGGTTGGAAATATCACGGACCTCCTTCCTTATATCGAGCAAAACAGGATTATTGATAAAGGTCGTATCTCCGAATCTACGTTAAGTAATTTCGGGGAGGATGATGCTAATATAGATTCTCTTGTAAATGAATTAGACGAATCTGATAATACGCCGGGAGCCAATATAGATAGCGCCCAGAATCCAGAGACGTTGATGGTTAGAAGAATCTCTAATGATGGCAATGAAAGGTATGAAATTGCGGGTCTTAGAGCCGATAAATTTATATCTTCCATAAAATCATTGGTTCCTATTCAAATAAGCTCTGAAACGAACGCTAATGGCACTAAAAGGTATTCTCTTAACATAGGTGGAGAAACGGCTACTATAATTGAACTTCCTTATCATGCGAGATGGTCTATAGATAAAGAATCGGCTCGTGTTCTTAACCGTTACACAGATGTGTCTATTCAGGACGTGGGTAATTCCTATTCTTTGGTTTATAAGCGTCTTGATTCAGATGAGTTGGTTCCGTACAGAACAGGTGTCGGATTCGGAGAGAATGAAGTAGATAAAATAGATCAGGAAGCATTATCTTCTTTGAAAAAAGGAGATAAGGTTAATCTCGAAATAGATGTAAATGATACTTATAATCAGTCTCTTTTTACCGAATACAATGACGCTGTTCAGTCAGGCGATAAAAAAAGAATAGAATCTGCTGAGAATAAACTGGTGTCCAATATGGTTATCAAGGTCATGAGTGGGAACAGATTCGTTTCTGTTGTAAAAGCTGATACAGGAGGCATAGATGGTATAAGTAAAATAAGAAGAACGGCTTTTAACAAGTGGAAGAAAGATGCTGGTCGGTCGGCTACCATCAGCGTCGGCACGCATGTTGTTGCCCAGACTCTTCCCGGAAGACCGGTATTTAACATGAGGGTGAACGGTCAAGGATATGGCCAGGTAGAAAATCTCCCTATTACCGAAAAAGGTGCTGAAAAAGTATCTGATGTCGGATATGTATTAAATGGCAAAGTCGTGCTTAAGAACGGATCTAAATACACAGGCTTCCCATTTGCTTATTCTATATTAAATGACAAGGGGAATAATTACAAAAATGTAAGAGTTCCGGTAGTTGTCATCAAAGGTAAAAACGGTCTTAATTATCTTTTCCCAGTTAGCCTACGTTCTGTAGAATCAGAGGAAGGGCAGAAATGGATGTCTTTTATAGATATGCTGCCTGAATCTGGTGATTCTGAATTGCTACAGATGGGTCAAGATGATATACAAGATCTTAATGCGTATCTAACCAGGTTAGGTCTTGATCCGGCTTCGTATCAAGTATCGTATTTGAATCCTATTTCAGGGCTTAGAAAAGCTCGTGAGGCTATAGAAAAATTATCTACAGTTCCTGATGTTGTTAAGTGGGTAGAAGATGGAAGTAGGAGCGTTAAAGATATTGTGACGTCTGAAGTAGAATCTGGAATAGATTTCGAAGGTGAGATGTTTGTCGCTCCTAAGATCAGGATTCAGTTTGGTAAATCATCTTCCAGACCTAAATCACTTATAGAGGATGATCTTCCTTTCTCTGATGAGGGTAAGACCGTTACTTCTAAGGTAGAAGATGTGGAAGTTTATGAAGAGGAAATGCCAGAGGAAGGGGCTGCCCGGGAGACTCAGCCGGCGCCATTAGCTCAGCCGGCTCCTGCGGCACAAGCTACGCAGTCTTTACCTGGCAAGAAGCGTACCTCCAGGAAAAACTTCTCTCTTATGTTAAACGAAATAGAATCTCATATAGAAAAAGAAGGATTGCCGTCTTATGCTAATATTTTTGATTTTATAGCAAGGAAGATTGTAGGAGGTGATTTGAGGTTTCTTCGTGAGAGAGGTAATCCTAAAAGCCTTAAGGAAGAAATGGGATTAGAACCTAAAGGAACAGTAGGTGATAAAATATCCACTCCTTCCAGTAAAGGTGGTAAGACCTTAGAAGAATACGTTTCTTGGCTTCGTTCTCAAACAGATCAGGTGGTGGTTGATTATGTTGGGCCAAGATCTGATGAACAAATTATATCAGAGTTGAAAAACTTTTTGAAATATATTAATTTTGTTCCAAGTAAGGCTTTAAATTATTCTCTTAGAGTCAATGGCATGGATACCCTAAAAGAATATGGCACAAAAGAGGAAGTAGAAAAAATGGAATCTGATATCAATAGTTTGGTTTCTAAAGTTTTGCCTACGGTGGATAATAAAACTGTAGAAGATGTTTCTACTGCAATAAAATCAAACAACTTGCCTGCCATATGGAGGCCCGTGGAAAGCCTTGATATGACAAACGAGGAAAAAATAGAGTTTTTGAATAACGTAGCAGATTTCCTTAGCGGCATACCAGAGTATGCCGCTGTTGTGGAGTCTATAGAGTCAGAATCAGATAATATTTTAAATGATGGAAAAGAAGGAAGTGCAGAAGGCGGTGCAGTACGCACTGAGGAAGATGGCGATAAAAAGGGAGATGGAGAAGGCAAAGGACAATCCAGAACAAATGTCGAAGTTGAAGGAAATGTCGAATTACCTGGATCTACAAAAGGAGAAATAGAAAAAGACGAACCTCGTATATCCGAAGAACCGTTTACTCACATATCAAGGGTAACATCTCCTTATTTCCTGTACGGCGGTGATGAAGCATATACATCTGTTCCGGCTAAGGTAGAACCTATACCAGAGAAGATAATGGGTCGTAATGGCATTAAATTTGGTATGAGTGTAGTCGAGTTAACCAAATTAGGGTACAAAAAAGCTGGTGGAAACTGGATATATAAATTCTATATGAACTCAGGTGTGTATGATTTGTATAATATCAGTACCGGTGAAGCGTTTAGGGCAAAACCGGATCTTGGAGTTAAGATAAGTTCCAGTGCATTCATCCGCTCTTTATCTCAATCTGGTAGAAAAATACAAAATATGATGAGTAATATGAGCCAGGAAGAGATAGATAGGAATAAGAATCTCGTAGAAGGTTCTGATAATTCGGATTCGATAAATGAGTTAAATAAGGAGTGTTGAGTATGAGAAGGAGATTTTTTTAATGCTGCGGATAATTTCGTGGGAGGATGTTATAATAAGTTATCCAATGAAGATATAAAAGGCTTGGAGGAAAAAGACCTTATGTATGTCAGTTTAATAAAATTCATATACATATAGGACCTGTATTAAAAGATCATGATTCTGATGTTAGTTACATAATGTTTAATAGTAATTGGAATTATGGTGGTTATGAATCTATGGTTTATAATCATAGCAATAATGGTATTTTTATATTAGGTGAAAACAAAATTGGTAACATAGAAGATCATATACAAGATCCAACATATTGGTACGAATATGATCCAAGCATTAATGAAAATTATTGTTATTTTTATTATGAGGCTAATAACAGCGGAAATGCTATCAAGTTGAATGGTGAGTTTGGTGATACCAGTACTGTTTTCAACATTCCCAGCTTGGAAGTCACCACTCTTCGTGATGGCAGTTTGAGTTTTCCGGAGATTTATATAGAAGGAATTTGGGATCCGTCATTGTATAAGTCGGTTTTATAATTAACTTTGCAAAAAGCTAATTACAATGGGTGTCAAATGTCAGATAGAAAAAAAGGAAAATGAAATAAAACGGGTTAAGGCTCCTAACGGGGAGCCTTCCGTTCTTTACGAAAGTGCTTTAAAAGTATTAGGAAACAGCGAGCGGGCTCTTCAGGTATGGGCTAAGGCTTACACTCCTGGTTTTTTGTCGTATTATGGTCATTGGAATAACCCGGCTCCAGGGGAGATGTTTAATACCGATCCCAATGGTGAACCTCTTTTAGAAGACGTGCTGTCGTATATGAAGCGTCAGACTTATTTTGCTGATCCTTTAACGGCTCAGGACATTAAGGATGTAAGGGATTTCCTTTTGTCTACTCATTATTTTTTCAATGCGTCTTCATTGTCTAATGCTATTCTCTTCGATTTTTATGTAGATGGCAGTTTGATACTGAATGAGCAGAAATTAAGGAGATCCGGTTTGTATAATGAAACAGAGATAAGTCGTATTTTATCCGATCCTTCTGTTTTAAATGAGGTTTCGACTTCCATGAGAAAGTTAATAGATTCTTCTATTAACGAACATGATAGGGAAAAAGATAATTATTTTATGTCTATTGACTATCAGTATGGTCCTATTGTTTACAAGGAGGGAGTGTTTAACCAATTTGGTAAAAAGGTACCATATAATCCTTCTGAGCTTTATTATGCTATGCGTAAAACAGTAGCCGGCATAAAAAACTTTTCTGAATTTTCATCTGCTTTTGAATTGTTGAGAAATTCATATCCTGAACTGGTTGAGAAATTCGTTTCTGATAAAGAATTTGCCGAATCTATGTTTGATGAGTTCTCATCTACGAATAAGATTCCGGTAATAAACATAGAAGGGGATGATGTGGTGGAAGGCAAGAGAAGATCCTTATCTAAGCTACAAGATCTGTCTTATTACAATCCTGGCAAAATAGAGTTCCTAAGAGCTCGTATATCAGCTTATTTACATAGGGCTAATGCCGACACCGAATCCGATTTAAGAAGCATGATATGGGATATAGAAGAGGCTTGTACGTGGTTTGGCATAGATATAATAGGGACATCGGAAACTTATGATGGCACAGAAGAGTCTTTGAATAAGATAGATAATTTGATGCTGGATCTTGATATTTATGTGGCCAGGCATAATGATGTAAATTATGCTCCAACGTTGGCATCTTCTATAGATGATGTTCTTGGTGATAGCACAGATTATTATTTTGGATTATTACCGGAGTATATGGATAATTTGAATATCGTTTATTCTGAATCCGATATAGACCCAGTAGAGGCATTTGAGAAACATTCATTGCTTAAGGTAGGAGATAATCTATATCAAAGGATCAGCAAAGATGATCTTAACGAGATGTATCAAATATCAACAGTGTTAGCCAAGCACAACCTAACTCATTTTTCTACTAAAATATATCCTGAATCTTGTTTTAAGAACGGCGTTTTGGATAAAGAGAAAGTACGGAACGTAGATAATAATACGCTCATGGCTTCCATTAAAAAATACGTCAGATCGTTCATGGATTCTCAGAACACGGAGGACATGATAATGACCAGGATGGCGTTTGGGCACCCGGCGGTACTTGACGTTCCTTACGTGGATGTGGATCGGGAGTATAGTCGATACATGAACAAAAAACAAGATAGCGAAAACCTATTATCCTTATTCGATTTATACCAATCTTACCTTGACAACAAACTCCATAAAACAAAATTATATGATAATGCCTATAAGTATCTTGACTTCAAACCTGGTCCATCTTTGGGTCTTATTTCTGATGATCCTGATATTTTGAAATCAATAGAATTATCTTTATCTGGAAAAGACAGGTTGATGTTGTTTGATTATAGCATGACCAGTACCGACCCTTTTTTATCAGAATTGTTTTATTTGGAGAAGTATGACTCTTCGTATGCCGGGAATGATTTTGAACATTATTTTTACACCAGGCATCCGTATCTGTTAAAAGAAAAATCGGGTTCTAATATCGTAGAGCAAGATGGTGTTATAACAGCAGAAGGTATTTATGATAATTTTATAAGAGTAGGTAATAAGATATGGTCTAAAGTAAGCGAAAGTAGTTCCGGCTCTATCTACCAAAATTTGACAGGAACCGAATCGGAGGTGAAATACGATTCTACTCAGAAGGTTAAGACGGTAGAAACCGATTACGCTCCATACCAAAACAGATCTGGCCTGACGCAAGATATGATCGTAAGCAAGTCTGAATTGGATGATCTTAACAAATTAGAATGCAGGTAATTTTTGCACATATATATAGTTTTTTCATAGTTATGATTTGGGAAGTGAGGCTTGTGAAAGTCTCACTTTTCTTATATATGCACGTATATCAATAACATACAAGAAAAGTTAGATTTTCATTGTTTATGAATTATTTTTATTAAGTTTGCAATATTAGTTTCAGGAAGGGATTATGGAAATAAGGAAAAAGTAAGAACCGAACGTAACTAATAACAGTAGGAAATGAGAATCAGTACCATCAAACGTAACAACAGCATTCATCTTATGTATAAAAACATTATGAATGATTTAGGTCAATTAAGAACTGTAGTTTCAAAATCCTATATTTATAATCTGATACAAAATCAAACCGGATTAAGTATCAGAACTATATCCCATGTCTTGAATCACACAAAAGAACAGGATACAGATTCTTTGTGAAAGGCATACATTTTCCTATATTTGTGTGTTCTTTAGTTTTAGATTTAAGTTTTTCATGGTATTAGTTTAGATTAGTGTAGATCAGGGCTCGCAGTGATGCGGGCCCTGGTTTGATTTAAAAAGTATTAAAATATTTGCTATTTAAAATCCTGTTCCTATCTTTGCTCCAGAAACAATGAACAACGAGATCCCACCTCTGGTTGTTTGATGTTGAAAGATATTTTTGGCTCATTAGGGTTTGTCACAGTGGGATCTGACATTCTCTTTTGGGCCTATTTTTTTTATCATGGATAAAGTTTCTGTTTTTGAAAGTTCGGATTTTGGAGAGCTTAGAATTATTGTAGATCCAAAAGGAGATGTTTGGTTTGTGGCGTCAGATGTGGCTAAATCTCTTGGATATATAAATGCTAAAGATGCGGTAAAAAGACATGTAGATGATGATGATTCTATGCTTTTTCAAGTATCTGATAATCAATGGGGCGTAAAACGATCTATATTGAAAACCAGATATATAGATAGTATAAGAATAATTAATGAATCTGGTTTATATTCTCTTATATTATCTTCAAAATTAGAGTCTGCTAAGAGATTTAAGAAATGGGTAACATCTGAGGTTCTTCCTTCTATTCGTAAAACAGGAGAATATAAAACAAGTTCCGGTGGAAAGGGAATTTTGGTCCCTGACTTTTCTAATCCGGCAGATGCAGCAAGAGCCTGGGCTGATCAATATGAAGCTGCTCAAAAAGCTATAGCCGAAAAGTCGCAGGCAGAGGCAGAAGCCGGCGTTCTGATGGGACGTACATGGGGTATGGTGGTGGTATTTACGACCATTACGGTATGCATGAGAAGATGAAAGAAATGGAAGAGCGCGAAAACGAGCTGGAAGAAAGGGAAAGAAGGCTCGAAGAGCGCGAACGTCGTCATGAAATGGAGGACCGGGAATACCGGAGGATGGGTTACGAATCCTACCCGACCGATTACTATGGAGACGACAGATACTACGGTGACGGACCTCAGATGCGTAGAGGTCGCGGACGTGGCAGAGGTCGTTCTTATTGAGGAGCAGACGCAGAGGATCCAGCTTATCAGAAATATGTAGATACTTACGGCTACCATTTTTCTAATGCTCTCGCTGATGAGGCGGTAAAGAAGATGGTCAACGTCGATGGATCCAAGAGGATCTGGAAGCAGCCGGAAATAAAAGATATTTTTGAAAAGTGCGGAGCGAAGAAGCCGGATAAAGCGACATGGGGCGATGTCCAATATGTCTTTGCAATGTACTATTCGGATGGTTTTCCGAAGGTCTTCAAATGTGAGAACGAGTTGGTGAAAGCTACGTTAATGTATTTGGATGATCCGGATGCTCCCGAAGGAGTAGCCTTTATAAGATGGCTTGCCGTGCAAGATTACCTCGGCGAAAAAATAAACTGGAAGGATCTGACCTGAGATCCAGATCCAGGTCCTTCCGGTGGTGCGGGAGCCATAGTAAAAAATATGATTCCCGCATTCCCGTTTTTCCCGTTTGGAAAAAAAAAGGAATAAAAATATTATACCGGTCGGCGGGCAATAGAATACCCGTGGCCGGTTTGTTTCACATAACTTTTTTTTTTGGATATGAATATAGCACACGAATCTAAATCGAATAAAACCCCATTGTATTTAATAGGAGAGTTGATTGGCGTACCGAATACGGTTATGGACTCAGCATTGCATGAACTGAAAGATAGAATAGACAAAGACCCTAAATATAAAGATGTTAAAAATTGGCTCGAATCTTTACCCAAGATCTGAACCTATTTTTTTTCAATACCAGGCCCGATGCGATTTTAACGTATCGGGTTTTTATTTTAATTCATATTGTTTTATTTTAAATCTAATTAATTCATGAATGTCGTACTTTTGTTGAAAAAGTATTTTTTATGGAAAATAAGGAAGATTACGTTGGTTACGAAGATCAAGAACTGTGTAACCGGTATTACAAAGAGGCTGAAGTCATGAGGCAAAAGCAGGACTGGTCTCGGCTTAGGGCTGTCCCTGCTCCGGCTAAGGGAACGCCATCGCCCGGCTGGGGTCAGCTTGGACGTGGAAATGATGTCCGTGTCAAGTATGTTAGCATCAATTCAGGATTAGGAGGGGACAGATTATGACCGTAGGAGAATTGGCTAATAAAAGATACGGTGGCGAATTTGTTTTCATGTTTGGTCATCTTGAAGGTAGAACAAGATTCGTTTTTGAATGCTTTGATCCCAGACCTGATCACGAAGGTAAAAATACTTATATGGTTTCCTATTTTGATAAGGGACTTCGTAGAAGAGATGTGGTAGATGTGCCATGTTATATGAATGTTTTAGCAAAATAAATTAAAATATTGTAAATATCGTGGTTAGAATCGCATATTTAGGAACCGATGGCTGTCCTGGTCATCACGTTATTCCAATACGAGGTAAATTTACGGAAGAGGATATTAAGGTAATAGAATCTATAGATTGCGATGATTTCTATAAGGTGTTTGATGTCATGCGTTTTAAGATAGCTGAGTTTAAAGGATGGACGATATTGGGAATCCCGGCAAGCTTAGACGATCATAGACCTGGAAGCAAAACCGTTATCTTCATAGAGGGTAAAGCTAACGAAGCTGATTTTATAGAAGTCATACAAGAGTATTATTTTCTTAAAAATAAGGTAAAGAAACTTGCCGAATTGTATCATGATGGAGAATGGCTTGCGACTGGTAAATTGAATCAAGATCAGCCTACTAACAAGGAGCGGTTTCAATTTACGTTAGACAAGGATGATATTATTAATATGATTAGGGGAGTCGATTTAGATCCTTATTCTGATGTAGCGAATGAAATAGAGAAAATCGGATTGGGATCATCATCTGATTCTTCATATGAGGGTCCCACATGGTCTTGGTTTATTAACAAAGTAGAACTTTGGCAGAAGAATAATGTATGGGATGGTTTTTCTGCTGAGTTCTTATGGGGTTTGTATTGTAGGATAAAGAAAGTATAGTAACAATTAATTAAAAACAAATCTGTGGTTAGAGTAATGACAAAAGAAGAGTTCGAATCAACAATCGAAGAAGATATTAAATTCGTTGAGGGATTCAAGAATTTCTTAAAACATGATGATGCCACGAGAATAGTAGAGCATATCAAGTCTGTGTTAGAAGCATCAGTAGATTACTACTATCCTAATCATCCTGAAGTAGAATTTGAAAAAGATTTTAATATACAATACGATGTCAATAATATCTTGAACAAATACGGCCACACCGAAATGGGTATGTATAAAATACAGCTCTATATAGAGAATATTTTGGGTAGTATTCAAAACAAGAAGCCTGTAGACGTGGGAGAAGTCTCTGACGGATACCACACTTTCAATGAATTGTATCGGTATCGCATGTTGTATAACGCTGCCTTCTTTAATCTATTAGCCAGAAACGGACAGGTTGAAGTTTGCAAATCAAGGAGACACAGCGATGGAGAAAAATGCTTCGGTTCTGATGATTGGTTTATTGTGATGGCGATCCTACCTACCGGTCAGGTATCTAATCACTATGAAAGCAAATACTGGGATTTGTTTGATGTTCCTGAAAGAGAAACCGCTTTCGAATACGATGGCCATACACCAAATGAAGCCGCCGACAGACTTAAAAAGTATCTCAAACTGCCTCGTCGTGGCATGACATTCGAACAGGCTTTAGAACGGCTTAAATTAGGTCGTAAGATAAAAAGAATCGATTGGGGTAAAAAGTATATCTGTATGTTTGACGTAAATATATTGATGGTAGATACAGGTCAAAAAGTAGCATCAAATTGGAATCCAACCGAACATGATATTATGTCTAATGACTGGGAGATTGCGGGATGAGTTTGTTTGTATGTTCAAAATGTGGCTGTATAGATAATACAGCCACATCATATTACTGGGCTCTTATAAGACCTTGTAAGAATCGTATTTACGATAAGTCGCTAAAGGGATATGAAGGCAAGCCTCTTTGTTCTGAATGTGCCGCTATTGAATATAGTAAGGGGGGGAGAAGTGGTGGTAGTTCCTGGAACGTGGCATGGTAAGTTCAAGAAAGAATGGCCTACTGAAGAAGAAAAGAAGCATATTGGTAAAAACGGTATTTTAAATATGTAAATTATGTGTGATAAGGAAATTGTTGTATGCGCAGCTATATGGGTTCAAGATCACAAGAACAAGCCTCACGGTCCAGTAAATATACCATCCGGAACCGTATTTTGTGGATTGAGGCATTGTTCCATAATATCGCAACTTGCGGCATACGGTATAGCCCATAAAAACCGCAGTGTTCAAGGATTTTTGACAAGCAAGAATCGGTTTTTAACAAGAGAGGAAGCGTCTGAACTTGTTAGAAACAATAATCAGGAGATGGTGGTAGATAGGAATGCCATTAGAGAACAGTTGTATTCAGAAGATTTGTATTAACTAAAAAATAAAACAATATGGGATTTATAATCAGAAAGTCAATATTTTATGATATGATGGACGGCAATCAATTAAAGTATGAATTTGACAACAGGGATTTAGATCATATCACATTTAAAGGTGATGGTAAAGAATCTTTTTCATTTAACAGAGCACTTGTTGAAAATTTAATTGAGACATTTGAAACCATGCAGAATATATACTCCGATAATTATAGGCTTAAGGTTTATACTGGTAATTGCATAATTCAATTGAACGTAAATCCAAAGGACCCCAGTGAATCCTTTTTTGACGTATATGATAGAGATGAGATGAAATTGATATACGGAATAAAGATCAGTATTCTGAAAGAAATGTTTATCATATGATTACCAAGCAGGACATACAAGCAGCAGCATCGTATATTTTCCGAAGCAGTTTTGTCTCGGAGGACCAGGCAAGGAAAGCAATAGTAAGAGTCGGCAATAACGCTACCAAGATCCTCGTCAAGACCTTTAGAGGCAAGTTGTTCAAGAAAGCTTTTGAAAGAGCCCGTAGAGGAAAGGATATCAGTTCTTTTGAAAGACAGGAAAAAGAAAGTGGTTTCAATTTTCTACACAATCCTAATAATGGTCGTATGCAAAGCGGTCATATTATAATAGATGGAATTGGTCTGTTTAAACAAATAATTCATGAAAGGTAAAAAAGTTGATATTCGTTTAGGTAGAGGTCTGGCGAATCAGATTAAGATAAACAAAACCATTCCAGTGTCTCATAAACCAAAAGAAGAACGTCGAATGATGTTTATTTGTGGTGATGATATTGCTTCTATTATAAAGCGGTTTGAAAACGAATCAAAGTAATATAAAGTCGGACATATATCTTGTCCGATTTTTTTTTATATATTTGTGGCATGGCAAGAGGTTATTATTGGATACCACAAACAGATGAAACGTTAAATGGCAGAAGCTATTACGTGGCTAAGATAGTAGGAGATATCACGTTTGATACTAAACGAAAAAGAATCGTATTTCAAGCTGATAGGTATTTCCCTGTAGGATCTGTTTTCCATTTTACGCACAATTGCTTCAATTATATCATAACTTGCCTAATTCGTAAGCCGGGGCTTTGGTTTGAAGCCAGGAGAGAGGATTCGGGCTCTATTTGCCCTGAAGATATTGAGCGCTTTGAATCGGGAAGGTTTATACACCGAGATGGGTACATGCATTACATATAAGCTGAACTTGACGATTTTTCGTCAGATTATAATTTTTTTTTCATATTATTTTTAAGCCATCAGACTGAGAAGTTAGATGGCTTTGTTTTATCATATGCTTGATTTTTAACTACCTTTGTCTCATAACAAAAATGTTTTATCATGGTATCAACGTGTATTATTAAAAGAGATAATAAAAAGAAAGTTGTTTCTGTCTCTACCAGATCAGGGGACAGGTCTATGTTATTTGATAAAATAGCATCTATTCCTCTTATGGAGAACAGGGAACGGGCTACTACTGTTTTTAAAACCGTATTTTCTAATAAGTTCTTAAAGGCTTTTGGCGACTGGAGAAAGAAAGTACCTGTTAATAAACAGGCCTACAATAAGGTGAAATCCAACATCGATCTTATTCCGGAAGCTTATAGAGAAAGGGTGCTGGATAAGGCTTCTAAGATGAGTAATCCTGTTCTTGTATCAAAATCAGATGCAACTTATGGGATTCAAGAATCAGGCTTCGGATTCTATAGCCAAGATCTGGGTGATAATATTATGTTGGTGGATGTTATGGTTCCGTCAAGTATTTCCGTACCGGAAGGATCTGGAATAGACGCCGGGCAGTATTTACAAGATGCTATATCTTCGGACTTCACTCCCGTATCTATGGTACAGGATAAGGGTGTTAATTATATGGTTATAAAAGACGGTCTTAAGATATTTAGCCCAGAAGAGTTACCACAGACAGATTCTAATCCTGTGGGTGTAACGTATCAGACCGGAGAGCCTCGTTTGTTTTTCATGAACGATCGTAGTCAATTATTTGAAGATTACGGAGAAGCTCTTCGCTCTGGCGGAAATGATATTAGAATAGGATTCTTATCAGGCACCGTTCAAGAATCTACCGTGGATGGCGTGGCAGACATTACTTACAAGGCTGGAAAGTATGTTCTTAATAATCCCAAGTCTTTTATACCGGTCATGACCGCTTCTGCTTCTACTTCTTTATCAACAAAAGGCGGAATAATTAACTACCTTATAAAGAAAGGTCTTTTGTCAGGATCTAAGATATTCGATCCGGAAACAAGAAGCTATTATCTTACAGGAGAAGGTCATGCAGGACAAATTAGACTTTTCAATTCAGCCTTATCCTACACCGAGCTCCGTAATCATTTTGGTTCCGATGTTTCCATGAACGACCAAGGTATGATAACCATAAGCTCGTTGGATAATAGTAAGGTAACTATGAGGCTCGCCACCGGGGGAACGGAAAGGGTTAGCAGGGAGCAGATAAAGAACGAACTCAAGTCAGGAAGATACAATGAATTGGACACCAAGTACGATCATTTTGATGCGCTTGTAGTTTCATTCATATTAGAAGACAACGATCTTTATGCTGATACTAAAGCTAAGATCGTATCAGATTATAGCAGGCAGGAACGTGACCAACGAAATTCTATTGTCGAGATACTGAAAACTCTTGGCGTTAGTGTCATAGGTATGACCGACTATATAGAGAAGTACCAAACCAAATACGGGCACGAACCTTCTGCTAAGGCATTGGCGGATATTGCCAATAATGTAATAGCAGTTGGTGAAGATGCTACTTTATCTGATTTAGTAGAAGAAACAGCCCACTTCCTTGTAGAGGCATACAGAGATCAGAATGCCGTTGAGGCTGTTCTGCAAGATGTAGAAGGTACGGAAGAGTGGAACCAGTATGCAGGTCAGTATTATAATACATACGGTAAGGTATATGAAGGAGCTGAGCTTGATAATGCTGTTAGGAGAGAAATTCTTGGAAAGATCCTTGCCAGGGAGATGCAGACCGGAACAGCACAGGCGCCGGTAGAGCCCACCTCCTTCCTGGGGCGCGTCCGGCAGCTTTTCTCTGGAATCGTAAGCTGGCTTAAATCAGCTTTATCAACCCAAAGACAAGATTTGAATAACGTTATTAAAAACATTCGTGATCTTGCCATTACTGACATAGATAAAGGATTTGACACTTCTCTGTTAAAGGATAATGACTTTACATTATACTCCCTTTCTTCTATGAACAAGAACAAGTTTCTTGAGTCTAAGATCAGATCACTAAGAAAAACCTTAAGAGACTTGCGTCAGATAAGCTCTGATAGGGCTGTAACTACGTCTATGACCCTTGCTCAGCTTAAGACCATAGAAGATAAGATAAATAAAGTAGAGACCGAAATAGACAAGAATGAGATGGCGGCTGCCATGAACAGCATGATCTCCACAGCCGAAGCTCAGGTCAGATACTTAAGCAATGTGGTGAACACCATCCTTCATGGTGATACCAAAGACGGTAAGCTTCACTTCAATACCAATGATCGAAAGAACGTAGATATTATCAACAATCAGGTTCTTCCGATCATGAACGATCTTCGAGGATATATCCGTAACAGAAGTACCGAATTTGATGAACGTGAAAAGCAGGATTATACAAATAGGATCAACACCGTCATTGCCGACATCAATGGTATTCAGTCTGATATTAAATCAGTACAAGACCTTGATGAAAGTACGTTGCTTGATAAGTTAATGAACGAACTTCATGTGCCGGCAGATAAGGTAAAGAGAGTAAAAGAATTTTTTGACAAAGTTCAACATGATGTCTCTTGGATAAGTAGGTGGTTTGGTATATTAGAGCATTCTTCCAGCCCGTTCAATAACGCTCTTGGAGCTATGATTGCCAAAGACAATTACAATGCGATGGTGAATGCTCAGCCCGCTATATCCGACTTCCTGGCATATGCTAAAAAGCATGGTTTTAACAAATCTGAATTTGAAAAACTGCTTCAGAAAGTAGACGGCAAAACTTCTAATTACCTTCGTAGTGCTCTTGATATGGCTAAATACGATCGTAATAAGAAGCTGGCGCAGATGCGAGCGTTTGCGACTGCCATGAACATAGAGATATCAGAAGAAGAAATTGGTGATGTGGTTGACAATAATCGTAATTACGTATTTAAAAGAGAAGTAGTTGACAAGGACGGAAATACGGTTACTGAAAACGCTAAATTTAAACCATCGTCCGATAGGGTTAATACTGATATTTTCACCATCGAGCAGGAAAAGATCTATACAGAACAGATGGAAAAGTGGGATGCTGAAAATTCAGAATTGGAATTTAGTGAAAGTTATGCCACAAGAATGGAATCCATATACAAAAAGGCTGAAGAAGAATTAGGGCATCCAGTTTCTCAAACAACCAAAGAATACCTTAATGCTCTATCCAGGCAAAAACGGATATTGAGGCAGCCTTTTATTGATAGCGGTGGTAATTTTGATGAAGTTGCCTATTTTAAAAGCAGCAATTACGAAGAAGAAGGACTGCTTCGTAAACAACGTAAGGAAGCAGCTTCAGAATACATATATGTAGGAACCAGGAGAGTGGAAAAAACCGGCGACCAACTTAAGATGGCTAAAGAAATACAAGCCATAAATGAAGTTTGGAGAAAAGAATCAGATAAGGTTTCCAATGCCGTATCAGAATCGTTTTTGCAAAAATTGAGAACGATTCAAAGCAAGTCGGGAGGAGAAGCTGCGCTGAAGACACTTATGCTAGGAGGGCACCTGTCATTTAACGATCGGTTTTGGAATGACATAGAATCGGAGCAGTCGGCACGTACCGAATCAAATAACAAGGCTTCGTATCTTAAAATGGCGCATGATATCATTAGTTCTACGACAAGTGATAGAGATGCGACTGACGTGGATTCGATTGTAAAAGATATAGAAAAAAATAAGGCCATTATCAAGGAAATAATCGGAAACAACCGAGATGTGGCTGATATCGGAGAGATTAACGAAGCGACATTTACCTCATCTGAAAGAGATGCTTTTAGGGCTGCATCTGAAGCTATTGAAGCCGATTACGCTATCTTAATAGATTATGCTAAGATGGTGGGTCTTGAAGATATTGATAAGTACCTTACTAAAAGCAGTAAGGCCGAAAACGAAGTAAATCAGTCTTATTTAAATGCTCTTGCTGACTCCAAGGAAGTAGAATGGAAGTTCGTACAACGTCATACTACGGCGAAGAAAGCAAAAAGGATTCAGGCTTTAAGGGATAAGCTGTTTAAGGCTGCTGATAACCGATATCTGTTTACCGTATCTGAAACCAACTACCTGTCAGAAAAGCTTGGTATAAGCAAAGAATTAGACGGTAGAGATTTTAGGAATGCTGTTAATGCTAAGATGGCCAGCTTATTTTTAAATAATACAAGGGAAGAGGGTATAGAAGCTGACATAAAAGCGGGCATAGAAGAAGCTAATGCTATTGTTAATGAATTTGCCAGGAGCCAGGTCTTTTCGTACTATAAACGCATGGCGCCTACCGGATATGCGGCTATGATCGACAAAATCGGTCGAGGTGAGATAGATGTAGCGCAGATGGTTAAGGACGTACAAAACGGTACATCCACCCAAGATTATGGCATGGACATATCATACCTGTCTTTCGATCCTGCAAGGGCATGGGTGGCTGAATCTGAAGCCGAAAATAGCGGCCGTAATCCTGATTATGTAAAAGATCATGGGTATGGTCATCGCATGCCTAAGAAAAGCCTGTATCGTGATGAATCGTATTTCAATGACTTTGGTATCAAGTATGATGCTGACGGTAATGAAGTTGCTACTAAAAACGTAGAGCAGTGGAATATGATTCAAAAACTCAAGGAAATAAAAAGACAATCCCTTGATCTATACAAAGAGCAGAGCCCGAACCTGTATGCTATTCCACAGATATCAAAACAAGATATAGAACGTATAGAAGGATTGGGTATTAACTTCAAAAATACGGTTCGTAATTTTGTATCAGATCTGTGCCTGGACAGAGTAGACGATTCTCTATACGGTAAAACCAGACAAGGGGAAGTGTATGATCCGGAAGACAGACTTAGGTCTATACCTAAATACTACATATATGAATTGGAGAACCAAGATGATGTATCTCACGATTTTGGCTACTCTTATTCGATGCTTATGATGCAGTCATCGTTATACAACGAAAAGCAGAAGTCTATAGAGCTCGCTCAAGGACTGGAGCAGATGTTGCTGAACAAACAATTTGAAGGCGGTAAGAAGGCTGAAGCAACCCAAGCATATCAGATGTTCAGGGACTTCTTCAACGATCATTATTATGGCATTAGGATGAACACCAAAAAACTTACAGTGAACATCGGAGGATATACGGTAGACCTTACAAGAATTATGATGGCCGTTGAAAGATTTATGTCGGTCATGAACTTAGCGCTGTCCCCGTTTGTGGCAGCTACCGGCGCTCTGACAGGTCATATTAACCTCATCATGGAATCTGCCGTAGGACAATATATAAGCAAAGATTCCCTTAAATACGCATCGGCTGAGTTTTCACGTCTTGCGCCATCTTGTATAGCAGAAACCGGAGACATAGATAGAAAAAGCAAATTATATGTCATAGGTGAGAGAATGGGGATATTCAATATCCGAAATCGTATGTATGGTGCCGGATATAATAGGGCGGCCAGGACCTTAATGCGTTCACCGATGTATGCTTTTATGGAAATCATGAACTACCCTCTTGATCCGCAGGTTATGATCGCTACGATGGATAACGTTCGTTATTACAAAGGTCGGTTCTACACGTTCCAGGATTTCAAGATGGAAAAAGAACGCAATAAAGAACAGAGCACTATAAAAAGAGAATGGGATGCATTAAGAGATCGTACTTTATGGAGTATGGTAGATGTTGTAGACGGCAAGGTGGTTGTGAAACCAGGATCGGGTGTTACTGTTGAGGAAGTTGAAACCCAGATGGCTATAACCCGTAATCAGGTTCGTAGCTTGTCACAGATATGTAACGGATCTTTGAATGAAGAAAACCGAACCGCCGCATCACGTAACTGGATAGCCAGGTTCATGACTGCCCACCGAGGATGGCTGGTGCTGGCGGCTCAACGTCTGTGGAAAAGAAGGGGATTCAATTTCCAGACAATGCAAGAAGAGGAAGGGCTGTCAATTACGTTAAAGAATATGATAGCTAAAACATTTAGCTTAGCTTCCGAGCCTGGTATGAAAAATATCATAGATGCCTGGAACGAAAATAAAGATAAGATGGGTGAGGTGGAAAAGACTAATCTTAAACGCCTCAGTGTTTATGCCGGCACGTTCCTCATCATGCAGGCCGTGTCTATGCTTCTTGCCGGATGGCGTGATGATGATGAAAACGAGGAAAGCTGGCTTACTCAATTCGGATCTTATGTAGGATTTAGAACCATAAATGAAATAGCTTCACAGATGCCGTTTATTATGGAGCTTAATGTGGTGGATATCATTAATGACCCATTTGTCATGGGACGGAAACTGAAGGATCTCACCGATCTCAGGAACTACTCACTTGATAAAGTAACATCTGGTACATACAAAGGTGAGTCTAAGTTATTTAGACAACTCGCTAAACAGACGTTTATCAAACAATGGTATAACATTAAGACGCCGGAAGACGTAGCACGCGCCTATAACTGGTGGCAGCAGACGAACAATAAGTCAATGATGTTCTTCATCGGCGCCACTCCTGATTCGGAAGGAGACGATGATGTGAGCTACAAGTAGACGAAGAATATTGGGCTTATATTACTACAATATGGCCCTAATATGCTATCTTAGCATTGTCAAAGAGTAGACTATACGTTTTTTGTTCTTACTTTAAAGGCTATGTAGGTTTAATTTTTTCTGAAATTGTTTTCTTATCAGTTCTCAGTCAGCGATGATAGAGAACTGGTTTCTTTTGTTATGAAAAAAATGCTATCTTGCAAAAAAAAATAAAATAATGAGAAGAAGGTTTTTGTCATATGATTTATTTCAGACGATAATTCCCGTTTTCGCCGTTAGTATATCTGCACCTCTTTCCACTTGGAAAAATGCCGTTCATATACTTACCACGAGATCGAGGGAAAGTGGTGGTATAAATGTTGGAAAATATGCGGTTGATATTGCCAGTTCCAATTACGTGTGTACTATGGGAGATACCCAAAGTATAGATTGCCATATGACTCCATCTGGGTCTGGCATCAATTGCTATTTCAATAATGGAAATGTCACAGAGGATATTTATCTTACATTTTATCTGGAGGATGTTCTGTACTATTTCTATATAACAGATAAGACAAACGATTCAGATCTTCGTCCTCAACTTTCTATGGATGTTGATAAATATTTTATAGATACTATACATATAATAAAGACAATAAGTGATTTTGTTGCACCTGATACTTACTTAAAAGGAATATGAGAAGAAGATTTGAAACATCATTAAAAATATATGAATATCAAATAGTTAGCAACTGTATAGGGGGGGGGTAATCATTGATGATGAAATAGTCGGTACCGTTCCACAAAGTGGTGTATTTACCTTTCTTTCTATAAAACAACGTCTGGGTTCTATAAGTATCCAAGGAGGAGTCCCATCTAATACAAAAGAGACTATCAGCGAACAAACAGAATCTACGAAAGAGCTTGTAGAGAAGGATGACATTAAACTTATTATAGGTAGAGTAGAATCTCCTTCTTTAGGTTTTTTGATACGTCTTTATTTGCCTGACCAGTTTACAGTGAGAGAACAAGAAAAGAAATATGTAACATATCGTGAAATACTATATACTGCTCCTGGTAAAAAATACAATGTAAACAATGATAATCCTATTGTAATGAATTACACCAGTGAGCAACATGAGTACCCAGATACGATAATAGGAGATCCTGTAGATAAGATCTACGAAACCGGCTCAGATACATCATGGAGTTGCGAACTTGTTGAAACTAATATTGAACCAGAGCCTTCTCCTACATCTTTTCAAAATTTGACCCTAACATCAATAGTCAGACCTATTATAACCAGGTTGGGTCAAGGCACTTTATATGCCACCTATTCCGCTCATATAAAACTTGAATTATATTCTAAAGCGTATGGAAGTATAGGTGAATATGTGGTAACATCGGAGACAGTTACGTTCGACAATTAAAACAATTCTGTATATAGAATCTATACTATCATCTATATGCAGAATTGTATATATAACTGCCTTAATCATTTGGAATAACTCCCACTACTTCTTCTGTTGCAGCTTTTTGTTTAACAAAATCTTCTGCCTCATCCCAAGAAGTAGCCCATATTTCACCAGCGTATTTTCGCCCGTTGATTTCAAATTCTGTCAAAAATTTCTTTTGTTTTTCTTCTTTTGTTTTCATAACTATAATTTTTAAAAGTGAATAATTAATTGAGATATATAATTATCTTAATTGATTTATAAAAAATGTACCCTATCTGTGAAAACTAAACCAATACCTTCTATAATATATCCTACTACAGGAGCTTTGTCAAATTCCTCCTTCGTAGCCCAAGTAGCATTATCAGGCATCAGTTCCTTAAATGCGTCCGAAACATCACCTTGGCACCAGCAGTTATTTGATACAACAACGCCTTTCCCTTCGATATTGACATACATTTTTCTTCCACCACATCCAAGGCCATTCCATCCTCTTGGCACGTTTTCCACCATAGGCTTAAGCACCCAGCTTTCACCGTCTATCCTAACCCATCCCGGATCGTCTTTGTGTTTGTCGTACATATTTTGCCAAAAAAAGAGCATTCGTAGCACCATCCCTTGTCTTCCATGATAGTTCTTATCTCACACCTTTCAAATCCATCTGCATCCATCGTGTGCGGAGAATGAGGCTGGTGAGGGGTGCCACATTTCGGACATACGAGTTTTAAATTCTTTTCCATATTATTTAATTTTTACGATCTTAATGGAATCTCCTATATTGTATTCCCCTTGGTGCCCAACGAATTTTATTAACCTATTACTGTGAGCTATTGAAACTCTTTCGTCTTCACCATAATACATTATATATCCACCACGTAAAGGTTTTAAATCGTATATAACCCATCCGTCATTAACTTGATTATCATATTTGCATGATGATAATACAAGTGTCATCAATAAAACAAAATATTTCATATTATTTTCAACATAAAAATTTATAACCTGGTTTTACCGCTTCCGCTTCTTCTTTTGTATCAAACATTAAGGTAGTAACGGCTCCCATGCCATAACAATCGTAAGACACTTTCACCCACCACCTGAAAATTCCCGATCCGTAATCATCATAATACGGCTCGGAAAGAACCTCTTCTACGTACCCATCTAAGTAATTCATGATCGTTCCTCCTTATTTTTAGATTCTGCTTCTTCGAGTATGCTAATTACTTTGTCAACAATATCTGAATCGGACATTTTCTCAATAAAAACATCCATCGCCTTAGTTATGTCATTGGCTTCTTTTTCTTCAAGAGCTATTTTTCCACCGGTAATAGCATCAGATAATGATGTAGATAAGTGTCTTATCTTATCAATGTTCATAAACGTAAATGGATTACCACCTTGACCTCCACCCATTTCTTTCATGATCTGATATCCACCTGAGATAAGTCTGCCTGATGTCGTGGCCAAGGAGGATACGATAAGGGCCAGGACCGCCGCTTCCGTCCGCTCCCCAGACACACCCTTCGACCACACGGCTGCCCTTATAGCGCCAGCCAGGTTGTCTATGTATGGCATGAGGCAGTCTTCCATAACTTGTGTTATATCAGCTATAACCTCACTACGCTCTTTATTTATGTAGTAGATAGAAGCATTGTACCTCTTTATCTCTTTGTCCATATCATTTAAAAGACGCTTGATATTGTGCTTATACATAGGACTGGTTTTAATTACTTCCTTTAGCTTAAGAATGTAATTATAAGCCTGGTCGTTTACGAACAACGTCATGGTCTCAACCGTTGAATGAAGCGTGTTAAGACTGTTAAGAATCTTATCGAAATTGTTTATCAAATAAGCTTTTCTGGCTTTTGCTGCATAGTTAATCATCGTATTCAAATTTTAGATTTTCAAGTTCGTGTATTTGTAACTTAAGAGACTTAATTAAGTCCGTTCTCTGTTCCTCTGCATATTTTAAAGCTTCTTCTTTACTTTTAAAAGCTTGATACCCCATCGTATAAGGAGTGAACCGGTTAGGGGTGTCGGCTAATAAAGTACCATCATAATCTTCTATTTTAGCTTTTACTTTTCTTATCTTACCATCTTGCATACATGTGTCTGTAATCCACACAAATGTATCATACATTTCTTCATATAATTCATACCATTCCGGCTTAGGAAATCTTAATGTGAATCTAATTTCGGTATCTTTCTCTAAGACATTAATATCATACGCCTCCGGCCACAGTTCTTTTATGCTGTCTTCATCTTCAGCATACGCCACCAATACAAATGAATTACTGGATTCTGCACTACACCAATATGGATATTTTATAGGCCATTTGACTGGACAGTAATCATTGTTACAGTCATCCTTTCTAATGTAAAATCTTGCTTTAATCATGTTATTCTACTTTTTTGATTTCGCTTAAATCGTCTTCATGCACCAAATAAGATCCTCTCCCCGGTCTTCCTTCTTTATTAACTTCCTGGATTGTAAATATAACTGTTCCAGGACTCATGATTTGCACGCTCTTAAAGAAACCAACAAGAGGCTCTTTCGGACGTTTGTAAAAAACGCTCACTTTATCTCCCTTCTTTAACCCATAAACAGAATCGAAATACTCTTTTTTGATTCTATCAATATTGTCTTTATGATTTCTTATAGCACGAAGCTCTTTTTCCCATAAATAATTTAGCTGTTCTTTTGTCATTTCTTTTCCTCCTTGTTTAAAGGCATTAACCCTTTTCCGTGCTTATCATACCACAGCATAGCTATACAGTTCCATGCGCATTGTGCAAGATGAAAACATCCTGTATCAGAATCCACTCTTTCTCCTTTCATGTATTCTATCAGGTGTCTAAACATTGCAGCGCGGTACCGTTCAAAGCCGTTGTCAAGATTCTGCCAATTATTAGGACCATATTTCTTGGCTCCGGCATGATAAACTCTTACAATATCCTCAATTTCTTCCATCGGAAGCAAATCCCATCGTAGTTTATCATCAATGATGTCATTTTTCACCGATTTTCCTTCTTTTTTATTATTTCTTTTTTCTGAACTAACAGGTTCTAATAATTCTAAGGGCATACAAATCTTTCCCCCTTCATAATATATGACAGCCATAACATCTACATTGTAGACATCTTCCGCCAACTCAACTATAGCTCCTCCAGGAACAATGTCATCTTTAAAAGAATAATCCTTTTTAACAAAAAGCAATTCTCCTTCTTTGAAAAGGACATCATCATTCTTTAGTATATAATCAACTGGTATATCGATCTCCATACGACCTTCATACGACAGCGTGACCTCCTTATCTCCTTTTTTGATATCTTTTTCACACACAACCTTAAGCCCTTTTTTGGCTACTAATGTTTTATAAGCATGAACATCTTTGTTAATAACCACGCTTTCCCCCTTTGGGATAATAATATCATCCATCTTTTCCATTGTTTTATCGTCTTTTTAATTATTTGATATAATAATATAGTCCATCATTTTTCTTTTGCAAAGCGATCAAATTCTTCTCCGCTCATAACAATGCGGTTAATGATAATTATGCCGTTATTGCTATAATCATCACTTTTAACTCCCATATCATCAAGCTCCTTCTCTAAGTCTTCAAATGTGGGACCTTTCTTGTCTTTAAAAAATAAAGTAGCATGTACAACCTTTCCGTTGTTTAGTTTTACTCTCACGGTATAGATATACCCTTTTTCCTCTTCATCCTTTTTGTTGACACCATCAAGGATGCTATTTATCATATCTTTGTCCTCACGTGATAGGTTGGATATAGCTATTCTGCCCTTTAATCTAAATACTTCGTTTTCGTTCATGACTTTCTGTTTTATTGTTTTCAAAATATTGTCTTACGGCTTCTATGGCTTTATCGTCATCAAAAGCTTCTTCAAACTCCGTGTAGAACCTATCTCGCTCCATGCAGAATGTGTTTTTCCCTTCCGGTATAGGACGGAACACAACCACCCTCTCTTTGTCGTGATTGGTTCCTATTATGTTATTATCTAAGATAATAGAATACCTTCTTGAACTCTTGTTGATAACAACATCATGTTGAAGACCATACAATTTAAGTATTTCCCTTAATTCATTTGTTTCCATTTATATTATTCCTTCCAAATTTACTTTAATAGAACTATTTATAGTTTTAATGCTTCCATCTATGGTTGAAATCACATCATCTAAATCATTTATAATACCTTCCATGTCATCAACCACCTCCTCCATATCATCTACAGCCCGATCTGATTCCCAGTATTTTTCTGAGTCTTGTAACGATTCCGGTATATTATCTCTCGCCTCAGTCTCTTCGTCTAAAATCATATCAACATCATCTTTGGCTGAATTTATGTTGTGCTTCAACTCTGACAACTTTGATTTGATGTATTCAAAATCCGTTTTATACTTATTTACATTGTTAATAACATCCGATATTTTTTTTCTTCTCTTGTTGTTCATGCCTTTATCCTATTATAATATTCGATAATCTTTTCTTTTCTATCTCCTGGTTTTACTTCCATATTCTCAGCCAAGAACCTAAAATACGACACCGGTATGTCCTTGAATCTAATTCCTTCATATTTTCCAAACCACATTATTATACTGTCAAGATCGTCCTCTCTCCTACCATCTCCATTCACAGATTTAAGCGAGGCTGCCCGGCGAAGGATCTCGTCTTTGGTAATAATATCACCCATCCTTATATTGGACAGAAGTTGATCGCCGGCAAACATACACCAGCCCTTAGAAGGGAATTGTTCGATTGTCAAGTCTTCTATCCGACCGAAACGCCTCATGTTGTCGCAGCAATCAACTATCAGCGCCTCTTTCTTGTCAGGATGGATGCGGACGGCGCGGCCTAATATTTGGTAATAAGTTGAATATGAGAAAGTTGGTCGACCAAACATCACACAATCAAGTTCAGGAAAATCAAATCCGGTAGCAAGCGTTGAATAATTAAAAACCACCTTCAACTTACCTTCTTTGAAATCTGATATGATTTGCTCTCTTTTCTTTTTGGTTGTTAGCGATGTTACGACACCGGTTATGGCTCCCATCCTGGCATTCATGAACTCTGATATTCTATTACATGATTCGATAGAATCCATACAGACCAAAATGGCTTTACGTTCGTTCATAAGTTGAAGAAGGCGCTTGTAGATAGAGTTGTTTAAGCCATTTCTTACAATACTTTCTTTAATAGATTCGTTGGTGTATTCAGCCCCGGTACTGTTTAACATCAGAGCCGATTCATCAAACGACCATCGTTCGTACTTAAGTGGACACCAAAACCCTTGAGAGGTTAGTTCTTGTATTTGAGTTACATGAACTATTTTCTTGAAGAAGTTATGCTCGTCTTTCGTCAGCATATTGAGCTTGCTATAGTTTCCTTCCAGCATGGAACTGTAGGTTCGGAGGCGGCAGGGAGTGGCGGTGAAGCCCAGTACCTTCGCCTCTGGGAACCTGTTCATAAACTCCATAAATTCAGAACCTTCTTCAGGAGAATATCCTGAATGACATTCGTCTATCAATAAGGTATCTATCCCTATATCCTTCAACCTCACCACATCTTTCTTTATGCTCTTTAATGTTGCATAAGTCATAGCCGACAGCTCCTTTATACCACATGAAGCAGAATATATAGTAGGTTTAGAACCGAATGATACGGCCTTTGCATAATTCTGCTCCAGAATCTCTTTTGAGGGCTGTAATACTAATGTCGGTCTATTTATTTCATGTGCTATCTTGGATATCAGAAGGCTCTTTCCACATCCGCATGGGGCTACGATTATGCCAGGCTTCTTAGATCTTCCTGTAAGAAACTTAAGCCCGGCATCTACTGCCTCTTTCTGGTAAGGTCTAAGTTCAAAGCCCATCACAATCTATTATATTATTTTTTGAAAGTTCTATTATCGCCTCTTTCAACATCTCCCTTGCCTTATTCTCATTATCTTCAAACAGGCATACACTGCATGTAGTACCTTTGGAGGGGTAGTCTCTGTAGGCTTCTGCTCTTTCTACAACGTACTCACAACAATAGTCGTGACTCATGTCTTTTGCTATACTTATAAAATGATCTTCTCCATCCATCAACACGCAATATTCAGCATCGTTTTCGCATGCAATAACACCTTTGTTTTTTAAAATGGATAGCACTTTATTTCCAAAAAGTCCAATATAGACCCATATATCTTTCCCTGCATTTTTGTAAAAAATATCCATCCCTTCTTTGATTGTGACTTTCTTTTCCATAACCCCTTATTTTATATCAGTAATTAAAATATATTTTTTAACAATATCTTCAAGACTCTCAGAAGAACGTATATATAGTTTTTCTTCGTACTCATATAGAGCGTACCCTTCTTTTATGTCTAATATCTTAATCACATGCTTGCCTCTTTCAAATGGATCCTCAAAGTAGCCCTTATGTTCGTATCTTTGACCTACTTTGATTTTGTCAGTTTTCTTCTTCATCTTATAACGATCTACTGCTTCACCTATTTTTATGAAAATTGTCGTGAGCAAGCATAATAAAACTAAATACAAAAGGATCGCTACTCCACATATTAGATCTTCTTTCATTGCACTCCCTTTAAGTAGTTAAACCAAATAGCCTCAAGTTTCTCCTGGAACTCAAACGCCTTTTTAAAATTTCCGCACCGTACCGCCACGTTCCTCATCTCTTCAAGATATATGACTTCCGGATCTTGCCGGTATTTTGTTCTTAACTTTTGAACATCCTCGTATTTCATCGCTTTATCTTTTTAGACGGATCCCAATCCGAAGAGAAAGGGCATTCGTTTTTGTTATGTAATCCAAAGTCACAATAATAACACAGTGCCGACGGGCAGGGTAGCTTGTTTTGCGAAACAGGCTGACTTAGGGTGGCACGCCGCTTGCTATATCTGGCTCCTTCTGCCCCCTGGATGTATGCCTGAAATGTTTTTACACTATTATCTTCAAAATCATACATTTTAGATAAAGTGTCATTTAGCATCTCTATAGATTTTGTTTTACGTTCTTCATCCACCTTAACCTTTTGGTACTGCCTGGTTCTGGTAAAGAAATAGATGTTCATATCTGGTAGAACCCCACCATATTTTCTATAGATGTAAAACGAATATATAGGATGCTGTAAATTCGTTTCCAACTTCTTAGAATCAAAAACCTTATTCCCTGATTTCCAATCTATGACATAATGGTGAATTACGTTCTTGCTCTTTATAGCCAGATGAAGGTCTACTGATCCTACTATGTACACATGGGTATGAATTACCCCATTTATGTCAACTGGCTTAGGAAGGCGGTACGGCAGCACAAAATCTTCTTCGACTCCAGCTATAGCGCCGTGTCTGATAAGTTTCTCACAAGGATTAAGATCACTATCAGCTATCATAAACCTATTGCCGTCTTTTTTAAACAGATCCACAATCCAAGCAAGAAGCTCCCCAGATTGTTTCATGGCTATCATCATATTTTCCGGTGATTGCCAAGGTATGTCTTCTTGGTAAGCATAGTAACTTATTGCTTCTCCAAGGTCTTTGCCAGAAGGCTGCCTTCCGTTCTTGAAGAAGTATTCCAGTGTCTTATGAATAACCGTACCATAAGACGTAGCTTCTTGTTTTTCTGTAGACCTTTTGCCCTCTACGTAAGTCTTATACCATTTCATTGGACAAGTAAGAAACGTATCTATCTGGGAATAAGATATGGCAAGACGTTTCACACCATTAAACTCCTTATATAGCAAATGCGTTTCCGGGACCATCATAAGCTATCGTCTTTAAATCCTTCCGGGTAATATACGACATACTTCTTACCATCTTCTGGTGTCATGGCGAACTGCATGTAGTTGTTACGATTACGATGTTTGCCATCCAATCCACGTTTCCAATACAGTATCCCGTCTATATCCACATAAGATCGGCCTCGGTCGGCTCTAACTACGTCCGTGTGCAGCAGATACCCGTCGGAAGACACGATCCACACTTTATCCCCTTTGTTTAAATAGGATATTCTTTTTCTTACAACAACCTTTTTCTTATTATCTAATGCAAATTCCTCATCAGTCATACTCTTCATCCTCCTCTTCTTCTGTTTCAAAATCAATTCCATAACACTGATCATAATGCTTGGTCAGTTCTTCTGGTTCTAAATCTTGTCCAAAATCCATATTAAAAATATTGTAATTAGTAAAGCACTGTCCCTGCCGGCAGGAAATCTATAAATGCTGCTTTTGCTTCTTCAATTAGGCCCAAGTGTAACCTTGGGCCATTGTATTTATTTTTTTTGTCATCTCCTTTTAACTTCTTTAAAGTATCTGCAATCGGAAGCTGATCAATGACTCCCAATGCCGGAGCAACGGCCTTAACAACATTGTTAAGGAAATTACCGGTGCTGTTCTGACCGCCGTCAAATACCGTGATATTTCCGAGATTGATGTGCTCGAACGCCTTAACCTGTTCTCCAGCAATTTCTTTCCACTGATTAACCATCTTGTACTGGATGGCGATCTGAGGATTGGATTCTGCTGCTTCCACCATAGCCTTAAATCCGTCGGCCTCTGCCATCAACGACTTTTTCTTACCTTCGGCTTCCGCTTCCAGCTTCATCTGAATAGCTTTTGCTTCCGCCTCTGCTTTTGCCAAATGTGCTGCTGCTTCAGCATCGGCCCGGCGTTTGATCTTCTCGGCCTCGGCATCAGCTTGCAACATAGCCTCCTGCTTCTGAATTTCAGCCGGCACAATCTTTTCAGCTTTAAGCGCAGCTTGAACCTTCTTAGCTTTAGCTTCTTCCACTTCTTTATCAGCAAGCTCTTTTGCCGTTTTCACAGCCGCTTCCGATTTAACTTTCTCTTCTCCGGCTTTCTTTTCTGATTGAGCTTTGATAACCTGCAATTCTGATTCTGATACAGCAACCTCTTTCTGGGCATTGTTGTAGCCTACAGAAGCATTTTTCTCAGCCTCAGCTTTCTTAATCTGAGCTTCAGAGTCTTGTATTGCTATAGCTGCTTGTTTGTCAGCTTCAGCTTTATTCTTTCCAACTTCTTCCATTCTTTCGGCTTCAGCTTTGTTTACTTCAAGTTCCGCCTTAGATCTTGCAATCGCTGATTCCTTGTCAGCCAAAGTCTTTGCTATAGCCGCAGCCCTATCTCTATCGGCTTGAGCTACACCGATCTGTTTTTCTTTATCGGTTAAAGCCAAAGCTACTTCTTTTTCTTTCTTTGTTTCAGCTACTACCGTTTCTTTTTCTTTTTCAGTATAGGCAATTTGAATCTCTTGCTCTTTTTGGGTATTAGCTACAGCCGTTTCTTTTTCCTTCTGTTGTACAGCAATCTTAATAGCACCCAGCTTTTCCTGTTCTTCGATATTAGCCTGTGCTTCGTTCAGAGCCTTGCTTTCAGCCTCTTTACCAAGATTCATGATGTAGCCGGCTTCATCTCTGATGTCACTGATGTTAATGTTCAAAAGATAAAGACCCAATTTATTAAGTTCGTTATCAATGTTTTTTCTTGCCTTATCCAAAAACTCATCCCTATCAGAATTAAGTTTTTCGATTGTCATTTCGGCAATAATCAAACGCATCTGACCGTAAACGATGTCTGTAATAAGATTTTCAGTAGATTCGGTATCCATCCCCAAAAGTCTTTCTGCTGCATTTTGCATGATTTCAGGATTTGTACTGATAGCTACTGTAATAGTTGTAGGCACATCTACTCTAATATTCTGAGATGACAAAGCACCGGTAAGCCTACAATCTATTTGCATAGGCTCCATAGATAAAATATCATAGCTTTGGATAATAGGCAACACGAATGCTGCTCCACCATGATATAATTTCGCCGATTTCTTCTCTCCACCTGTCTTACCATAAACGACCAAGACCTGATTAGGCTTACATCTACGATACCTTGATAAGACTCCGATGATTGTCAAAATAATCACTACAGCTAAGATGGGTGACACGTACATAATTGTTGTCATAACTTTTAAAATTTAATTGTTGATAAAAAAATTAGATAATTAATTCTCCTTCTTCGTATTTTATATTCACCTTGTCACCGTTTTTGTAAGTTTTTCCAGACAAGCATCTTACTCTCATTTGCTCCTGTCTTCCATTTTTCGAAATATTTACCATATAATGATTCTTCCCTGATCTAAACACTATCTCCACCTCTCTGCCATTTAAATCTTCCGGACATTCGTACACCATTTCTTGCTTTAACTTAAAAAGTAACTTATATACGTAAAACAAAACGATAAAGAAAAACGACCCTATCACAACCCCTACTAAATGGGAACCCGAAAAGTAGGTAGTCCAGCTATATCCAAGAATAAAATGTGTTATGCCCTTGAATGATATGATGTCCGACAAAGACATACTTAAATCAGAAGCATCATCAATATCAATATCCGTATCCAGATCAGATCCTAATATCGACAACAAAAACTGTATAACGAAAGCAAATGACGCTATTAAAGCCATGCATAAAATTATGTCACTTCCCATATCCTTCTGTTATTATTTTGTAAACAAGATCAGTCATATCTTTGATGGTCTCCATATCATAATCAATAATAACAATATTGAATTTTTTGTTCCACCATCATTTCCAGTTCAATTTGATCAATAGAATCTAATCCAAGTTCTTTAAACGTCACATCTTCTTCATGAACTATATCTATTTCCGAATTAAGAAACTGAGTAATAATTATATCCTCTATTATCTTTCTGATTCTTACTTTTTCCATTGCTTTCTAATTTTGTTAAATAAATACGTTTTTATGTTTTTCAATCGCTCTTTGTCTGTTTCAGAACTTCCGGTAAACAAATAATCCGGATTGCCTTTAGCTGGCGGCGTAGGCAATTTAGATACGGCAAACAACCAATCCATTTCCTTATTCTTCTTAGACTCCAAATAAGGTTCGGTAGCGATCTTAAATTTTTCAGCTATTAAGTCAAAGAGCTTTGAATTTTTAAGGTTCATATGGACTGAAAAAGCCTGAGAAGGCGGTTTCCATATGAAGTTACATAAGCTCATTGTATAATCTCCTGACTCTGCTATATAAGATTCCGTTACCTGAAGTATGACCTCTTTCTTGAATGAGGTGTTACCCATAAACCAACACAATCTGGATTCTGCTTCTTTTCTGCTGGCACCTATGTCTTTTGAATATGATTCGTACATTCCTATCATAATCTTCAACGTTTCCAGAACCTCGTCTGTCATCTCCGGCGTCTCTATATAATTCACAAAAGACGTTCCTTTGTTGGTCAATCTCATCACGCCTGATTTTAATTTCTCAACCAGGCCAAGCTCTATATACCTCCCAGCATCTTCTTCCGGCATGGCTTCGATCATAACCGTATCCTTCTGTCTTATAGCAAGAAGATTAGCCAGATCATTAGGAGTCATGTCTGATGCTGCAAGTTGTCTGAAATTGATGTACATGCCTAATCAGCTTTAATAAAAATAACATCCTTACCATCCTCCCTCTCTACGTGATTACACGGGCCTGCGACTACATCTACCGACCCGCATGTAATGTGGTCATTAAATATACATCCTTCACATCCTAAGTCTGGCTCTGGAGCATCCACACATTTTAATCTCACAAGTCCGGCATCAAACACTTCTCCTACTTTAAATTCCTTCTTTTCCATATTTCCTCCTTGTTTTTTAACTGTTGTACCCTTCTTTGATAATCGAATTTCTACCGGTAGACACCGACTGACGAAGATCATCATGTACAGAATCTACCGTAGAATACTTGTTTCTGGTTGTAAAAATCACTTCCAGCATCTCCTTATAATCACCTAAAGCTACTTCATATCTCGGATCTACTTTGGCTTTTCTTTCAGCCTCGGCATTACTTTTAGCCAGCTCTCGGTCGAGAAGATCTTCTTTGATTCGGTCAGCAATCATATCAAGCTCTTTTTTGATTACTTCGCCGGCTGCCCGAAGTTGACCTTCTACGTCACCAAGCTGATCTTGGACGGTTCCTATTTCTTTCTTTAAACGATCGTATTCGTTAATCATACCCATATCACCTGCATAGCCGGAAAAGTCCTTGATTATTTTGGTTCCTTCTTTAAGGAGCTCAATAACTCGTCTTTTGCGTTCTCTGCTTATTAAAGACGGAAGACGATAATTCATATCCGCCACCGCCTTGTCGTGTATGGAGTTGATTAAAAACATCTCTCTTTCATCCCCTGCGAACTCAGTAAGAACCAAAAGGAACTTACTTATCAGGTATTCGTTTTCTTCTACGGTAAGTCTCATACGTTTCTTTTTTTTAATATACTGACTGTTCTTCCTTTACCTCTTGTTCTTGATCTTGATTGTTCGTAACGTTTTCCACAGTATAGAGCTTGGGCGGCGTCGGCGGCTGGTTGGGGTTCACGAACTTCGTCCCTCCCTCCCCGTACATCCATCCATGCCCCGGCAGGATCTCTGGGTGGATTGTATTAGTAAGCTCTTCCATACTAACTTGCCTTACCTTCAGTATATGATGAAACACCAGTCCGGCTGTCCTGAATGATGTTTTGTTTTCAGTTTTAAACCGGTCAAGAGTCTGATACCAATCTTTTCCAAATATCATATACTTATCCAGCCCGTATCTGCGAGGATTATGCAAGCCTATCATTAACGTACATAGTTGTCCCAACGTATCAGATTGGTAAAAATCAGAAAGACGCGGAGGCTGCTCTTGGGGACTTTTTATCCGTCCTTCTATTTCTCTGTTGAATTGGGATATAATGAGAAAAAATATGTTTTTATACACTAATTTGGCTTCATTTATTACCGCCACCAAATCATCTATAGCCGACTTAGGATCCAATCCCATTCTTTTTATCAAAGCAATATGATCGACTTTAAATATTATAAGACGTTTGTCTTTATGTTTAGTAGCTATATGATACACAGCCGCCTCAAACTCTTTTACCGTACATGGAGCATCAATGTATATTATATTATTTCTGATTTCACCTTGAAGGATTTCAAACATTCTCGTCTCTTCTATCGTATTAGAATCTTGCCTTCTTAATATTTCAGGAGCCCGCTTTTTCATATCCTGGCTCATTCTGCGAAGAAGAAGATCTTGAGGATTCATTTCGAACTCGCAATTGACAAGAAAATAATCTTCTGCTTGCGGGTTAATCATCGGATTCATCACATTTTTCAATATCTTTTGAGCCACATACGATTTACCTACAGATGGCCGGGCTCCTATGGCAATAGCATGCTGAGGGAAAATGCCTCCAAGCAAAGCCTCGTCAATATAATCGTATCCGGTTTTAGCGGGGATAAGTTCTCCCCGCCTGTATTTTAAGATATTCTCATACGCCTCTTCCATAACCTGTTTAGAGGTCTTGAATATCCTTCTTATATCTATCCTATTTGCTATCTCCTCTTGCATTTTTGTCACCTTTCGTATCCGACTTGGATCCCCTATTAGCTTTTACTGATTTATACCTAAGACCGTTCTTGGTATGAGAACAATCCTTGCCTTTCCTCCAGCCCTTGCCCTTCTTCTTGTCCGTTTCGTAGTTTTTACGACCAAGTTCCCGGCGTTTGGCTTTCTGTTCCGGTCTGGCATTTATCTCCTTGTCTTTTTTAGCCTTTTTCTTCCTGGCTTCGGGATGAGTCCTGTAGTACTCTGTCGATCTACCCATGTGCTTATATTTTTTTTGATTAATAATAGCACAAAGATAGGCAATTCGCGCCCTATTTCAACCTGCCGTAGCTCATATCAGGATCACACCAAACATATCCGTCTTTCTCATCATGAAGATACTCAGGACATCCCCTGCATGCACTACTCCCTGACACTATTTGATTATTCTTATTAGGACACTTATCTCCAGGTTTATGCCATTCTATCCTCGAACCTGATCGTTCTTTATTTATATGACAGAACTGAAAGACTTTCCCCATCGTCTTCTCACCGAACATGCCTATATGCGTATATTCTTCCGGTATAGAGAGAAATTCTGATAAATCTTTATACATCCTTTCCTGTTCTTCCGGCGTAGACCACAGTCTGTCAAGTTCGGCATGGACTCTTATTTTAAGAGACCTTAGTGATGGGCCCGCAAGCCGGCCTTTAGCTTTTCCCTTATTCGGCCCTGATTCATGAACACCGACATAAGCGTTGCATGGTTTACACATCATAACCATCCCTAAGCCTTTTCTGCTATATATTTTATCGGCATTGACCAACTCGGTTTCTCTTCCGCAATAAGGACAAATTTCGCCTCTTAAAATCCGTTGTTGGCGCTCATTAAGTTCCATACCCTATTCTTTTGTTTTTCTTTAAACTTTTCATACAAACTGCTTTCAGTTTCCATTTCTGAGATCTCTACCTCTACGTCCTCTCTTTTGAAAATTACTTTCTTGGCTGTCGGATACGCGCATTTAGAGATACGAATAGCATTACGAATAGCGTAAACAAAATACGTTTCTGGTGACGATTCGATCACCACTACCTCGTTTAAAGTGTTTTTGTAATTTTCCATGTTATCTACTTGCTTCAATTATATAACCTGAATTATCTTCACACGCCTTTTTATATTCGATAAGAAACTTAAGAAATGAATCATAAGACCCCCATCCGTTTTTCGGCTCGTATCTCAAAAGACTTTTTCTCTTAGAGATCATAATACATATACCTTTTGTAAGTACATTCTTCATCTCATCGGTATCTATTTCCCTACCCAATTCTTCTGGTCTCCAAACATAATCGTATAGCGTTTCTTTATTTTCTGATACGAATATTCTTTGTGCCATCTTGTTCATGTTGTGGGTAATGTTTGCAACCCATTCACGATCTTCTTTCTTCTTGTTCTTAATATAAACATCCAGGCTCATGATATTTTTCCTTTACCTTGTTACTAATTATCAAATCTGCCACATCATCTCCATCTCCTACATTTTCAACATTTTGAAGATAGTCCGATACTTTTATCCTTGACTTCATCATCATTCCATCTATCTTTTTACTCCATGTATCAAATGCTTGTCCTTTGTCCGGAAAAGCTACAGTCTTTCTATCTTTTAAAACATCTATCACTTCCGGCCTTAGATTCTGCAACCCTCCGGTGGCCACAAATAATTCATCTGGTTTATTCACAGCGCATATAATAGCCGTCTTTTCTGATTCCACCAGATTAACCACCTTATCCGGATACTGGCTCAGAAGATGTTCTCCGAACAGGCATTGTCTAAACAAGAAGTCTCTTGCATGCAATGAGTGATAAAACATGACATGGGGTCGCTCATTGTCACCGTCTTTTTCCTTCACTCTTTTTACATCAATCTCATTCCCCTGGCTGTCGGTCTTTATATAAAAGTCCATGATCTTGCCGGTTCTACATACAAAGTCCTTATCTATCTGCCAGAATATACAACACCCTTTCCATCCCCATAAGTCCATTGTTCCGACATGATATCTTCTAAATACGTCAGATACCCTTTCTTTTCCCCATAGAGACGATAAAAATCTAAATACAGTATTTCTATCATCTGGAACCACAGTCCTCTCAAACTCGCTAAAAGGTATGTAATTTACAACATCAGGGTTTACAGGAGGACGATAAGCTCTTATACACTTATTCCCAGAAATCCAAAGATCTTTGTCACCTACATCCTTACCGGTAGGTCGTTTATCGTAACCGCAAGTCCGTTCATGATCGCATCTTCCGAACTCGTTTCCAACAATCTGACCTGTTGCCACATCAATATAAGGAGTAAGGCACCGGCCTTTCCCGCAGGCCGGGCAGGTTAGCTTCAGTCGGCTCCTGCCGGGTCTGCGGTCAAGTTGAAACCTAGGTACGTTTTCATATTTTCTAAAATCAAGCATTTTTAACTCCTCTCATTGCTTCTATGATTCTATCTGCTATAGTTATAGACCATGACACCACATCTGGTACATATACTCCGCAATCTATTTCACCTTTTCTATTTTGTGCTTTAACAAACTCAATAGAATAAGCCTTAACAAGATCGAATCTACGTTGTTCCCAGTCTACATCTTTGTTTTCATCATCCACAGGAAGGGTATCGAGATAATAATTTAAACTCTCATTTATCACACTTCCGTTACTGTCGTAGAACTGTATTTTATCATGATCACTCCTTATAGTTGAACCACTGAAGGTGATTACGTCTATTATCTCCCCGGTTCTTCTAATTTTTCTTTTCATAATTCTTTAGATTACGAATCTTTTAGACATTTCCTCAGCAATATCATATACAACAATATGATCCTCTTCATTGTATGGCTTATTGATATTCAGCACTCCTTTTCTCACTTTGAACCTCTTATCTTTTCTGATATGATTCAACATCCCTTGTTGGAACACACAGTCCGCTTTCTCCATAGCAGCATTTTTATCAGACCATTCTTTTAGCGTATAACCTTTACTGTTCGTGCTTTTTGGAGAAAAATTCATAATACGTGCATCAATTCCGTACCAGTTTTTAACCATTCTCCTTTCAGCCTCCAATTGAAAAGCATGTTCATTTCGTATGTCACCTGATTTAAAATCTAAGATAACAATCTCTTCTTTCTCCACTTCTCTCACTTCCTTCTTCGGATCTCCTTTTTTGAACTGCCCCGTAGCCCTTTGATACACGGCTCCAAAATAACCTTCTTCTTTGTATTTGAATGTCATTTTAACCATCGCATCTATCGGCGTAGCTACCAAATAATCTTCTAATGATAATATCCTTTCAATCATCATCGGCTTAACCTTATACTCCGAACAAAACTTAGCAAACTTCATAACTCTGACAATCATATCGTCAAGATCATCTATGCTACCAAAGAATTTGTCAAGATTCTTTTTCGATATCTTCAGCTTACCTTCTTGTACGGTCTTAACTATAAAACTTCGATTTAAGACCATATCTCTACCTGTTAGGTACAATCCGTATAAGTAGTGCATGATCGTTCCTTTATCTGCATCATATTCTGATACTTCTTCCGGATTGCGACCAATCATCCTCATCTCCTGTCTCCATTCTTGAAGAGCCGTCTTGTCATCTACGAATCCGTCTCTAATCATGGTTGTTACCGAGGCGTATATCTTGGCTGTCCCATCGTCCATCTTTCTTACATAAAAACGATTACCGTCTAATGTCAATCTTACGAATTTGGGAGTCTCGATCTTCTTTAACTCATCGCAGATATAAAACGGCTCTAACGTTTCCTGATTTTCTGTAAACGGATTCGAATCTTCTTCTCCAGGATTAGGAGCAGCTTCCTCTGCCGGAGCTACCGGTTCCTCCTTCTGGGCCTGCTCTGGCTCAGGCGACGGCTCTTCAACTACTGGAACCTGTCCACCTCTTTCCGCTATGTCTCTGTTCTTTATTAAAGACATAACCTCCTTCTTCAACTGCTCTGGTGTTTGGTTAGGATCTGACACCGACATCACAACATCGTTCATTCTAAACAACGTATTTTCTACTCCTTCCACCATAGGGACAAACCCTAAATCTGTTAATATTTTAATCTTTTCTTCTATCATCTCAATTTCTCAATTAATTCCTCTTTAACATAATACAACACAGTTACAGCCTCATCAATATCTGCGGCCGCTCTCTCAAAATCAATCAATCTCTCACTATCTCCTCTTTTTATGTTGGCAATGAAAATAACTTCATCGTCAGCTTCTATCGTAACCTTATATTTTTTTTTCTCATATCCCATATTCTATTAAATATATTTAAAACTACTCATCTGTTTTAATACATCCCCTCGGAGACCTTTCGGTCTCCTTGGTAGATGTAAATCCCGTTAGGGATAAGTCAGGAATATTTCATCCTGTTAGTACCCATCGCCAATGTTATAAGAGGTTTTATATAATGGCAACACTGTTTCGTCAAATACACTACTCCTGTTTAATCACCATCCTTAGAGCTACAGACTTGGGCAAACATCCGTAGGTAACTATATATTCTCAAATAACGTAGTGTTTGTTTCAACACTTAGGCTAATAACCCGATCTCTGAAAGAGATGTATTAAACTTTTATAATAGAATTATATTGGTTTAATACTATTTGGGGTTATACCTGTCAATTATTTCAATAATCAACCTACCTCTTTCTTTAATCATTCCCCTGTTTTCCATATCCAGTACCTTCTTTACCGCATACTTCCACACAAAAGGAAATTCTGTTTCAAGTTTATCAAATTCCATCCTGTCAAGATACATGTCGAATACCGTATGCTCCGATTCATGTAGAAAAACTATATTATCTCTGCAAGTGGCAACCGACTTATATATCCTTTTTGGAAGTATGTGACATACGTTACATACTGTAGGAAAATGAATAGCCTTACCGGTCATAGACATTCGAATACTATTCAACTCCTCCAGCATAAGACGAAAAAACCCGGATAAATCCGGGCTCTCTAACTTTTTCTTCTTGCTGTTGTTTTTAATGGATGTAATTCTGTCTTTTTTCTTCGGAGTCAACTCTTTGCTCCTGCAAGCCTGGCATAAGCCATGACTTCTTATCATCACTTTTCGTCCGCATCTTTCGCAGACGTACAATTTCTTTTCCACTCTTTATATTTCGATACAAGTGATATAATTGAAAAAGATACCGCCGTTAAAGACAACGTATATGGTAAGTTCATTAACCATCTCGGTACTTCTTCGGTCTTAATCACTATCAACAAAGTAGCACCCGCTACTACCAATAATACAATTGCCGTCGCAAGTGCTACACGGGAAACAACATCACTCATCAGTTTTCTTTTCTCCCAATTTTTCTACACCTTTTTGCAGATCGTATTTAAACACTTCAATGATCTTTGTTTCAGCAATAGACTCGCAATTCCAGTCTCCCAACGTACCCTGCATACCTTTAGTCAACACAGCTTCGGCGTCTTTAGGATTGCCGGCTTGGACATACATATAGCATGGCGTTTTCTTTTCTTTACCTTTCTTTTCATCCAGTGTAATGTAATTCACCTTGCACTTATACCAGTACTCAGCTTCTCCGTTGAAAAAGATTTCTGACACTTTAATAGGGTTAATTTTTACAACCTCGAAAGAATTGTACAAATCCTTAAAGATCTCCAACGATCTTGATTCTACCTCTGTATAAGACAAGGCATCCACCAAATACTTTTCAGTTACTTTCTTTTTTTTGCCGTTCTCGATATTATCAATCTCGGCTTTTACCGTAATTTCAAACCAGCGATTCATTGTATTAATATTCAATTAGTTGATTTCTTTCCTTTTTCTATACTGTTTTTAAATCTTTCAGAACACCACTGCAAAACATCCATCATCATCATCTCATTATTAGATAAGATGCCTTTTATAATTAACGCCAATTGATGCTGTGACATTCTTAGGCTCATATCAAATCTTCTTTCCTCTTCATTTACTATCGTGGCTACGAAATACTTACACCCCTCTAAGTGCGTCAGGGCTTCAATCATAGCTTCTTTTATCTCTTTTTCTTCCATTTTGTTTGTTTTTTTTGGACAAAGATATGTCTTTTGATAATAAAAAAGATTCAAAATGATTTAATTTAGCTTAATTACTACTCTTTTGATTCGTCCGGCATAGGCATGTCAAACTTTTTCCTGATAAACGATTCTGTTTCTTCATTGAATGGATAGGCCTCCTTAATAAAATTCATAGCTACCTCCATATCACCGTCTGCTATATCTTTATACCTTTCAAAGATACCAACCAGGTCATTGTTATATGAACGCTCTTGTTTTATGTTGTACACGTATTTCAACACCCTGTCTTTAATTTCATTGGCATTTTTCAAAGTGTTATTGAAGGAATTTATACTTTCCAATTCTGGATCTTGGTTTTCCTTGTTTACCTTATCAAACTCTTCTTTGCTATACCCCGCTTCCCCTTTAATAGCCGGGCAAACACTTTCTTTTATGATCCAAAACTGTTCATACGATCCTGTCAGAAACCTTGATTCTATTTTAAATGCATTATATTTAACAAGCAAATTAGCCACCTCAGTTGCACCTTCTATGGTTCTAAAACCGATGCCGACATCTTTTAACATAAATACTGGAACTCCCGTTCTTGGATACACGACTTCTTTTTCGTTCTTTATATTCCAATTTTTAGCTTCAATTGGAATACCCTTACCAACAAGCCCTTTGTCTATATACAGACTTATTTCGGCTCTTCTTTAATCCCGAAGAAGCGTTTCAGATATTCTTTTGCTTTAGGATTTTCGCTTTTCTTTAACGCTTTAATCATCTTCTGTTTTTCCGAATCTGTTGCAAGTCTATAACATTCTATGTGGTTTTCGTGTGCAGCCAAATTATCCGATATATTAAGACTTGTTCCCGCTGCAAGACTCGCATACAAAGATGTTAAATATTTCCCATGTATATTTAAAATAAAAATATAACTTCCATCTTTGTTGCTTAACACATCTCCATCTTTAAATGTAGTATATTCCGGGACTTCAAGAAGGAGGCTATTTTCGCTGCTAATTGCTTTTCCTGTAGCAGAAAACCAATCTGCTGATACAGAAATCGAATGAATTACAACCAATAACGGATAAATTGATGAATTGTCTTCATATACGATTTCTGCTCTATTTCGTCCTTTCTCTGTCACAATCTGACCTACTCTTTCCCCTATGTTTATTTTTTTTCGCCGTTTCTAAATCAAACGGGATTGTTACCATTTTATATTCCATAATCTTATTTGTTTTTATTGGTTCCTAAAAGATGTTCGTTCCCTTCGTATGGGATACACTGACTGAATGTTACGCCTCCCAAACATTCAAATTCTTCATATATTCCTGATCCTCTGGAGAATAAATGCAATTTCCACCTCTCTTGGTTAGTTCTTCTCACCAGCACTCGTTCAAATGGTTTGAAGTCATGTTTCGGCATCTCATCTAATAGATACTCATATTCACTTAAATATCGTTTTATTATATCTATTTTTCTACTGTCTTCGGCTTTTATAATCTTTTCTGCTAAAAATTTCTTCTCTTCTTCTATAGCCTTTCTTACATGCCGATTTTTATCTTCTCCATACACATCAGTCCATAATTTGTTATGATCAAATTCAATATCTCCAGATATTGTCATTCCACATATACTTCCCATTACCCCTTTGGCAATAAGTCCATCATATATAAATTGACATCCTTTAGTGCTTGTTAATACATCTCCTTTCTTGAAATACGCTCCAGCCTCTACCCTCAATTCCAGAGTGGTGCCGCCAATAATACAACCTTCCGTGTTGGCATATATAGCACTTATCCCATATCCATCTTTTTTTTACAAAAAGCAAATTATAAGGACCTGCACAGTCTTTCGACTCATATACAAATTCTATTTCAATATTATCAATTAATACCGAACCTTCTATTTCTCCGCTTTTAATTTTTCTCGCCGTATTTAAATCAAACGGAACAACAATTGAATTTTCCATATTTTTCTTGTTTTTAATTATGTGATTAATAAAATAAGATGGGCTACTTACACCCATCCCAGTTGTTTTGCTATTCTCTCCATTTCGTTATATGCTATCCTATGACATCCAGCGGTTAGCAAATCGTTTTCGTACCGATTTAGACTCCACTGGTGACCGGTGACGTCCTCCACCAGACCGTGCTGAAACTCTGCGCCCCGGTGCATTGCCGACACAGCCCGCCACAGTTTTCTGGCTTCTGCTATTCCAATCTTTATCTGTTTACTTGTCTCAATAATATTTCCTTTTATACGAATCCAGGCGTTAGGTTTTTCACCAGGAATATAGAAAGGTGTATTCAAGAAATTGATTTCTCCTGACTTCCACTCTTCCAGTTTTTCATCAAAATCCTTGTAACGGGCTTCTTCTTCCTTTCTTAATCTCTCTAATTTTATTCTTTCTCTTTCTTCCTCACCCTTTCTCCATCTTTCAGATCTTTCTGAATACTTAATCCATGTACCTTCCCCGCAAACTTCATCAACAATCACATTTACGGTCCCTAACACTTTTAATCCTTGATGATCCAATAAAATTTGAAAGATGCGTTTTAATTCATGTACGTGCTTACGCTTGATACTATCTTCGCTCTTGGATAATTCATGATTGGTTCCAAGCCAATCATTAGCACTCTTTTTAAGGATACTCTTAGCAGTTCCCATGTTAAAGAACTGAATGTAATCCATCATATTCCCAAAAGCGCCCCAAATATCTGTATAAGATAATTCTGTTTTAGCTCTTTTGTATTTTTCAATAGACTTCTTAATTGATTCCAGTTTGCTGGCAACGAACCTCATATTACCAGTATCCGATATATTATCCCCTACACTGAAAACCATTGCCCAAGTTGGTATCGCATTACGAACATAGCATTGATGTTTGCTCGTGGTAGCAGAATAATAATCTTCATTTATCAGGTATGCTTTCTTCCCTTGTTTGTTTTTTACTATTCTTCCGACTTCAAAGTGATGCCCATAAGAATAAATACTTGTACCTTCAAAGAAGAAATTGCTCCCTAATGCTGATTCTTCTTGTTCATGAGCCCACAAGTGAGCGACCATTGAATTGTTCATATAAATATCTTTTTAATTGTTTAACTTACCTTTATCATATGACATTCTCTTTTCGTATTTTTCAATACGTTCGGTTATCATATCGCAGAAGACTTGCCCCTCTTTTTCGGAACCTCTGAAGTAACCAATCATCTTCAGGATGTTCCCGTCAAACTCATGAACGAACTTGTTATAATAATGTTCACCCATAACTTTCCCATATTTTTCCACGAACAAATCCTTGTCTAACGACTCATCCTTAAAACAACGGTTGTAATCCCATCTTACGATACGAAACAATGTTTCAAAATTCAATCTTTCCATATCCTGTATTTTATTTAAGCTCAAACCTAATATCTTCTGGCAATTGAGAGCGGTCTACCTTATTCACAAAATCATCAAACTCTTCCTGTGTGATTTTTTTCTCCATAACCGTTCCAGTTGAAAGACAAAGTGTTCGTGTGAGGATAATATATAACATTATTAATTGGCAATCCATAATCAAACACACAGAGCATTATCTTCTTTTCTGCTTCTGCTTGTCTGATTTTCTTATCGTATCGCTCACAAATTTCAGCACGCTTTTTCAACATCTTTGCCTTATGAGTCTCTTCCCTACGTTTTTCGATACTTTCTGCGGAATAATACCCAGCTTTAATGCGCTCTTCAATAAGCAAACGTTCCTCGTCCGTTAATGTCAAAGTAAACCTTTCCTTTTCCGGCATATACGGATTTACCCATTTCTTGCCACACAATTTTTCAAGTTCCGCAATAAGTTCTTCTGATTCTCTTTTCCATCTATCTACGATTCCAAGACTGAAAAGCAGATACTTGAAATACATCTTATCCTCAGAGGCTTTATATAATTCTACGCATTCTTGTTCTGATATACGCAAATACTCCATTGCCACAGACATACCACTTCTTCTAACGTGATATATGCCATTTTCTACCGGATGCATAGGAGCACCATAATGGTTACAAAGATGCAACGATATGAATTTCGCCAATTCCGGAAAATGTTTTACGACTTCATCGTGGCAGCAGCTTCCTAAGTAATCCTCATATTTTCCATGCTTGTTTTTCCAGTCAACGTCGGCTGTTATGCTCCAGTCGCATATGTTATTTTTGCAGTCATCATCCAAAGAGATTCTAACTGTTATTCTATAATCTTCTTCATTTTCTGTAAAGAATTTTGTACCTGAATAAAACAGTTTGTTTGTAGTTTCCATATTATTTTAGTTTAATCATTACACTTATGAAAAATAAAATCTGCACACTCTCCGGGAAGTGTTCCTGCGTCATTACAACGGTAAAACCCTTGTGTTTCCAAATCTACATCTACCGGATAACCTTCTGCTGCTTCCAAGAAGCGTTGGATTTCCTCACATTCTTCATCCGTTAATCCAGTGTAATCATCATTGATTAACGGGCAAGCCCAATAAGAGGGCAACCTGTATCTTATTACTTTTATGCTCATAGTTTTATTAATCTACAGTTACTATCTTCAAATACCGGAACCTTCCCTTGTTCTCTAAAATAAGCAGTGGCCACCTTGAAAGCATAAAGCGGATTTACTTTCTGGATTTCTTGTTGTGATTTATAGAAAGATAGCGGCTTACATACATAGAAATTTTCATTGCCAAGACTCCCAAAAAGCCAATCCATACTACCTTCATCACAATTAGTGCCACCCAGTATTATTAAATCACATCCGGTCTTCCGGGTTCCCAAAATAAATGCCTTGTTCTTATTCTCTGGCTGCATAAATATCTCCTTGTCGATTTTAAACCAGTCGCTCTGGCGACTCTCCACATCCCGGCGAACTATTTCGTCAATTTCAAGTGCATATTCTTCTTGTGTTTTCATAAGATATGTTATTAAATGTAGTTATATAATTTCTGGATAAAATCACTCATGGCATCAGCATACACAACCTATTCTTCTAAGCCATTCTCTATCATGACTTCCTTTATCAATTCATCTGTCTCCTCGTAACATCCCCAGCAAGAATCAACCTCTTCCCATTCTTCGCAATCTTCATCCTCTCTTGATTCGTCTTTGTATTTCTTGGTAAATGCTACCTTCTTTTCAAGAACGTACCCTTTTACATCTCCCCACATCCACATACCTATGGACTTTACCTCATTATCTATAATCTTGGCACAATCTTCTTTCCAGTCTCCTTCTTTGTTGCAGACTTCATTATCATATTTTTCTTTTGTAACGTATGCTATCCCTTTTATATAATCACCTTGATTATAACCCCTTGTCGACCACTCTATAGCTACCACATCTTTTCCATATTTGGATATGATATCTAACAGGTCTTCATCATCCAGATCCTCTATTAATTCTCCTCTGCAATCAAAGTCCTTCAAATCACCTGGTGAAAACTCTTGACCTATATATAGACTTGTCTTATGTTTCAACTCCCATACATTGCCACCTCTGTTGTATGTGAATGAGATCCCATTCGCTTCCCCTTTCTTTAAATATTTTACAATGTCTTTCTGTTCTATATGCTTCATTACAATAGCATCAATAACATCTCTAAGATCATGCTTGTTATCGTAGAAGAAAGTTTTCCAATTGCATTCATCATGTAATCGATGTGTATCTGAGTATTCAAAAAAGAATGACCCAAACAAACCCCAATTAGTTATAGGACATTCTGAATCACGGCAATAATACACTTTAATTCGATAATCGCCTACTTCTTTTGTTGTAATAAGATCGTCTTCCATGTCTTTATATTTTAAATAGTTCTTAATTTTTCTTCGATAAATGCATCTATTTCATCATAGTATGATCCATCAAAATCACAATTCCCATATTCCTCTGCAAACTCTTTAGCCCACCCTTGAATGATGTCAAATGCCTCTTCCCTGCTACATTCTTTTAATCCCGTTTGCTTTAGCTATGGGAGTATGTCAAAGAGTGAATACTATATATCTAACACCATAACTGTTATGTTTGTATGATACTAAGAAACCCTCATAACGAGCAAAATCAATTGCTATCTGTTCATGTACCATACGAATCGTGTTACCGTTAGGCGATACATCGGTTTCTCGAATATGCTTGTCGCAAATAAAACTTGCATATCCATACGCCTTAATTAGACGAGAGATTTTACTAATAAATTCGTCCTTACTAAATGGTGCTTCTTGCGCTATTTCCATACGCAATTTTTCTGCTGCTGTCATAATATTAATTCATTATTCTACATCAATTATTCCATACTCTGCCACTTCCAACACATCCTGTACTATTTCCGGATAGTCAGTTGTATCTAACGAAGCATCTTGTACGTATGCTTCTGCTAATTTCTTGGCTTCTTCAAACGATTCGGCTTGTATATATAAGTCAAGCGTCAATGAAAACGGGTATAACATAGCTAATCAGTTATTCTGTAATAATAATCAAGTTCTTCTCCCTTAAAGTTGCTCATGGCATACTCGTCAGCTTCTCGCCACAACCGGTCATACAATGCAGCCAGTTCACGATTGCTTTCATAATGCTGCCAGATTTTATGATTCAATACGAGCGTTAATTCCGTGAAGAACTTATAATCGTCTTTCCATTCGCTAAACGCACGTCTGTAGGTATCTTTGACACCTACTATACCATACTTGTCGGCTATACTAAAATCTTCCCAAAAGGTAGTCAGTAGGTTATAGCCCACTTCTTTCATAAATTCTTTGAATGTCATAAACTATTATTTTAGGTATATAATTATCTTATCTTATCAATGACCTCTCTCTTGAACTCGTAATATTCATATATGCGACCTTTATAATCAGCCACCATTTCTTAAAATTACTTCTGCTTCTTCTGCGCTGTTAAGTTTTAATTCGTTTCCCATTTTATGTATTGTTTTCGCCGTTCACTATCTGATTAATGTATGGCCCTGGCCACGAACAGCTAGGCTGGCCTCATGGCAGGACGGGCGCCGCCTTACTCTGGCTGTTCTACCCACTCCCTGTATCCTACATTAAAACCAATAGGATCATACCTTTTGATCATAGTGCCATAATTCTCTCTACCGCAATACCTGTTCTTTCCTCCAATGATCCATGCCTCATCGTCTCTATCTGGAGATATTGAGTTAAGAAACTTCTCATAATCTTTTCTACTCTTTTTATTTATATCCATATTCCACTATATTCCACTATATTTATGTTATCGAATTTTTCTTTTATAATATCCAAGACTCCGTACTCGTTTGTTATCATAGCATGCATCCCTGGCTTCATTCTCCACAGATTAAAATACCTTGTCACATTCATAGTGGCATTAAATAATGATACTTCATATCTTGTGTTTCCATTTTTATCACGCCCTATGTTTTTTAATATAACATATGTCTGGCTTGTATTTGAAATAATTAAAAAGCCTATGCCATCCCTTCCCGTTACATGTTTCACAATTCCATATTCCAGCAAGCTTCCTATATCCCCTTACCGGTATTTTCTCTATTTCTTTTGGTACGATCTTGACATACTCTCCTTCTCCGATTGGTATGGTCATATTACCTGCCTCTTCAGTGCAAAAGTATTCTATTTCAGATGCCATTCCTTTATACACATAGAACCGGTATAAGTTCCCGTCAGGGTCTACCCGATCCATGTAATATAATATCACTTTGTCTACTTTTATCGTTTTCATTCCTTTATTCTACTTATCTTTAAATTGTTATTCCCACAGTATTCCTTCAGCCAACTATCCGTTAGATAACGATTAACTCTATCGTATTTCTTTTTCGGGCCCTTGCTCCAAAATTTCCATTCTTTTGTGATATTGTACCCATATTTATCAAACCAATGGATATAATACACTATGTTACCGTATAAATCCACCCTTTTTCTTTCCTGTATGACTACCTCATAAGGTATCTTCTTGTCTCTTTTCTCCATCTTTGTCCTCCTTTCTTGAATAAAAAAAACGGCACCTATCTTCGCAGACCAGTGCCGGTAACTAACTTACATGGAAAACTACTTAACCTCAACTAATTCTACAGAGTTGTAGAATTTAGTGAAGCTACCAACAAATTCTCTTATATTTTTATATTCTTCTGGTCGTTTTCCGTTACCATCTTTTATATAATTTACCCACAGTCTATCCCCTATGTTCTTAATCGCATTTTCTATAGTAAATTCGTCGCTGACACACATTAAACACGAAGATCCGGTTTTCTTATGTGGTTTATATATCCTTGAAAAAGACCACATCTTTATCCTGTCGTATATATATCCGTTGTTGGGATAAACGAATCCTATCCGGCTGTCACCTTCTTTGGCGTAAAACACACCTGGTTCCTTTCCGCCTTTCTTATACACAATAAATCCTTTTTCTTTTAAGATCTTAGCTATCTTATTTATCTTGTTCTCTACGTTCATTGTAATGCAAGTATTTAAAAACGACCCTCATTATAGTTGCGAAGTTCTCTATCTTAACCCACTCGTGGGCTACCGCTCTAAGTACGGATGTCTCGTATGTTGGAATATCGTCTTCTTCAACCACCTTGCAAGAAGCCAGAACTCCTTCAGTCGGCTTTAGTCCGCGGTCATGCAGCTCGCAGAGACCGTCCGGCTGGCGGAATGCGCACCACCCGTCTTTTTTTGTTGGCTGGATCATCGTTATTGGTTTTTCTTTCACTGCAAGATACCCCACCATCCACATTGTCTCTTTTAGCCTGTCAGCATATCCTGCATCTATGATAGCTTCTATGTCTTTTGGCGTACCAATACAAGGAACCTTACACATATTCTTGCATTTATCACATGTACAAGGTTGCTCCCATCTGTTATGATCTATGCCAACCAACTTCTTTATCCGTTCTACTTCCTCTTTCATACTTCTTTTGTTAGTTCATCATAATAAGCTTTCAGTTCCGGTGAAGCGTATTCCATAAATGCTTCAAACAAGTAGGGTACCTCTATTATCATATTCACATTACAACCTTCTGCCTGTGAAAGCAATTCAGGATCATTACTGTACAGACACGCAACATGAGCACCTATATTAAATACATGCAAATCTATCCTTACGTATTCTATACATGAAGACAATGCATTAAACAAATTCTTTACTTCATTCTTGTCAAAAAGTTCTACAAATTCTCTCAACCCCATCATTTTACTACCCTTTCTATGTGTTTAATTAATACTACCGCCATTCCATTGCCGGTTTTTATCGCACATTCCGATCCTTTTATCCATTCTACACACCCTACATACTTTTCCGTAGCATGAAATCCGGGATTGTATTTTCCAGATGTACTGAACTCTACCGTATCCCCTACCTTCAAATCATCAAAAGCAATAGACCATGTGGTCCAAATTCTATCATGTCTCCCAGGCTGAATGGCTCCAATTACGCCCTTCTTACGACCGTTTTTTATCGCCCTTAGTATTATCTTTCTATCATCTTCGATAAGGCTGCAAAAGCGCCCGTAAAAGGTCAAATCAACCTGTTTTCCTCCTATTTCTTCTCTTATTTTTGTTATTCTGTTCATTTTCTGATTTTGTTTTATTTTTTTCTTTGTTTTTTCTATCTTCTATGGAAGATGATAATAACATTATCTTTTCTATGTTACTTTTTGACTGTAAAAAAGAATCGCATTTCATTACTACTGCCACCTTCTTAAGTTCCCCATTATCGTATAGCGATACACGCATCATGTTTTGCGCCTCGTCCACTATCAGACCTGGGGTAGTCTTAGCCATTTTGCGTAGCTTATTATACTCCGGTCTTTCCATTTCCTCTGTTTATTACTCTATAGTATTTATCTTTATCTCCCTCTTCCAACTTCTCCAAATAGAAAATTCCATCATGCAAATGAGACAAACAAAACCTGTATCCGTATTTCTGCGTTCTTCTTACATGATCCCGCAATCTTATCTCTTCACTTTTGTCTTGTACTTTGATTTTAATACTGTCTCCTTCTTTGATTGTGTATAAAATAGTTTGAATCTCTTCTTTTTTCATCTTATAAAATATTTTAACGGCAGCACCTATACTCACGCACCACTACTGCCTTATGTTTAACAATTAAATACTTAACTCTTCAATGGTCAAGCCTTTTTCTTTTGCCCATTTTAACATCGAGCATAATTCTGTTTCTGATTTATATTTCGGATCACGCCACGCCCATCCGAATTTATCCAGGACATGATGATATAATTCGTCGGCCTTTGCCGTGTAAATGTCTTTGAATAAATGCTCCGAACCTTCCGGTATAAGCATCTCTGTTGTTGCAAAATCGGAATACGATAAACATCCGTAAGCATATTCTGTTATTTCACTCCACGCTTCTCCGGCTTTAAATCCAAATTCTTTTACAAAAGCCAAAGTTAGATACATATTTAATAATATTGTTGCATCATATCCCGAATCTGACTTTCTTTCTATTATTTTCTTTTCAAATTCCTTTAAATCTTCAGGTCCTAAAAAGATGCATCCTGATACCGACCGATAATTAGCCTCCGCATACTTCTCGCATTTATCATCATTAACAATCTTACCAATGTTAGATAACATCTTTTGCCTCCATTCATCACAAAACTCTACCTCTACGTTTATCCAATCGGTACCATAATTGTATTCATTTGGATGTCCGACCGATATTACCTTTATGTTATTCACACCATATTCATAAAGGCGTTCGCCCACCTTATTCGCCCATTCCTGTACAAAAGGAATAAACTTATTGCAATAAGAATCAAAATCAAAATCCGATTCTTCCTCATATTCCGGCATCTCTTCATAATCCTGTTCAAAGAAATAGCGAGGATCTGCTATTGTTTCATAGAAACTTACGTTAATGAAACAAAACTCATTGGTTGTCGTTTTTAATATCATAGCTTTTTGTATTTACGTACATTTTTCTTGCCATAGAATCTACACATGGCACGAATCTGACTATAAAATACTTTTGTCCTCCTGGCCTCAAAGTATTTAAACATTTCTTCATTCTTTGTTTCCCAAACGTAATCCGTTTGGGAACTCATATGATTTTTGCCCTTGCGTGAATAATGGTAATATGATACCACAACACGTTTCGCGCCATTCCTTACAGGTACGATATTCACATCTATGTTATTATCTGTCATATTATTATTGTTTTATGTTATTTAATGGTAATACTGATCCCATTTATGTGTCAGATGATAATTAAACATTATATTTGCCCTGTCTTGCGACCTCGGAAGGGCATTTCCGAGTTGGAAAGTGCGGGTGATTCCAACGATTGTAAAACCGGGGGTTCCGTACGTTTGTATCCAAGAATCCCGTTTGCTTTAGCGATGGGAGTATGTCAAGCATTATACAAATACAAAGAGCGCATACCTTCACGGGCCGGCGCTCCTTTCAATAAAAATGAAAAAACTAACATTAACATAAAAATACGTTTTCCACTTCTTATGTTTTAATCTCTTAATGGCATCCTTTCTTGAGTATGCCATTACTTTAGTACCATTAATATCAAATTCTTTTTCTGTTCTGACAATCTTTTCTCTTCTATATGTAGATTGCATTCCTTTTCCCCTTTTAGTATTTAGCACAAAGGCATCATCTCCGCACATTGCAGCTAATATCATAGGGAGCAACAGACCTCTGTATTTCATATTTTTCCTCCACAATTATTATATCTACCATATTCGTTTCTTCCATCATTCCGTATTTCAAAAATCATCTTCTTATGATCTTTGCCTGGTAACTTATCCTTAACAGCCGATATTACGCCCGCTATAGACGTGAATCCTGAATCTGTTATTGAACACAGTAACACACCTCTGTCTGCGCCGGTGTTTATCGCTGACGCCTTTATAATATCATTCTTGTATATTCTCATAACTCTTTTGTTTTATTGTTTGTGAGATGCCCAGAATCGAACCAGAACCGACACATACATACCGGCACGCCGCGTCATCCCCTCTATGATACAGCATATACCTTTTTCCATATGAATAATCGCTCTTCTTTTGTAAACATATCTCTCTTCATTTTTATGGTATTATTAGATTGTACGCAGACTTTTCCATGTACACAATATTATGCTCCTGTCCAAACATTTTCTTTGCCGCCTCTTTCTTTATCGCACAATATCTTCCTGTACGATACGGATTCTTTTGATCTGATCCATCCTCGACTTCGATAATAAAACAACCTCCATCATCTATTATCTTTTTGCAATTGTCACATACTTCGCCCGTGCATATATGATGCGGCGCCTGCCCCTTGATGTTATTCCCTAATAAAGCAATCCCCATCTCTTCGCCACATATCATGCAGACTTCTATAGACGGATTCAATCCGTGTTCTGGATGCAATTTAATGCCATCTTTCATTTTCTTTCCTCCTTTGTTTTTAATGTTGTGTGAGATCGCCGGAATCGAACCGACCTACCGCACCATGAATCCCATAAAGCAAGTGCTCCGATCTTCGCAGACGGGAGCACTCTGTTTAAAGCATAAGAAAATTAATGAAGAAATTTTTCTCACTTACGCCATAGCATCTAAAATAGCTATCAGCACTATTTCTATGACAAACATAATAGAAAATATCTTAAATGCCTTTTTCATATCGCTATCTCCTTCTTCTTTATGTTTATAGTTCTTCTATACAGGATCTCTCCGGTCGTAATATCCTGTGCACTTACACTAATACGAACACAGTCCTTTAACCAACTCGGTCTGTATTTAAGCAATTCTTTAGCACTCGTTCTTAATATCATCTCTTTGGCATCTGATACCGGCATAGACCTGTTGCTTATTAGCCTACTACTTTCCGAACCTGTAGAAGATACCCAATTTATCCAAATATAATGTATTGTCCTTTCCATCTTTTTTCTTTTTACGTTCCACAATAAACTGTCCTGGCTCTGCTCCGACCTACGTTCCACCTACAACCGCAGGCCTTAGCCCAAGGCGCCGCCTACTCCCCCTCTATGGCAGCCTGTTCGTACCTACAACACCAGTCTCCATCTATACAACTATTACTACGCGATAACAAACATTTATCCTTATAACAATCATAAAAAATACACCTATCACAACTGTAATCCTTAACTTCTGCACAGCTAACTACCTTAGCATATACTATACCATCACTACCTTCTATTCCTTTCACTCCAAAAATAGAACCTTCTCCCTCCTTACTCAAATCTAAGTCAGGCGCAAAGTCATATACGTTCATGTTGTTTATGTTTTAATTGTTATACATTCCGATTAAAAAAAATACTCACATAATGCAGTCCTTAACTCTTACCTACAGAATACTGTTTTAAAAACGCTGTAAGTCTTAATTTTGTTGGAAAATCCTACATTATGCTGTTTTAAAGCTCTGATCTATTTTAAAGCTCTGATCTATTGAATTTTGTTGGCTGTTTTAAAACGTTGATCTATTGAATTTTGTTGGA